TGAGTTTCCGCGCAATCGAAGAGCGCAGATTCGATTTCTGTTAGATCCAGAGAATAACATCCGTTTTAGTTTGTCCTATTTGAAGGACTGCCGGAGACAAGTTGAGAAGCGGAGGCTGCCTTGGCTGGCGACCGATATGCTGGCAATCGCCGCGTACAATGGGAATCCGAACTTTAGGTCGAGGCATCTCACGAGAGTACGACGGATTTTGAAAGGCGAGATTCAATGAAAGAAGCTGATTTTGTCAGAATGTTGAAGAAGAATCTCCGCGGTTGCTTTCACCGTAATCATGGAGGACCTTATGGGACTGCCGGACTGCCGGATCTAGAGGGGTGCTACCTGTCGCGGGCATATCTCATCGAAGCGAAAATAGGGCATTTGGGTCGAAACGATCGAGTCGTACTGAAGAATAAGCTGACCGAGACTCAAAAACATTGGCTCCGAGAGTATTACAACAACGGAGCAATATCTCTGTTGGCGGTTTATTTGGAAGACGCAAAAAAGACTATCTTTTTCTCCTGGAGAGAACCCTGGTGGTTACACGTTGATAGTGCACTCACGGAGATAGATTTTCTGGAACCGAAATTCGTGACTTCTAAAGTTTGGACTAGATCTGACGAATACACTGTAAACTTGATAAATGCACTGAGCGGAGGAAAAGATAATGATGACAGGTGATATGCTTGCCAGCATAACAGAATCGGCGAATGGCGCTTTTGTGATGAAAAATTGTCCCTTCAAAGAGGGTCATAAGGCGAAATGGTTCTATGAGACTACTTTCTGGGGTAGGCATTTTCTATTTGTGATTTGTTGGACTTGTCGCCACATGAAAACATATTGGAGATAAGACTGATGAAAGCTCTGATCATTTCAGATTGTGAGAAGTTGAGAAAGCAATTGCGGAAGGATGCCGAGTCGTTTAACCTGGAGATCACCGAGGCGGATAACCTGGCGGATGCACTCGAAGAAGTAAATAAAGGAGAACACGAAATCATTCTCAGCGATGTTCTTCGCCCCGGTTCACCCAAGCTCCTTCAGGCGGCGCTGAAAGCGAATTCCGAGGTAAGATTCACTACGGTCACTGGTAAGATGAACGTTTGGTGGCTGATCAAGACCCTGGCTCAGGGTGCATTCGATTACATCGATCTCCAAGCTCCGTTCAACGTCCGGGATGTGATCCGCAAAGCGATTGGCTCGGCGATAGACGATCTTAATTCTGGAGGGACTTCTGATGAGCAAGCCGACCGAAGAGCCTACCGATGAACTGACTGAAGAACTGATTTTTGAGTACGTCGAAGCCCGAAAGCGAGTCGCCACAGCCGAGGAAGCGCTGAAAAAACAGAAGCGGGAATTGGAATACTTCGAGGAAGTGATCTGGCTGCTCGGTGAGAAGACAATCCGAACTCAGCACGGGACCGTCAGCGTGGGTTCGGCGACCTATGCCTCAGTCGCAAAGAAAAACTTTCAGAAGGTGGATAGATTTCTTCAGCGACACTTTGGAAAGTCGCTTTCCGAGTTTCTGGTTCCTGATCTAACTTCGACGACTCAAAAGAGGCTTGCCAAGTTGTTGGAACCGTTTGTTAATGTCCCCGATACCATCAGAATTTACGAAAGACCGACATTTCGATTGAGAGACAATTCTCATAATTCAAAAACCTAAATCGGAAAGGAGGCGAATAAGCGAAGAACCGATCTTCTATGGGAAGTCAATTTCTCATCTCAAACCCCAATGGAGGCGTACCGATGTCGAAAGACGTAGCTGAGAAGGGACAAAAACCGGAAGACTCGAAAGCTGAAGCTCCCGAAGGAACGGGCAAGCTTGCCTTCGAGCTTATGCCGGTAAAAGAGGGCACCGATTCTGATCTGGTAATCTCTGATCTCATGATCAGCGAGGAGTTGAGGAAGGAACTCTTGGAGCTACCCGAGGACGAGCGCCTGGAAGTACTCAGGGAGCTTGCCGAAGATCTCCAGGCGAATCTTGAAGGCGAAGAGCCGGAGTTCCCTCAGATCAAGATTCTTCACTCGGCGGCGATGTTCGAAACACCGAATGGGGAGAAGCTGGAGAGCGTGCAGGGCATTACGATCGAGATCCTCCCGGCGAGGGCTTGGTGGGAACCGAAGGAGGACACCGAGCGAGTTCCCCCGGAATGCGCTTCGCGCGATTGGATTCGACCGGATCCTGAATCGCCGAAGCCCCAGGCCGAGACGTGTGCAAAGTGCCAGTGGAACGTGTGGGGTTCGGCTGTCGATCCTCAAGGACAGCCGACCAGAGGGAAGGCCTGCAGGATGCGGAAGCGTATCTTCCTGCAGCAGATAGATCACGAGATCCCCTACGTGCTTTCCGTTCCGCCGAAGTCTTTGAAGGCTCTGCGACAGTACCTCGTGGCACTTTCGGACCAGGGTATCCAGAAGAATAGGTGCGAGACGAAATTCACGCTGGACCTGCAGGAAGATGGGGTTCAGGAATTCTCGGTCCTCGTGTTCGAAAAGCTCAGAGAGCTTTCCCTGGCTGAGTATCGCGGTGCCAGAAAGAAGAGGGACAGCTATCTCGGCAGCATGAGAGCGGTACCGATCGGGGTTGATGAATTCGTACTCGAAGAGGAGGCCGTTGAAGAGGAGACCAGTTCGGAGGAATCGGCTCCTGAATCGGGCACCGGCACCGGCGCTGACAGAGAGGGCAAACAGGGTAAGGATGATTTACCTTTCTGATCGGGAAGGAGCAAGCTGATGGCTTTAGCAGATTGGCTGAAGTACTTTCCCGAACTGAAGGAGAAGAAGAAATCGAAGGACATCCTTGTCCATTGTCCATTCCACGATGATTCTACTGCTTCGCTTTCTCTCGATCTTGATCGTAATCTGGCTCATTGTTTTGGTTGCGGTTGGGGTGGGACCTTCGAACGATTTGAGTCAGACGTTGAAGGTTTCGACGTAGCGTCTCTGATCGAGGAACGAAAGGCGAAGGCAGAAGAAGAGAGGGAGGAAGGGGAGGAGAAAAAAGTAGCTCCCTTCCTTCCTCTCGCCGATGTGGAGAAGTACCACGAAAATCTCCTTCTGTCCGAGAGACATCTCCTACTTCTCAAGGAAAAGAGACTGCTCGACAGTTCCACCATCGAGCGGTTTCAACTTGGTTTGGAAGGGAATCGGATTATTATTCCGGTCCCCGATGCAGAGGATAGAATCTTAAATTTTCGGAAGTACTCCTTCAGTTCGAAACCAAAGTGTATTTCAGTTGATGGTCACGGGCGGGCTCGAATTTTTCCTATCGAGAATCTGAATCAGGAGCATATTCTTTTTCTCGCAGGCGAAATGGACTGTCTGCTCGGAAACCAACTCGGATATTACGCAGTAACATTGACCACCGGAGAGGGGACAAAAATACCGGGCGAATATCTGCCGATGCTGCGGGGGAAGATTATCTCGATCTGCTACGATCTGGACAAAGCTGGAATTGATGGTGCTGCAAAACTGAAGGCATCGCTACTGCTCTTTGCAAAGGAAGTTCGGATCATAGAACTTCCCGAAGATCTTGGAAAGGGCGGGGATTTTACGGATTTCTTTCTTCAAGGACATCCCAAAGAACAGTTCGATGCGCTCTTAAAAGAAGTGATTGAAGAAATTAAAATTGAAGATTTGAGTCTAAGCAGGTACTGGAACAGAAAAGTCTCAGTAACCGCAAAGATTTCCGGCAAAAATATGGTTCCGTTTCTCGTTCCAAAGAAGATCCGCATGAGTTGTAAACGGAGCGAAGGAACAAAATTGGCATGTGCACTTTGCAACCTCGGCGCCGGCGATTTCGATCTGGAACTCTATCCATCCAATCCAGTCTATCTCCAAATGATCGAAAATCCTAAAAAAACCGTTGAAGCAATTATCAGGAGCCAAGTAGTTCATCCCAAAAAATGTTTCGTTCAGGTAGAGTATTTAGAATATCAGAACGTTGAATCACTGAGACTCTTACCGGCGGACCTCTTCTCCACTTCAGGAGAGTACATCACCCATCAAGTTTATTACGTTGGTTCTGGAGTACGATCGAATACCATTTGCCGTCTTCAGGGGATCGTTGTTCCGGAGCCGAAACTTCAGTACGCAACCCTTCTGATTGAGAAAGCTGAACAAGAAGCTGGCGTCCTGAATTTGTTTCACCGAAGCAAACCGTTGGAGATTTTCCGATCCGATGATGTTTCCGGTAAGCTAATGGAGATCTACCGAGACTTCGAGTCCAATGTAACATTGATCTTTGGGCGCTCGGAGATTATGCAGGTTCTGGATTTTGTCTTTTTTTCTCCAATTACCTTCCGGTTCGCCGGGAGATTTGTCCCGAAGGGCTGGGTCGAGGCACTGATTATCGGCGATTCTCGACAGGGGAAATCCGAGACAGCGAGAGCGATGGTTCGGCACTATGGGATCGGATGCTATTGTGGCTCGGAATCGGCAACGATTGCAGGTCTAAAGGGCGGCGTTGCTCAGATCGGAAGGCAGTGGCAATTACAATGGGGCATTATTCCTCTTAACCACAAAGGGATTGTGTTGATCGATGATTTTCAAAAGATGGACAGGCATGTACTTCCGGCATTGTCCCGAATTCGCTCGGAGGGTGTTGCGGAGATCATAAAGATCGAAAGTCAATCGACGTTGGCTCAAACTCGATTGGTATGGATTTCAAATCCTATGGGCGATCGGACTCTTTCTTCGTATTCTTTTGGAATCGAAGCTGTGTTGGATCTGGTGGAGCAGCCAAGCGACATCGCCCGTTTCGATCTGGTTGTCTTCGCCCAAGAGGGTGAAGTGGATATGACACAGATCCCGATGTACCTCCGGGAAAAGCAAGAGCATGTTTATACATCCGATCTTTGCAGGGAATTGTTGTTGTGGGCCTGGACACGTTCGCCCGAACAGATCGTCTTCGACCCCGAGGCCGAAAAACTGATCTATATGGTCTCCACCGAGATTCTTGAAAAATATCGTTCACCGATCGCAATTGTCAAATCCGGCGAGCAGCACATCGTCATTGCAAAATTAGCTGTCGCTGTCGCGGCACGGCTGTTTTCTACTGATGAGAGTGAAGAGAAAATCATTGTTCAGCCGAGGCATGTTCAATATGTCCGGGAGTTTTTGTATGATATTTGGGATTCATCGTCTTGCTTATACAATGAATATGCGATGTTGAAAAGACAGGAAAATAAAATCGAAGACCCGGAAGAGATTCAAGAAGCCGTTGGTGAATCACACCGGCAGAATTTAGCCAATGATCTCTTGAGATACCCCCAATTCTTACTTTCCGACTTCGAGGATCTACTTGCTTCGGACCGAAGCACGGCAAAACTTTTCGTATCCAAACTCATTCGAAATCGTGCGCTCGTTAGAAAGCGAGGCTATTATGAAAAAACTCCCGCGTTCATCCAGTTGCTCCGAGAATTGCGACAAGCAACCGGAGATGAACCGCCGTTTTAATGCCTCCTGCCGTTTATTCTCGGAACAGATGAAATGGTTCTCTGAAAGCATTGAGCGTGCTTAGCTTGCTTTTATCGAGTTTGCCAATTCAGAAGAGATGGATTTGCTTCGCAAACATCATTTTTCGATGAAAACCCCTTTCCAAAAGGAGGAATGGACAATGGGAGAGCACACAGAGGAATATTCGACCGCTGAAGATCGGGAGGATCGGAAGACGAGGATCGTGACTGTCGAGGACGTGATGACAGCCAGCCAGGAGGAACTGTTGGAAGCCGCATGCCGGTACTACGACACGCTTTCCGGCACGGATAATCTTGTCGCAGGGATCCGACTCGGATTCAAGATCGCCGATCCCGATGAAGGATGGAAACAGGTCGCTTCGGCCTGGCTCGCAGATCTTCGAAGAGATTCCCTTGACAATCTGAGAAAAAAAGTTGCGGATTTAGTTCGCAAACCGGGGGAAGTCTCATGAGAGTGGCAATCATCAGCGATACGCATTTCAGCAATCGGACAAGCGACATCCACCGAACAATCTTTCAGGATTTGATGTTGCATATTGCCGGCCTTCCGGTAGATTTTTTAGTCTTCCTTGGAGATTTTTTGGATTCGCAGAGTTGCTCACCGGAACTGTTTCGGTTCCTGATCGAGAGTTTAGAACCTATCCGGCGAGACTCGGTCCCAATCTACTTTATCCTGGGCGACCATGAGATGTCGAATCCCTTTCGTGCGACGCCGCTGATTTATTTCTCCGAGCTTCGGGGCTGCAAGGTTATCGAATCCGTCACCGGGATAGATTTGTATCACGAGTCCTGTATGTTCTTGCCTTCGACCGTGAAGGATTTGAAAGCCCTGAGCTCGGACCATAATGCAGTCTTCTATCACGGCTTCTTGCGGAACGTCAAAGTTTCAAGCGATTATCGGATGTATCGACCTTCGGATTTCTCGATTGGAAATTTCCTGGAGTCCGGCGCAAAGTATTACTTCTTCGGAGGAATCCATCGTCGAGTATTTTTCGATCCTCGAAAGGGCTATCCAGAAGTCGTCTTCGCGGGGTACACCGGCGCTCTCTTCCAAAGGACGTTTGGCGATGAGGGGAATCCTGCAGGTTATCTTCTTTGGGATTCTGAAAAGGGAGTCCAGACGGTTGACATCATTGCACCAAGGTTCAAAACCGTTCGTTTCCCGGGACGACTTCTTGAAGTTGCCGAGGCCCTTAAAGAGCTTGAGCTTCCGGCCGGACAATGGAATCTGAGAATTATCCTGGATTCGCATTTCGGGTCCGAGGATACGCAGATTCTTCGGAGGATGGCAAAGGAAAAAGAGCTTCTTTCTTTGCATTTCGAGACGAAACAGAAAAAGAGATCTGTTAAAAGGGGATCTGATCAGATCACTCTCGAAGATTCTCCGATTGCGATTTTGGGAGAGTGGCTCAAAATCAAAGGCGTTAAACCCGAAAAGCAAAAGATCGTTTTGACACGAGCCGGAGATCTTCGGAAAAATACCATCGGGAAGGGGAAAGAGAGATGATTCAAATCGTTCTGCATAAGCTGAATCTTGTCCTGCTGACCTGGGTAAGAGGAAGGATAAAATGCCCTTCAGAAGTTAGGCTTATTGGTTCCTCGAAAGAATTCGTTTGGGTGCTTCCAGATCTCGATAGAATTTTCTATGGAAAGGTTAATAACTGCCGAGAGCATATCATCAAAATCGCCCATTATGAGATTCCGGCTATCTCTTTCGAGGATGCTAATGCTGAAGTTGCCACATCGAAAATTCAGTAAGAAGTGATTCGTTTGGCACCATGGAGAAGAGATTTCTCTCTGCCTCATGGTCGTACTTCATTCAACGAATTGTCGGAGGTAGCTTGTAGAGAAATGCTTGGGCAATTTGCCGATGTTGGGGAAATCTGGATTTCCGATCCTTTTTGCACTTATCGAGAGGTCCTTGTTCCTCAAAGATGGCGATGGTCTTATCGAAAAATCTTAAACTACATCTGGACGAAATTTCTCAGACGGACCATCGATTGGAAAAAATTTCCGCACGAGATTCGTGACCGATGGGATTTCACAATCAGGGTTGGTAGAGAGGGATCGGGAAGGTGAATCAATTCTTTCAAACTAATTTGGGTCGACTTTACTGCGACGATTGCTTATCGATAATGACTGAAATGGCAACCGGATTGGTTGATCTAACTGTCACATCGCCTCCGTATGGGAAGCTCAGAGAATATCATGGTTATTCCTTCAACTTCGGGAAAATTGTAAAAGAACTCTATAGGATCACCGCTCCCGGAGGCGTCGTCGTATGGGTCGTGGGTGACGAGATTATCGATGGATCGGAATCTGGAGTAAGCTTTCGGCAGGCTCTTTACTTTATGGATCTCGGTTTCAAATTACACGACACAATGATTTACCAGAAGAATGGGCCGACTCACCCTGAGTTTATTCGGTATCATCAGGTTTTTGAGTTTATGTTCATCTTCAGCAGGGGGAAGCCAAAGACTGTAAATCTTCTGATGGATCGGCCGAACAAATGGCCGGGATCCTGGGGGCGAACTTCCTTTCGGAACAGGGATGGGACACTCGACAAAAGAGATAACAAAGTTCCGTACAAGAAATTCGGCATCCGATTTAACATCTGGCAGATCAATTCAGGGTACGGTTTTACGACCAAAGATGAGATTGCATACGAACACCCGGCGATTTTCCCTGAAGCCCTTGCCCGCGATCATATCCGAAGCTGGTCGAATCCGGGTGATTTGGTCTTTGATCCGATGGTAGGTTCCGGTACGACCGCTTTAGAGGCCGAGAAGTTGAAGCGGCGGTGGATTGCTTGTGATGTCAGCAAAGTGTACTGTAAGATTGCCACTCACAGGATCAAAAAAGTCTGGGGTCGGCTTGCTCTGGATTTGAAGGTAGCAATTTAATAAAAGAGAAGACTATGAGAAGGAATTTGATGGAAAACCCAACGAGGATCGTCTCAGTCTTCACCTATGAGGTGGAGTATGAAGTTGTGAACCCCAAACTTCCAACGATGGTCACGGCCACTGCTCATATCTGTGGCGGATATGAGTTCATTGTCCGATCTCATCCTTATGGGTTTGGGATGTTTACGGCGGATGGTTGGACTTTTGGGTTTGGCGGCAAGGGTTATTGGCTCAATACCACTGTCCTGGAGGATGCGATTGCTGAAGCTGAGCGACGTCTCCTCCTCTGGGCCAAACAGGGTCAAGCGTGGTATCAGGCTGTTATTGGTGAGTATCCTGAAGAGCAGGCAGAATGAGAAAACATCGTTTTAGATTGATGCGGACCGAATTGTGTCCGACACGAGATGGGAATTGGAAGGATGCGGGCTTGTATAAGTGCGAACACTGTGAGACTACGCGACACCTCCATCCCTGGGAATTAAGGGAGATCGAGATTGCCCTTGCCAAATGTTCATCCTCCCCAATCAAGGCAGGTTGGTGGGAGCTTGCGAAAGGTAAAATTGATTGTGCTTACGATGCCAAAGATCAGAAGTAAGAGAACATCGACCACCGAATGGGAAACCCCGCAAGATTTCTTTGAGACTCTGGATCGGGAATTCCATTTCACTTTGGATGTCTGTGCCACCCCAGAGAATACGAAATGCCAGAGGTTCTTTACCAAGAAAGAAGATGGCTTGAGACGGGATTGGTCAGAGGAAATTATTTGGCTGAATCCGCCGTATGACAAAGATATAGTCAAATGGATGGCGAAAGCTTATCTAACGACTCGGAAGGGTGGACTCGTCGTAGCCCTGATCTCCGGTAAATCAACCGATACTGTGATGTGGCATAATTGCGTTATGAGATCCGATGAAATCAGATTTGTGAAGAACAGATTACACTTCAGTTCGAATGGAATGTCCAGACGAGCTAATTTGTCGAGCATCGTGGTCATCTTCCGGCCGTTTTGTGAGGGCCCTCCTCGGACCTGCTCTATCTCCACTTCGGGTCAAATCCTCGATTACAAATGGGAAAGGAAAAGTTTATGGAAAACGTAAAGGAAGTCCCCATATATAAAGCGGGCTCGATCGGAAATCAGATAATTCCAGACGTTTCCATTCTGATCGCTGGTGAACTTCCCGATTTCAAGGAGTTAAAAGAACACGCGGAGTTATATGACCGTGATGCTGAGAAAATCGTAGAGGCTTTGCGATCTCTACCAGGTGGGACTTGGAATAGAGTACTCGTCAAGATGTTAGAGAGGCAACTTTCTTATCTTCGCATATCACTTTTTCCTCTGCCTCCCGAGGCGAAGACTATCCCAATCTGTTATGGTCAGGACAAATCCGTGGTCCATACGAGTCCAGAGTACGGACATTATGCAGATGAAGGCGTTGGAGAAGAAGGTAATGAATAAAATCATCTTTCCGTTCGGAACTGAAGACGGCCAAGTTGCATCGACTACAACAGAATCCATAGAATCAGATCCTCCCCTTCCCATCGAACAATTGAGGGAGATTTTCGCTGAATTTGCTATTGACCATAAGACAACGTACTTCATCGTAAAAGTATCGGGGGAGGGTGTAGATGTCATGCCGATTTCTCAACTCGCGGGCGATCAGCTTTGGAGATCGATGAAGTCGCTCTGGAAGATGGTTAAGTCGGTGTCATCCGATGAATAGAAAGGATCTGTGATGAGTCATACAGAATGGTGGGCTTTAGCTTTAGCACTCATCTTAATCGTACTCTCGATCCTCGTTTTTCTGCTCCTCGGGAAAAAGAAGTGGATCAGTACAAATAGACGATTGCCGCATCCTGGTTCGGGGGTTTTCATGTACATTGAGAAGTTTAGTGGCGTAGGTAAATTCAGAGCGGGAAAGTTTGTGAACGATGACGAATGGCTATTCGATGCTGGAATCCTGCGTAATAACGAGATTTCTCACTGGCAACTTTTGCCGGAGCGACCGAACAATAATTGAGGAGATGGGGGCGATGGAATACAACCATGCGGAAGCATTTTGTCTGATGAGGTACAAATGCGGGAGGTACGGATGCGAGGAGACTCTCTGGAACGCCCGGGATGGGGTAACACCGTTTATGATTCCCTGCTCGAAGTGCGGTGGAGATATGCAACATGTCCATTGGCATTACGATAAGGTGACGCCCGATTATCTGCCAAAGAGGGGAATGAGAGTCTTCGTTGACAGTACTCCGCAAATCAATGATGTCTTCGCCCGGGCTAAAGTGCGCGAAGGATGGAACCGGGAACAGTATCCGATGAAAGATGCCTTCCCGACAGCGATGGACGCTGTTAGGGAGATTCAAGAATTTTGTGAAGGTCAGCCTTTCATAATGACTGTCTGAGCATTCGAGTTAAACATTCACCGAAGGACAACATAGTAGGAGGAAAGATTGATGAAATCTACTCCAATCGATAGCGGCATTCCTGTATTGAAAATTGTCGGGTCGACACTCCCGGAGGTGTGGGAGCGGTCGGTGATCGCATGTTGGGAGGAAGGTGCGGCCATTCGGACAGAATACGATAAGGAAGGAGATCCACCGAGCCGGGACTGCACGATGATTATGGTGGTGAGGGAGCCCCGGAAGGAACCTCGAATCCATCGAGCATTCCCAGGGGGATTGGAAGATCTGGAAACCTACCGGCAGGAGGTGGTCTATGGCGTACACGACCACTGGGTCAGTCGTACTGAAGGTGGCTGGTCTCATACTTACCACGGGCGCTTGGCGAAGTATGACCTCCCACTGCACAAAGAGAGCGAGTGCGGCGTTCTCCTTCGTCCACGGACGATCAATCAACTTGACCTGGTGGTTGAGAAGCTTATAGAAGCTCCATATACCAGACGGGCTCAAGTTGTCACATGGAAAGTCTGGTGCGACCCTCAGGATGAGTTCGCCCCGTGTCTCCAGAGGATCTGGTTCAGGATCGTGGGCGATGAGCTTATTTGTAACGTACATATCCGCAGCAATGATGCGTACAAGGCGGCTTTTATGAATCTATTCGCCTTCACCGATCTTCAGCGTGTCATAGCAGAGCGTGTGAGCGCAGGGCTTGAACGAGTGATCAGACCCGGGCAACTCGTCTGGATCGCAGACAGCTATCACATTTACGGCTCTTACTTCGGAGACTTCGAGGGCTTCCTGAAGTCCTTGACAGAGCGGAGCTTCGATGAGCGGACGTGGACTTCCAAGTTTGCCGAACCGTTCTTTGAGGATGCACGAGAACGATTGAGGAAGGAGAAAGAGCAAGAGCAAGAGCAAGAGCAAGAGGAAAAAAGCCGGTTGGCAGTCGGAAAAGAGTGGCCCTATCTGGAATCGGATAAATGAGGAGACCACGATGAATCTAGAAGAGGTCAGACGGAAGTTGGTTGGAAGAATGGTTGTTCGCGTCGAGGCGAAAGAGTGGGATGAGAAACGGGAATGGCTAAGCTCGCCAGGCTCTGTAAGAATCTAGCTGGACGACGAAACCAGATTGAGTTCTTTAGGAGAACCGATGGGAGTTTGGTTTGGAGGCAGATGGGATCCGACCGAGAGAATCAAACCCGGCAACCTTTGATCGGAAACTGGGAGGGAAAGTGGCATGCATTGTGAAACCTGTCTCAACCATTATTTGGATTGCGCGTGCTATAAGGGCAAGGCAAAGCTACGGCAAGGTATAGCACTCGTAGAGAAGGAAATCGAAGCCATAGAGATCCTCCTGAGCGGCTATCGAGAATTCAAGTTATGGACGAGGAAGTCGATTGGTGGACGCCCCTACGAACTCGAATTAACGAAGGTGGGTGTGGAAATCGCGGACAATGGATTCCATATGGAGATAAAGGTGGAGTTCAGTGTCCCGAAGCGAACCGAAATCCGACAGATAGGTGTACAGATCCGGAAGAAGATGTTCTGGAAGAGGCTTTCGCCCTGGATCTCAGTGGATCCTGGGGATACCGTCACTATAACCTGGACATTAGGTTTCTAAGCAAAGGAAAGAATCAAATGCTCTGGAATCGGAGCGCCGGTTTTCTTATACTCAGCCTCACCGACGCGGACTTTCAGTTCAGCAATTGGAAGGGCTTCATCGCCGACTTAAAGTTTCAGATTTCATCTTCAGAGCGTGATTACGATCCCGAAGATCGGCAATGGTACATCGAGGCATCGGAGTACAACATCAGCATCGTTCGCCAATTGGCCGATAAGTATTTTCCATCAGGAGATTGAAGGAATGGGTATTCCAACCGAAGAAGGAAAGAAACGGTATCCGTATCCGCCAGTGGGAATCTATAAAGACTCTTTTCTCGATCCTTCTGAGAGCGAATTCTGGGAAGCTTGTACCTGTAAACCGGAATGCCCGAAACCGTGCAAGGGTGAATGTGGGTGCAGAGCATGTCATTGTAGTTGGGGAGATTTTTTAAGCGAAGAGTAGTGAAAGGGGGCAACTATGTCGGACAATCTTTTTCGAGAGGGCACTGAAGAAAGGAAAAAGCAGAAGTGGTTCGAAGAACTCCACCGCATAGCGAGTCGGAACGTTCCCCAAATGCTTCTTAGGGCATTTGAGGCTTCTCGTCAGACCGGAACAACGACTATGCTGGCGTGGCTGGCTCAACGAGAGCGCGTATCTGTGATCGTGGCGAATGAACGGCAACTCGAAAGTTTCGAAAGGTGTATGAAACCAGGGGGGCATCCTGGGACTATAATTACAACGATCGCGCAATCGCCAATGAGACTGCGCGGTCTTCACTAACCGCTGGTTGTCGATAACGGTGCGATGATGGAGATCTTAGCGGATGCCGCGTACTGTATACGGGCAATTCCCGAGCTTCTGTCAATGATTCGGAGTCGGAGAACGGATCATACCGAGTAGGGTTTGGAGATTGCAAACAAACCGGATGGAAGGGGAAGACACGAGAGGTCCCGTGGAAATGCCCAAATGGATTTTAAGCCCCTCAAATAGGACGGGTGGTGGGTTGACACCTAAAATGGCTTTCAAGGGCAGGATGGTGGCAATGCGGCTTGACTTGACCCCTCCAAGCTTCCTTTTTACCCCCAAAACAAGGAAAAATTGGTATGCTAAAGATCAGTCTTCAAATAACCAATGAAGGAGTTGCGGTACACGGTTCAGAGCGCAACGAGAAGTTAATTTGTCAGCATCCTTCCTCTCAACGGTGGCAACATAGCGGAGGTATATGGACGTGTTGTGCTTGTGGCCAATCTTTCTGGGGCAGCAAAGAGAACACACCCGAAGTAGATATTTATGGAAGAGCCAGTTGAGAAAAGTTGACTTTCCACGAAAGGAAAACCAAGATGTCAAGGATTTGGTTTCATTCAATTGACAAGAGCGGTGTAACTGGCCTCCTCAAAAGAGCCGGAGTAAGAGGCTCGGAGCGAGCGTATTTTGGCAACCTTTTCTGTGCGGATGTAACTTGGGCAGTTTTCCGGCTTCTCGCAGATGAAAGCACAGGAAGACAATCTATTCTTCGCAATATCTTCCCGGAAGATCATTACGCTTTAAGAAGAGATTGCTTCGCTGAAGATGCCGCTTTGTATTTCCGGTTGGCAGAAGGTACGGTGATGTTCGGAGAAAAGAAAGTCAATTTGTTCACTCTGCAACTGAATACCACATATTATTTGGGTTCCGATCCAGTTCGACTCGGTGTCCGGCTACACGCTCAGAGTGAAATACATGCCTACGTTGAGGGGCCTAATCGAAGATGGCTCGCTGACATCATCAGACAAGGCAGAGCATTTGAATTCTTTCATGGCGATGCGGGTTGGGAATCGGTGATCAAATTGTTGAAGGAAGATGATTCGTCTCCGGTTGTCACCAGTTACAGCGTTTGCAATTCATTTCCAAACGAAGAGGTCGCAGGCTTTGTTCCCGTTCTTAGCGATCCCCAGTGGGTCGATGGGGAAAAGAATTGGGATGCTTGGGACACAATGCCTGCACAAGAACAATGGGATATGGGAATTGCCGGACTTAGGAGATCAGGCGGTGGATTAGAGATGAAGCCTGAGAACTGGGACGATTACTACTTTGGCGATGGAATGGATGCGAATCAGTTTGTGGTTGAGTTGCGTAAACTTTATCCTGACTCATGAGAGGTTGACTATGTTTGAATTCCCCATTATAGAGAATGCTACGGAAGAACAAAGGGCGGAGATAGAGGCACTATCGAAGTCGTGGAGGGCGGTCGATAAGGAAATGGAGATATATCTTTCAACGGCAAAGATGAAAAAACCTTGGGGGCGACGGAAGAGAGCGGCGAGGGAGAATGCAATCGTTTTGGCGAGAACAGCAGTAATGTTGGCGATGAAAAGAGCGGATGATATCTATCTATCGCTGGGAAATGAAGGAGACTTAAATTGCGTATCGAGAATATCAAGCTTCTAAAGATAGCAAATCACGCGGAGACCGAGTTCAACTTCCCGGATGTCCCGATCTTAACTTTTGTCGGTGATTCGGGAAGTGGAAAAACCTCGTTGATCGAAGCGGTTCCTCTTGCGATCTACGGCATAAGTCCTTCCAGGGATGCGAATGTCTATCAATCGGCATCTCGATCTTGGAGGGGAAAGTGTTCAATTGAGGCGGTGGTCGCTGAGAATGGAGAGGGTGGACGAAGACTAAAGATCGCCCGAACTTGGATGCAGGGTGAGAACGTCACCGGATCCGAACATCGAGTCTTTATCTCTGAAGATCGGGAAGGGGAATGGGTTCAGATTAGCTCCGGGAAGATTTCCGATGCGAAGAAGATTCTGGATCCGCTTTTCCCGCCTTACGAGGTCTTCCTGGTCACTAACTTTGCCGCTCAGACAGGAGCGTCTCTGCTCACGGCCAGTCAAGAAGAGCGGAGAGAGATCCTCGGAACGTTGCTTTCACCGCTGCTCTTTGCCGAATTCGACTCACTCCACGAGGCCTCGAAATCAGAGCGTCAGATGGAAGAAGATCGAAACCGAAAGGTGAAGCAAAGACTTTCTTTCGTCCAAGATCGCTTCGTAGAGATCTCGGGGAAACAGGCTGTCCCGATTCTCGATATCCGGAAGGACATCGCACGACAAGATCTGGTTCTCGCCGAGTCGAACGCCGAACTTGCGAGAATTTCGAAGGAGGGTAGCGACCTGAAGGTGGCATTCGTCGAAGTTCAATTTCAGCTTGAGACGCTGACTCGATTGAGTAAAGAACAGGAAACCGAGCAGAAACGTCTCGATCAAGTCACGAAAGAAATCGAAGCTTACGTCGAGGAGACCTTCGATCCGCACCAATTGCAGTTGTTAAGGACCGAGAAGAGAGAGAAAGCCGATCTTCAAAAGGAGCTTCAGGAGCTTCAAAATAAACGCATCGAGGCGGAACAGAATTTGCGAAGGATCGAGTCAAGACGTATTGAGAAGTTTGGGATATTCCAAAATCTTCGGAAGGCCATTTCGACCCTGGACGACGTTCCCTGCGACGAGGACCTCCAGAAGATCTGTCCATTCGTGAAAGACGCTGCCGAAGCCAAACGGGCGCTGCCCGATTTGGCGAAGGCGCTGGACGGGATCGACGGAGAAATGGATGCGGCAGGAGAAATTGTCCGGGCCCGTGAAGGAGCGGTTTCGATTACATTGGGAAAGCTTGAGCGATTCGCTGATCTCGAAGACAAAGAACGTGAACTATTAGAATTGAAGCAGTCCATTGAGCTTCGGAAAACAACTCACGAATCGTTATTGCGAGAACAAAAACAACTGGCCGATCGCATTGTGAAATTGAAGGAAGATTCGGCAGAGATCCAGATCGATCCAAAGGCGAGAGAGTTCCCGGAGTTGTTAGATCAACTCCGAAAACGGTGGTCGGAAGCTAAAGAAACGAACTCGGTTTTGAAAGGAAAGCTTCAGAACACTCGGCGAAGCCTGACTATCGCCGAGCAAAATGTCGAAGAGATCCACCAAATTAAGGGGCAGGTCGAAGAGATCGGAAAAGAGATTTTAATCTCTGACGCCGAGATGGAAATCTGGGGCATTCTTGAAGAAGGCTTTTCCCGAAGAGGGGCCCAGGCGCTGTTACTTAAGAATGAGCTCGATCTTTTTGAACATATCATTCAGGAATACCTCGATATTGTTTTCGCCAATACTGGGAAAGACATCAAACTTTCGTTCGTGATGGAAAAACTGCTGAAGACAAAAAAGGACGAGATCCGAGAGAGCTTAGGAATCCAATGCGAGATCAACGGGGTGGAGCTTGATGTGAATGAGTTGAGCGGAGGTGAAACTCAGGGCGTATCGATTGCCCAACGAGCGGGTTTGCTTTACTACAATCAGATGAAAAATGAAGGCAATCTCGGGTTTTGTTTTTGGGATGAGCCAACGAGCAAGACGGACCGCAGGATTTCATTGAACGTTTCGGGAGTCCTTGATAAGCTACGGGAAGTGTACCCACAGATCATAGTTGCGACTTACGACCCCGAGCTTCTTAGAACTTCGGAAATCTTCGAGGTCAAAGAAGAAGACGGGGTTGCCGCGATTGGAAAGCTTTAGAGAGGAAGGAATGGAACAAGATGACGTGATGGAAGTACGGATTTCCGGGGAAAAGAAATTGAGAAAGATCGATTACTATGAACAGGTGAATGATTTACCCTTTCCCAGAAACCGTTCCGTCCCCGTTCTTCGAATCGGCGAAGAGTTGATTAGAGTGCTCGATGATATCCCCCTTATAGTCAAACTGAGGCAAGAAAAGAGCTATTTTGGAAAGTTATGATGTCTCAAGCATTGTGGGAAGGAGATGCGTATGTTGATCAAGTTTAGAATGAAAGCCGATGTCTGTTTTCAGGCAAGAGCTTTGGATGATGCGTTTAGACTTCTCTCGGAACATTTTCATATTCTGGCGCAAGATTTGCATCTTCAAGAGGATTTCGATAAGCCCTATCTCTTCTCATCGGGTGTTATCGCGATCAAACCGGTGACGGTGTTTGAGAAGGAAGAAAGTTGTCAGAAGGTGAGTCCCAAATGAAAGTCAATCTCCTAACAGACGCGCCGCGTCATAATCTGGCGTTGATGAAGATTTCGACTTACCATAAAAAGCAGGGCGATGAGGTAGCTCTGAATCAACCTCTCCGGCCAACGGATGTTTCCTATGGATCCTGGCTTTTTACTTCATCTCTCAAATACAACTGTGATCTGGAAGGGGGGCCGGCCATCAGTCCGTATAATCGATCACCCTGTGAGATGGAAAGACCCGATTACGATCTGTTCCCGAATATGGATTATTCTCTGGGCTATACTTGGTCGTATTGCCCGCGCAGATGTAAGTTCTGCGTCGTACCGAAACAGCGTAATCCCCGGGTCCATCATTCGATTTGGGAATTCCACGAACCCAGATTTCGAAAGATATGTCTTCTGAACAACAACACTTTCAGCGATCCCCAATGGAGGGAGACCTTTGAAGAAATCTGGGACGCCGGTCTGACTGTTATCGATGAAAATGGGTACGATCTCAGACTCGTAGATCACGAGCAAGCGGAAGCGCTCAAGCAAACGAATTTCTATACCGGAATTCATTTTGCTTGGGATCGGATAACAGATGAACCAAAGATCATCAGGGGATTGAAGTTACTCAAAGAATATCACCTGCGATCCGTCAACAATCTGGTGTACGTGTTGATCGGTTTCGACACGACTATGGAGGAAGATCTTCACCGGTGTCAGGTCATCAACGATCACGGTCTGACTCCTTATCCAATGCTCTACTCAAGAACTGAATATACCAGATCATTTAGACGCTTCATCAATCTGCATTATTACAGGACGTACAAGACAATCACTGATGCCTGGAAGGATTACAAATACCGAAAAGAACAGGAGCCTTCCGAATGAAAGTCCTCGTAAAAAGAACATCCGGGAAGAGTAAGTGGGATAAGACAAAGATTCATATTGTCAACGAAAAAACCAAGAGAGCGGGGTGTACTCCTTGGCCGACTACTGAATCTCCGGATTGGGACGTTCAGGAAATGGAGGAAAATGTTTATCTGAAGGATGAAAATACCTGTCTGAATTGTTGGAAGAGATTTGAACGCGCGCGGGGGAAGGAAGACTTCGACGCCACCAAGTCAAAGAAGGCAATCGCAAATAGGAAGTTAGCGGAGTGGAACAAGCTGGTAGAGAAAGCGAGGAAAAAATGAGGATTGCAATGTCTATTGGTCATGGGTACGGAAACAACGAATTCGGTGAGCTTCTTTACGACCCGGGTGCGATAAACAAGAGTACCGGATTGACTGAATTCGAGGCGGTCAAGCAGATCGGATTCACGCTTTGGTCAATGCTCGAGTACAGTTCGGTTGAGGTGGTTACGATTTCCTCCTGTTCACTGGAGGAGAAAATTCAGATCATCAATGCGGAACATAAGCGGGAGTTCATCGAACTCGCCATCGAGATTCATTTGAATGCGCCTTCGCCATCGGTCGGTGTAGAGACGCCGGCCATCGATGCAGCGATCAATGGCACCGAGGTCTGGTATTATCCCGGATCTGCGATTGGGAATCTGGCCGCGCAACATCTTCAGGTAGCACTCGTAAAGACTCTTGGTTTTCGCAATCGACGCATTCGTTCGAATCATACGCTGGCATTTCTTCGAAATACGAAGCCTGCCGCTATTCTGACGGAAGCGGCGTTTATCACTCACGATCCCGTGGCGATCGCCCTGAAAGAAGGGTCACTTGTTCCGAGAATCGCATGGGGACACGCTCTGGGAATCTGGAACTTTGTAGAAGCGCTGCAATGATCGAGGAGAAGTCAGTGATCAGTAATTTCTCGTGGCTCGTGATCGTAGGCAATGGGATCGCCTGTTTTTTATTTGGCCTGGTTGTAGGCCGGCTGGCCAGATGGAGAGCGGATGGAAAGACTCGAACAAAGGAAGGAGAATCGTGATAAATGCATGACGGATTGTGCCTGTGGGATTGATATGCTTCTTCCTCGGCTGGTGGACAAATCATCGCTCTTGAGTCCACAGAAGGACCATAAAATTAGCTCGGGCAATCGCCGCCCGGGCTTTTTTTTATTCCCAAAATTTTTTTACGTTATCTTTCCTTCGAATGCGAATATGCAGATGATTGATAGTCACGTGCCACCCGATATGAGTCACTACTTCAAATTTGTCCAGTTTCATCATTACCGGGAGTTGCAAAAGCAGACTGGCAGCCATCGCCAGATTTTTCGGAGTGCATTCGATATGTTTCTTCGGAATCAAAAGGATATCATCGGACTTGATGTCCTTGATCGCCATTGCAAATTCGGTTTCAAAATATATCGTAGCCGGGGTTCTTTTAGCTCCGATCTCACAAAAGACGCATCCTGGTTTTTCTTTGAGTCCGTAAAGCATATCGTTTTCAGGGTCTTTACCAGTCGGCGCGGTACTCAAAGTTGGGCTTCAGGCCGAGTCCGGAAAATGCCCTCTCAAAGTCGATTGCCTCGACTAAATCGGGCAGACCAAGCAGATCGGATTTCCACGAAATGATTCCTGCGCTCCGAGCAAGATTCGTAAGTACTTCATTTGGAGTCGATCCGCTTTCCAGTTTTTTAATTGCAGGTGGGCTTCCGATGAATTTGCTCAATTTGACTTGTCTGCGATCGACCACCATCCCATGAAAGAGATTGTTCGCCACGTATCCGATAAGCTTTCCGGCTTCTCTTTCCAACATTGTGAAGGGTGCGATGTCCGATCCTCTGATCGAGTGTGTGATCCCGGCCTTCTGATCGTCTAATGCCGAAGTGAAACAAAGATCCGGAATTCTGTTGAAATAAATCGCAACGTCAAGCGGAGCTTCGGACCGAACTCTAAGAACGGTTCGAGCGTTACGCAGATTACCTTTCTTTTGTAGATCTCTGCAATGATCGTCGTAGTAGTACTCGCGCTTGATCTCGTGGCACAGTTCATTTACCTCAAGCGTAATAAAACGAGTCTTGACCGGAGCAAACGAGAGCTGGTCGGCGACGGCGCCCTCGTAAGCGCCATTCGTTCTCGATGAGACGCAGAAGTTATTTTCTCGGGTTATAGAGACAAGTCCCCCGATACACAGTCCATCTGGAATGCGAAGCCTGTAAGATTTCACCGGGTAAAAATTCCACAGCACTTCTACCGCTCCGACCCAAACTTCTTGACCAAGATCGATAGTTAAGTGAGTATCACGGGGAGGGTCGCACAGCGCACCGACTTCATACGCCTTCCAGGATCTTTCCGAACCGTCTGTGACGTTTTGAGCTTCATATCCCTTTGCTTCGGTGCTGGCTTGTACCTTTTGGCCCAACGCCACGTCTCGACGGGTCTCCGCTCGGTTGGCGTCGAACACTTTTATCCGCTGAATCTCGCAAGGACCGGGATATTTTTCTTCTCGGATCAGAGCCTTCAAGTTCGATTGGTCAAATCGGGTGCGCTCAAAAATATCGCCGGCCGTGCAATCGCAGAAATATACTCTCGGATCGCTTGCGATTTCCTCGATCTGCTGTCGGTACCATCCTCTGCTATCGCACTGCCAAATGATCCTGTCCGGACATAATCCGAAAGTTTCGAGATCCCGGATGAGGTCATCGCCAATCTTTCTTCGCTGGTCGCCCACCTTCTGTCCATCCAATCTAAGATAAAATAACCCTCCCTCTCGCTTGGCAAAGGCATAATTCAGAAGAGCGTTGTAGAGCGTCCCCAAATGCAAACTCCCACTCAGAGTCGGCGCAGCTCGGGTAATAACTTCCATCAGATCCTCCTTCAGCATCCATTGTATCCGCTGATAACAGAAACGGTTCCGTCAGCATTATTTGTCACAAAAGCTTTCTCTAAACTCTCATCGCAAATAACTCCGTAAGGGACATCCCCGACATCAATAGTCGCCGAAACTGTATTCGACGCGGTATGGATAATGGATACCGTGTCCGAACCAGAATTAGCTACGAATACTTTTCCGGCAGTCTCATCACAAGCTACGCCGTATGGCTCAACTCCAACTCCAATAGTGGCTGAAACAGTATTCGATGCGATGTGAATCACAGAGACCGAATTCGAATCACGATTTGTTACAAAGGCCTTCCCGGCGTTTTCGTCAACAGCAACTCTGTGAGACTGGACTCCCACATTTATTGTAGCGGAAACAGTATCTGATGCGGTGTGAATCACAGATACTGTCGCATCACGACTAACCGAAAAAACTTTACCTGCTGACTCATCACACGCAATTCCAGGGTTGCTGCTTCCCACAAGAATTGTCGCAGAAACCGTATTCGTGGGAGTATGAATAACGGTGACTGCGGCCCAACTGTGAAGTGCAATATACGTCTTCCCGGCACTCTCGTCGCAATCAACGCCATCGGGATGTTTTCCTACAATTACGGTAGCTGAAACAGTGTTCGATGGCGTATGAATCACCGATACTGTATCTGTAGTCGATCCTGATCGATTCGTTACAAACGTCTTTTCCGCCGTTTCATCACACGCCACTCCAGTAGGCGTAATCCCTACTCCGATAGTGGCTGAAACAGTGTTAGACGTAGCATGGATAACGGATATGTTATCCGAACCTGAATTTGCCACAAATACCTTTCCAAGTATTTCGTCACAAGCGAGCAAGAGCGGAGAAGTTCCAACTCCTATTGTCGCTTCAACCACGATTGCCATGTTGCCTCACCTCCTCAGAATCTGACCGTATAAGCTTCAGATTCTGATTTTGTTTTGCATCGCGGACGATAGCCAGATTTCTTCTCGCGTCCTCCAACAGCGGATTGTAATTCAAGGCCTTCTCGTAGCATTCTTCTGCCTTATCGAGTTGTCCAAGATTGAAATGACAGCTACCGAGATTCACCCACGACTTATAGTTGTACACACCCAGATCCAAAGGAATGAAAGTATCGAATTGCGGCTTCAACTGAAGCGCATTTTCAAAAGCTGCTGCCGCTTTGTGAAAGACTTTTTTGTAGAAGTACGCCAATCCAATAACCGCAAACGGCTCAGCTCGCAGATTCGTGCATTTGATCGCCTCATACCCATAATCAATCGCCTCATCGTACTCCTTCTCATCCAGATACAACTCGGCTAAGCCCAGAGCCGCCAGGTATCTGAAGTTGCTCTTAAACTTATCCAATGTCATAACCAATTTGTACCTGGTCTCTGCATCTTGAATTCGACCCGCTCCCTTGTAAGCCCGGGCGAGGTTGAAATTCACAAAGAGATCCTCCGGTTTCTCTTCGATTTCCCTCAAGAGAATCCGGATATTGAAATCGTGCTGTCCACTTTTATCCTTGAACTTTGCAATCTCCGGTCCGCCATGAATTATAGGAAGATTGACTTTCTGAAAATCATCTCCCCTTAAATCAAGGGTCTCATGCAGACGACTGCGAAAGCGATAGCTTCTCCGGTTTTTGACCAGACGAATTCGAGTGTTGATCAGAAGTAATTCGCCAGTGTCTCCGAGGCAATGCGTCGGGAAAGCAAAGGCGGTTGTTCCATTGGAATTTAGCGTCAGATTCTTAATCGCATCAGCTTGCTCTTTTTGGACGTAATCGTCGGCATCAAGCCAGCAAATCCATCCCGATTCGGCTTTAGAAAATGCAAAGTTCCTCGCAGCGGAAAAATCGTCACCCCACTCGTAGTCGAAGATCTTATCGGTGTATTCCCTTGCAACTTCCTTCGTTCGGTCGGTCGAGCCGGTATCCACGATTACAATTTCATCCGCGACTTCTTTCAAATTTTCTAAACATCTTGGCAAGGTCTTCTCTTCATCCTTCACAATCAGGCAGAAACCCAAGCTGTTGTCTTCCTCAAAAAGATCATCGACCTCTTCATCTCCCCACTTTTCTCTCAATATCGATTGATTACCGGTCAACTGCTTATCGAAATCAAATTCCGGATCTTTCTTCAATTCCTCGAAGGTTTGATGTCCGTAATGATATATGAAAACGTCTCGGGCGACTCCGAGTCTCCAGCCAGCTTTTCGTATTCGAATGGAATAGTCAAAGTCATCGCTGCAACCGATTCCGAAGGCTTCATCCAAAAGGCCAACCTCCTCCAGAACCTCCCGCCGCATCAGAACACAAATCCCAATGAGCAGTTTGGTATCGAGAAGTTGCCCTTTACACTTTTCGTAATTCTCCTGGGCGGCATCATTGATCTCTTCCGGAGTCAGTTTTCCAGTATCACCGGCTAACTGAGCCGCCTGTTTCCACATCACGAAGTTCGAACAGGGTCCCACTGCGCCGACTTCAGGATGCGCTTCGAGATGAGCTAACATCCGCTCGAAACAAAATTCGGTTGCGACCATATCGTTGTTCATAAAACAAGCGAATGGAGCAACCGATTCTTTCAAGCCTTGATTTACAGCCTTGACAAATCCGAGATTCTCCTTGTTGTGGATGAACCGTACTCCGGACCTTTCCATCTCAAAGAGGTCTTGATCGAAGACATCGCTGCCATTATCGATCAAGGTCAGTTTATAGGGTACCCGGACGTAAGAGAAGATGCTGCGAATACATTGCTTTGTCAGGCCATTCTGATTCCAGTACGGGATAATAATATCGACAATCGGCTCCTGAGTCAGATCTTTCGAGTTCAATTTCAAAAGTCCTTTCTTAGTTTAACACCCGTTGTACCCGGTGATTACGGAGACTGTATCCGGTCCATAATTCACCACAAAGGTCTTTCCAACAGTCTCATCACAGGCAACACCAGCAGGCTGAACACCCACTCCAATCGTTGCGCTTACCGTATCGGATCCCGTGTGAATTACTGAGACACTATCATCGTTCCAATTCGTTATGAATGTTTTCCCTGCAGCCTCATCGCAAGCGACTCTGTAAGGGCCTGCCCCTACCCCGATAGTTGCGCTCACGGTATTCGATGGTGTATGAATGACGGAGATTGTATCATCACCATAATTCGCAACGAAAGTTTTTTCAGCAGTCTCATCACAACCTACTCCGTAAGGACCACCTCCTACGTCGATTGTAGCCTCAACTATCGCTGCCATATTCGTTCACCCCCGATCAGAGAAGCAGGAAATTATACGAATGAAGCTCGCCCGGGTCCGCAATAAAATAGAGAGGCGAGTCGGTCAATCGAATCGATCCTCCCGATACATCAATCGGTTGCCCAATTACACCGAAAACAGAAACGTCCTTAAATGGAAACTCTCGATCCATCTCCAGTCTTTCCGTAGTCCAGATTACGTGGATCTCCTTGTCATCTCTTTCGAAAACGAACCAGTTGATCTTGTCGGTGCACCAACGTTCCTCGACTGTTCGACTGGGATACGCTTTCATCTGCGTTTTGAAGATCGCTCCCTTCAAGAAATCCTTGATCGTTCGCATCGCATAATAAGACGGCCTCGGCTTCCCTCTCGTGTCTAACAGACCCCACCCCAGATGTTTCAGGGCAAACCAGATCGCGTAATCGATCCCGACCGAATTGAAAAGCACGTGTTGTTTGACGAGAGAAATCGCCTGACGCTCTGGGGTCTGGATAATGTGAAGGAATTTTGGATCTCCGGTACAGGGAACTCCGCATTCTGCGACGACGACAGGTTTCTCAACGCGGTACCAGGCGAGAATCTCATTGACTTTCGAAATCCCCTGAAGGATATTCTTTGTTCCTCCGTATCCGTAAGTATAGAAATTCAGGCTGATAAAGTCTAGCACCTGTCCAATCCCAAGTGCAAAACAGTTCTCGAAAAACTGACTTCGATCCTCATTCCCAAAGCTGCCATTGAACGTCGGAGTAATCCACCCGCAGCCTCCGATTACGTTTTCAGGATCGATCTTTTTGCCCATCTCGTAGAACGTCCGAACCTGACGAACGAATTCCTCCTCGTCCCCCGAGAACCGGCACCCTGGCTGATCGGGACGAGTCTCTGGCTCTCCTCCGAAATCCCAAATCCGAATGAGGCCCCGATATTTCTCCAACACTTCCTTGAAGGCCGCGTGGGGAACGTTGTTCACGCCCACCGGCAGAATGAACTTACCGATCAGCCTCGTGTCCGAATCGATGACTGCTGCACAATCTTCGGGAGAGGGACTATTCAGGTGCAATGGAAGCTGGACCAAATCTGGATCAAGGTCGAAGATATGATCCTTGAATTTCGTCAAAACGCCAGCGACTGCAACTCCAAACTGATCAACGGTCCATTTTTGAATCATAGCCTACTCCTTTATCTTTTCGGCAATGACCAACATCTCATCCATCTGCGACGATGGGAGTTTCCGGGATGTCTTAAACCCCTCCAACTTCAGCAAAAGATTCAGCGTGGAATGATCGTAGTGGAAACAATGCTGGTACAACGACCAGAAGGGATGCAGAGGATCATCTCCGTACTTCGCAGTATCCGGCATTTGGATAATCATGAGCATATTTTCCGAACTGTGCGTAAAGATCTTCCGAAGCAATTTCCGAGGATGCTGCGAATGTTCCAGACTATCCCAGAGCAGCACACAATCGAAAATCTCTTCATTGTCCAGAACGAGTTCGTCCATGTCCTGACACCGGAGTTCCAGGCCCAAATGCTCTCTGCCCCAATCCACTGCCCACTTAGAGAACTCGATTCCAACGACTCTCCATCCCCGATCGAAATACGGTTTGCTCATGTGCCCGGTGGCGCACCCGAAATCGATCAACGAACAGGGCTTCCGGGTTTTGTCTTTCCAACGTCTATTGAACCAAGAGAGAGTAAGCTTCCCGAAGTAAATCTTCGCTCCGAGGTGATCTTCCTCGATGTAATTCGGGTACCCGATGCACCCTTTGGGATCGGCGATGTAGTACTCTTTTTTATGATACGCCTTTCGATCCGCCGCGGAGATGTTCGGGTTGAAAAAAAGCAGCCCGCATTCTTCGCACCGCTCGACTTTTAATGGCTGTTCCTGAGCCCAGTTGTTCGGCGGGCATTCGAACAGAAATTCGGACTTCGTTCGATGGTCGTGTAAGGGACAATGGACTTCGATCAGCTCAGGCATTTTTCTCCTCCTCAAAAATAAGTCGCTTCGGTTAAACCAACAATTGCATCTATCTTCTCGGTTCCTTCGCTGAGCATCAGCATAGACCGGTGAAAGCCATCAATGACTTCGAATTCTCCGTTCAACTTCTCAGAAAATTTCTGCACAACCGTAATCTTTTGTTTCTCTGGGTGAATTGAACCGGTCCCATGAGTAATCCGTTTGCTACAATCTCGAAGATTCCCATTCCACTTTCTCAAGAGCGGATTCCAAATCGGATCCACGGCGGTCACGCAGAGTTCCTTCGTAGACAGACTGATCTCGACCCATTCGACAATCTGCTCATTTCTCCTATCGGTCTTGTAGCCAAGCGTCCAGACTCCAAAGGGATTCACCTGTCTATTGTGGAAGCATTGACTACGAACAAGTTGCTCTAATACTCGATCATCTCGGATCGTTTTCCCAGATTCCAAGAATAGAAAATAACGTAAAACGTCTGAAAAAGCAAGGCATTTTTTTGCAATATAGTTTTTCATCGTTGCTGACTTTTCCGAAATGGGATAATATCCTGCGGATTCAGATCTAATGGAACTTCATCTCCCTTGATAATATCGGCATATAGATCTGTTACGTCTTCCAGGCTGTAACGTTCCAAGCACCATGTACGCGCCCACGCAGATCTACTAATTCGCTTTTTTTGGACTTTGGGCAACCACCCATACCCATCCACATACCTCAATGGCGGGGATTGCTTTTTCAAATAATTCACCAACTCCACATCGTCTTGAAAAATGCACTCCACTGGGTGCATCTCATCCGCACCTGGCCAATTAAATATCACCGGCACGCACCCGCAGAGCATTCCTTCCGTAATTGCAGCGTGCCAACTTTCATCCTCAGAGAAACTGATTACAAAATCAATATCAGCAAACCACTTTATAACCGCATCTCCACTCACATGGTCAAGAACCTGGATACGATCCGAAGATCGAACTACAGACTCAAGTTCAGCAATGTAATCTGGAAAGTGTGTTCGATCATTTTCCTCAAAACCAAGCAAGCTCAACGAAAAATTCGGTGAAAGACAATTCGCTTCCGTCCAACGATTAGATATTGGATATTCCATTGCTAATGGCCCATCGAGCAATTTAGCAAATTCGACAACTCGTTTCCGTGGAATACACCGGCCCAACATACCTAATCTCCGACCATAGTCACGCTGATTTATGAAATCATTCAAAAACCGCCAGTGCTGTTCATCTACCAATCTGGGTACAGTTATACATCGTTCCTGCATATCATCCAGAACATTTGCAACACAATTCTCAAGGAAAAGATTCCTGTAATGATTACTCATGAACAGAACTGCGGAGGCATTCTCCCAATAGTAGAACGGTGAATTCTCATGCCAGACATCGCCGCGATGCGTTCGTACAATAATCCGCTTCTCTGGAAAATTCTCCAGATAAAACTGCGCCCACGCCAATCCCCAATCCACAAAAATTACATCCGCCCATTTCGCCAAGCTCCTTTGGACATAATCTCGTGGATGCTCACGGTCAAGAAAATTACAGCTAAACCGTTGCGACATGATTGCCTTAAATCTCTTTGGAACAAACTGCCACAACCCGCCAGCATCGAATAATACCTTCAGTTTATGCTCCATCGGAATCCTTCTTTCATTGATATACTTCTACTCGGAATTCACCTACCCAATCGAAAACAGTCTCCCGGAATCGGTGAGGAAGATTAACACGGCTTTTTTTTGCATTTGCGAATAGAACATAATCCTTCCAGGCCTTCACGGCAGAACTATCGATTACTTCGTTCCATAATGCAGAAGAAAGGAAAGTCGGCTTCTTTTCAAAAACCAAAGTATTCGTATAAAAAGAAACCAACCAGTAGTGGTATGGTAGAGGATGAAGCATCTCTTTGAAAGGCGATGGCGTCTTGATCCGGCCACGTGCACCGATTCGCATCAATTCTTCGCAGGCCGCTTTTGGATCGAGAATATGTTCAAGGATATGAGAACACCAGATAAAATCAAAGCTTTCGCTCCTGAAGGGCAGCGCCTCAACTCCGGACAGCAAAAACTTCCGACCTTGATATACCGGAATCAGATCAGGATTCATATCGACCAGTACATCCGCCCGGGGGAATGCCGATTCAGTAAGCTGAACCCGAGGAGCACCCGGACCGCATCCAATATCCAGTACGCGATCATCTTCCCAGATTCCGTAATCTAAAGCAATTTCATCTCTCGTCCAGCGCGGACGATGCTCTTTCGCTCTCGGTCCCAGATCGGCAAGCGTTACCATCCCAATTCCTCAGCACTCTTTCCATAGTACGGATGCTCCAACATAACCACAGGATAAGTCCCAGTAAATTTTTCGAGATGTTCTTCGACCGACTCATCGTAAATTCCAGTCCAGATTTTATGATACGTTTGATAGTACTCCATGATTTCTCCGTCGTTCGATTCAAGGATCGGTGCACACCATCGCTTCATTCTTTCGTCGCCACCGCCTCGTGCAACCAGGTTTCGAGTCGCATGCGCCCATCGCAGAATATGTCGTTCCATTTTCTCCGGAGTATGCACCCATCCGAAGTGTAGAATATCAAAGAGACCGGCCGGCTCGAAAAGATATAGTTTTTCGCCTTTCTTGTCAAGCGTTTTTAATTCTTGGAATCGAGTACGCCGAAGACCCAATTCCATTTTCTGGCCAAGTCGATAAGGTCGTTGTCCAAGAATCTCAATGTCGGGGAGATATTTCCAAAAAAGCCCGGAGTCGATATAGTTACACATCTGAAGATAATCTTCTCCGACTGTGAGGATATGATTCAAATCGAGGAAAAACATCAACTCTTTCGCCGCGATCATCCAGATTGAAGGATATCCGATTACCAGATTCCGGAGACATTGGATCTCTCTTGGTCGATACACCGCGTCCGAATCCAAGATTAAACAATAATCTGTATTCGAACTGACATTCTGATGGCAATGTCTTCGCAAGTCATTTACCGATTGCTGCCAACCGTACCGGATGTACTTGATCTTATGATCTGCGTCTTCATCGAGCATGCGTTGAATCTCCGCCTGTGTACCGTCGGTTGAGAGACCTTCTTCGGTTAAAAACCCTTGCTCGATTGCCTCTCTTCCATATCGATTTCGGGCGGCGCCCTCCACGATGACGATCTCTTCGACCACATCATAGATCGACTTCAGCGCGAAGTAAACGTAATCCTCTTCGTTAATCACCACCATCTGAACTGTGAGCTTCATTTGTCCCTCTTTTGAGATACCGGATGCTGTCTGTACCACAATTAAAAAATAGATCAAGAATGGACAACCCGGGGATGAACTCATTTCCGAGTTGAGGGTACTCGAATTGTTGAAAGCTCGAATACGTCAGGCGAAATCCGGAATCCTCGAAATTCTCAGCGATTTGATAACTCCTCGCTCCGTTACCCGAGAGATATTCACTGCCTCCGACAGCTCTCAAGATTTCAATGATCCTGTTCTCTTTCGTCGCTTGAACTTTCAAATCGGAAGCAAGGATGAACTCAGATCCGATTCCGAACACTCTCGCAAGAACCTGAATCAACTCTATGTTCAGATCACAGAGCTTTTCGTAAGGCCTTCGTAGTACGCACTCGATGACCGGAAACCAACGCTCAAAGTACTCCGCCTTGCCATAATTCTGCTGAAGCGTCCGCACCATTTTCGGTCGCCACGGAGTATTCACTATCTCGACACTCTGAATCTTCTGCCCGGAGCGCCCCTTCGTCCGAATGGGAACGGTGAGCCATTGGGGTCCCCTCGGCGTCCAGATGCTGCAACGATTGGTGAAGCTACCCTTTGAAAATGGAACATCGTCCAGAAAGACGAAGATATCGCAGTGTGCCATCTTGTAAAAATAGCCGAGCCAGGGAGCAAAGTTGGGCTGGTGTATGGCGACGGTGCAACTCATCAGTACCTCCTCTCAGGACCTTCTTCGATTGGTTTCAAGAGCTTGGGGATACTTGGTGAAATCCGGCCGATAAAGAAAGATCGTGAAGTCATTTTCTTTGTAGGTGTGATCTAAAAAGGCCCCTCGCGGAGAAATCTCTTTTGTAAGAAGTGTGAATATCTCGCCTGGATCCGAATAAAAGGAATCGAGGTCCCGGCCCAGCCCGAACTTGCTCAGAAAATTTACCCCGACCCCAATCCGACAGAGGGCGTACATCTTTGTCACAATCTCAATCACCCTAGCATGCCAGTCTTTTTCATCTAAGGCAAACAATCCCGATCCAAAGACGAAATCAAATTGGTCATCGAAATTCAGCCCGCGCACGTCGAATATCAAAAAGCTATGGCATGGGTGTTTCTTTCGGGCAATTTGAATCGCCGCTTCAACGAGATCGCAACCCAAGTACCGAGCGATCTGATACTCTTCTTCGATCAGAAATTTGAGAAAATCTCCCGTTCCACATCCAACGTCCAAAATCGATCTAGTATCGAGATCTCCGATCCGAGTCAGCGCTCGGAATCTTACCTCTTGCGACTCCTGGCTATTCCAGAAAGTCTCTGGAGAATCACCAAGTTTCCTGAACCGGTCTGTATAGTACTTCAAATTTCTATCGGATAATCCAGTGAATTGCATTGAAGGCCTCCGCGTATTGAGTCCCGATCTGACCACCTCGTGCGCGAACGAGACTCCGGATAAAATCTTCATTGATGTAATCCCTTCCCAACTGTGAGAAGTAGCATTTCAACGCTCGGATCTTCAACTCGATGAATTGCTCCTCCAGAAAGATGAAACATTCTGTCCTGAAGGATAAGTTGTTCCAGGGAATTTCGTATCCAAGAAGAGTTGATTTCTTGAAGGCGCGGAATCCTTCGGCTGCAATAACCTGATGATCCTGATGTGTATCATCTGCCGAGGGCAGAAAGACCAAATCCGGTTCGATTACGTCTCTCAGTTCGATCATATCTTCGAGAATACTTTGACGATGAGCAGGGAAATCCCGGACTTCGTAATCGAAAAGAATCAGATTCTCTCTTGTAATCCCAAGCGCAGCGGTTGCCTTTTTAACTTCCTCTCGGAGAATCCCTTTTGGCAACTCGGGTGGAACAGATTTCTCGGCAGATGAGAAAGCCACATAGAAGACTTCTTTATCTTCAGCGAGAAATCGAGCCAGACTACCACCACAACCGAATTCGCAATCGTCGGTATGTGGACTCAGCGCCAGTATTCGCTGAACCATTTCAGTATGTCCTTTCTCTGCTCTTAACTCCTCTGTATCCGAATTCTTCCCACGTTCCCCTTGCTTCGCCTCGCGCTACGAGATATTCGAGAGATACAAAATCTGCTCGATTCAACAAATTTCTTAGGGACCCTCGCCAGAACATACATTTGTGCGCCATAAAGGGACTGGCATCGGGATCATATCCAAAAATCACTATGTTAAGCCACTCGTACTCACATTCTCCATGAGTCCAACGATGGAAGGCCTCAAGAGCATTGGGAACATAGACCGTAATTTTGCCTTCTGCCTTCAGTACACGATTCCACTCTTGAAGGATAACAATCGAAGACTCCTGACGAAAATGCTCCAGAATATGGGACGCCCAGAGTTCATCGGCAACTGTATCCTGAAATGGAAGAAATTGCGCATCGGCTACGACATCGGGTCGGAGCGATCGGTCAAGATCGATTACAACCCACTCATTCCGCCGTGCGCCTCCTCCGATGTCCAGTTTAAGCCTCATTTAAAATTATATACCCCAGAGCTTTCCTTGCAGTGACCAGAGTCTTACTTGCGCCTCTCGAAGAAATTCCTGCATTTCAGTTTCGACTTCTTGAAGCTCCTCTTCGCTTAATACTTCGACCAGTTTACTTAAACGATTCAAGTCCCGCAAGACTTTCTTTTGAATATCTAATATCGACTTCGCTCGATCACTTACTCCCAGATCTTTCGACATGCGGGTACCTCTTCAACAATTCAGTCCCACCATTTCAAATCGTAGAAAGGAGACCTCTGATCACCCTCGGGGTCCTCGTGTCTGAACCACTCTTCCGGTTTATCGAAATAAGGATGTTTCTGAATCAGCCCATCGAGAGGATACGATCCCTTGAACTCATCCACATGTTCAACATCGGTATCTAAGACCTTGGTATAGAATTTGTGGTACATCCTCAGCCAGTCCATCAGCGTCTCCCGTCGCCGATCAGGAAGTACGAGACGGTTCTTCTCCATCGTCTGTGGAGCGAAAAACTTCCGCATGAGCTGAACTTCCATTCGCTCCTTCAACTGGACATTTCCAAAGTGGAATACGTCCAGCAAGTCGGGACTGTAAACAATGTATTTCTGATCTCCGTACTCATATTCACGAAGACGCAAAAAATCAATCCAGTCAATCTTGGTTCGTTCACTGGTACTCCCGTCACCGAACCAAATTGTTCGTTCTCTTTCAAAATACATCGTCGGGTTATACCTGAAAAAACACCAACGCCAATAATCCTTTCGTTCTATTCCAGTATGTAGGACGTGCCGGAAGTCCCAGATAAATGACCAACAGTATTCCGCCACTTCATAAACTTGGGGATATGTCTTTAAGACTTTTTTTGCCTTCAGAATATTTCTTGGCTTAAAGAGACAATCCCCATCCTGAATGAGTTCGATGTCGGTATCCTCGGGCAACATCGAGTGCGCTTTGTTCCGAAGATCCTCCCAACTGTGCACAAAGCCAACTTGTTCATAATGCACCTTCCCTTCGGGATCGTCATTGGCAATGAACCTTTGGACTTCCTCGCCAGTATTATCCAACGATAGCCCCTCACTTGTTGCAGGAACGTGGTCGTACTTATTATGGAAAACATCGTGCGTGATCGCACCCTCAACAACGGCGATGTAATCGACTGCCGGATATGATGATTTTAAGGCCCAGTAAACATAAGGCTGGTCATTGAGAGTAAGCATGTGACAACCAATTTTCACTATATCATCTCCTGATGCTGCCAGTGAACGATGTTTCAATCCTTGTTTTAATGGATAGCGTTCTTAAACTACTGCGATGTAATCGACAGCGGGATACGAACTCTTATTTCAATCCTTATTTTGATGGATAGCGCTCTTAAACTTTCCTTTATAGTCCTTCTTCCAGTCCAAACCAATGCTTACTCTTTCCAAAAAATGGATGACTGCGAAGCATCTGATCCATCGGATACTTACCTAAATACGGAACAACTCGCTCTCCAACTTTGTCATCGAAAATACCTGTCCAGATCTTGTGATACAATCGGTGATAATCCAAGATCTCCTCGGCACTCATATCTATAAATGGCATCCAATAGTTTCGGTCCGTATCCGTGACTTTCTCTGGATCGTGTTTCAGAAGCCATTGCAACCTGAGCACTCTCGACCAAGTCGTCTTCAGCAGATGCGCCTCTATCGCCATTCTACGCCCAACCCATCCAAAATGCCAGAACTGAAACATCGGCGGATATACTGCGACATCATCTTTCGTTCCTTCCAACTGATCGGGGCGAACCTCGAGGATCGGATGCAACCAGCCCTCCGGTTCAAACTGGTTATCGAAAAAAGAAATCTCCCCCTTATATCTCAATCGCTCATCGTATCGGTAGAAGAGACACGCCAAATGATGACCATACGGCCGCTTGTATTCTTCATTGATCTGGAGAACATGGTGCATATCCAGAAAGAAGATCAATTGATCGGAATAGACGACTCGAATGTTTGGATACTGTTCACAGAGACTCTTAACCTGCTGAAGTTGCGACTCATCATACAGATGATCCGCATCTGCCACTAAAATATAATCCGTATCCTTCGGGCACTCCCGTAAAGCAAGCTCTCTCAGCGTTCCAATCGTCGGCTGGAATCCAGCCTGGATATACTTAATCTTACCTTCCGAATCGTATTCTTCGATAAACCTCTCAATCTCTCCCTCCGTATTATCAAGTGACAATCCAAACCGATCGAAAGAACCAAATTCCTTCCATTTATCTTTAGCCACACCTTCCACTATGACGATATGATCCACTACATCGTAGATCGATCTCAGCGACCACCAGACCCAATCCTCTTCATTTATTACAATCATCAATGCTGTAAGTTTCAAAGCCATCCGAAGTCCCTCCTCTGCATGCCGAAGAAGGGATGATCTTTCATTGGAAGCGGATGCTCTCCCACTGCCTCCCACAAGATTTGGTCGCATCGGATCCGATTGACCTTCGATGGAGGAAATTTTTGAAGAACATCTTCATCGGGCAAGATCCCCGTCCAGATCGGATTATACGTTTCGATGAACTCGGTTAGCTCCTGATCCGAAGATTCAGCCCGAACATTCAGCCCGGAATACGCATCAGATCTGCGATACGTCTGAAGAACCCGCTCGATCATCTTTTCACGTTTCCGAACCCACCCGTAATGATACTGTGGAATTACCCGCTTTCGCAATGTAATTCCATCGAGCCCTTGTTCCTGTGCATCTTTGATTCCTGTTTCGATGTCATCTTGAGCAATCCAAGGTAGCCACCAATTTATCAGAGGTTCGCCCTCGAAGTAAGGATTGTGTTCAGCGCTTTTCTCGGGATAGTACTCTCCTGGATAGAACTTTCTGAACATCGTTCCGCCAGTCGGTTCCAATTTGCCCATTTTCTTTGAAATCCGGCGAGTCCAGAAGTCCAGATAAAAATGGATCCGATCCACAGCAACGCCACACAATCTCGGATGATCCGAGAACATCTGCCGAACTCGCAAAATGTCCAACGCCTTGTAACATTCATCCGCATCTACGTTGAGGAAATGAGTGGTCTCTCGTGGAAAAAGATCCACTGCATGGTTTGCCAATTCCGCGTAGTTTTTCGCAAAACCGTATTTGTAATTCCAAACCTTTCCATCCGGATCGTCGTTGGCGATGAATCGTTCAATCTCCTCGGAGCTACGATCTATCGAGAGTCCGGATTTGGAATAAAAACCCTCAATCCTTCCGTACTCTCCGATACATCCTTCGACGATCACAATTGCATCGACAGCATCGTACATCGACTTTAGAACGTACCAGATATAGTCCTCTTCGTTCAGGAACAGTACTCGAGCTGTCAGAAACATCCAATATCCTCCAATGTGTTAATCACCATTTCAACGGTGATCTTCTTGAGACACTGGCGATAATGAGGCCGCTTATGACAAGCATGCGTCTGCCAGTCCCAACATGGATTGCAGTCAACTCTTAAACTGAGACCGGTAGTTTTGGGATAGTACCCGATCCGAAACTCCGGTGGGATCGGTCCGAATAAGGCGACCGAAGGAATTTGGAGAAGGCCTGCCAGGTGCATAATGCCCGAATCTGGACAAACGAGATACTCACAAAACGAGAGCAACCCCAACAGATCGATCAAGGCGGTCTTGTCAGGCACAATTACGTGATCGAATTTCCGAAATTGCTCTCGGACTGCATGACTCTCCAAAATCAAAATCTTCCATCCCTCTCGGTCCGATAACCGCTCAACCAATTCAAGATTGCGTTCCACGGGCCAGGTTCGAATAGCGGAATATGCCATCAGGTGTAAACCGAACAACTTTTCACCTCGCCAACCTGCCCTTTGCAGAATTGTTCTTGCCTTTACAATTTCGCTCTTCAAAATCGGAAAGTCGAACCGCGGACAGTAACATTGAGGATTTAGCTCCAGTAATCTCGCAAAGAGATCTTGCCTCGGTGCTTCGCAGCAGATTGGAAGAAAATCAACTTTGTTCTGGAGATCGACTACCAGGTCGTATCGTCCTTTCACCTCGGCCTGCTTTTCATTCACCAAACGGTCGATGAAATCGAATCGTCGAAGCAACGGAAAGAAGATTGGTGAAGTCCCGAAGACCAGTTTCGTCTTCGGTCCGTACTTTCCCTTCAATGCCTTCAAAGCAGGTAAAACCTGCAAGACATCGCCAAGACCCCGAAATCGTTTCACCAGAACTGCGGACTGCTTTCCTTTTCCGGTTCTGAAACCAGCATTGAAAAGTTGAATCTCTTCAGACATAGTTCTGGAATCCGGGACATCCCTTGTACGCGGCATCAGTTCCTCCTATCCTGAAACAAAGATAAAAACGGCCGCTGCCGGCGCAGCACCGCTCGGTAGGTAATTCGCAAGATAAATATCGTAGACTCCGAGATCACCTACTGAAAGCTCAAAGATTTTGCCCCAAGTCGTCACGTCAATTCGAATCTCGTCTTCGGTCAATCCATTGAAACGAACCTGGATATCCTGGTCCGTGATAATGAAACCTGCCTGCGCTCTGATTCGCCCATCAGCGCCGTACCTCGCCTGAAGATCTGTTCCAACGTCGATATGTACCGCATTGGCCCAGGGCACGTTCGCATCGAGGCTGATATGGTACGCCCGGTAATGCTCGTTTGCGTCGACCCGGGTAAGTCCCCCGCCGAAAATTGATCCCCGCCGCTGCCGGGGTTTTCCATCCGGGTCGAGGAGAAGTTCTACGGGGACCCGATTGTCATCTCTCTTCGCAACTTCGCCTTCCGACATTGTGGTTGCTCCTTTCTTTTCTAAACTGGAGATTTGTTTAGAAGATGCGCTCCGATTAAGTTGATACTTCCCGTATGCCCCACATAAATATCACCGAAATAGGTTCTCGCAAAATCTCCGTTCCACCTGGAAACCACCATGAACTCGTTGTCGTCGTGCGGCTGGAAGACCATTAGGTCACTGTCCGAGATCCTCGTGCGCTTCTCTTCTTCTACTTTTGTCAAATACTCGTAAGCCATACTCGCTTGGAAGCGCCATCCTCGGAGATATTCCTGAGTTCGACCCGATAAAAGTTCAAATCGTGCTTCCAACTCCTTCCCAAAAACAGACTCAAAAACCTCCGGAACTCGAAGATTTATTTTCTCCGTGACCTCATAGAGATTTACGTTATCAAAATACGAAAGCCCGAGCATAGTATCGGTTCCGTAGAGTCGAACTTCAATTTCAGTTGGCCCAATCACAGGACTGCCCAACGGCAGAAAGACGAAGTAATAGAAATAATGTGTGAACTTCCCGCTCTCGGCAGTAAATGTTTGATTGAACGTTTGGTAATCATCAACGTCCTTGATCAAGATTTTAATATCCCGGTCGACATCGGTGCGGATTGCAAACTCCAGGATAAATGACCTTCCCCAAAGCTCTGCCGAAGTCTCGACTGTCGTAAGGGCATAGGCATTCAGATCACTGCTCGCATCGACCTTCATCGAGTACTCGCCCCAGAACGTTAAAACATCTTCGATTCGGGCGATATTGCCCGCAGCGGGCTTTCCCGTCCAATCAGTCAGGTTGACTTCGAAATTCCAATTTGTAATAAATACTTCCGTGCTCGCAAGATAAAAGACGCACGGGCCCGTTCCACCTACGACCAGATTCATTGCTCGACTAACCCCATTTCTGTTTGCCCGTTTGAGTTACGTAATCGAAAGGAGACGATACTTCGACTCTTACTTGGATCAACTCCTTTCGAAATAATTTTCAGAAGATCTTCTCGCTCGAAATGCGGAAGATATTTCGCGGTGATCGGAAGCAGAGTCCGCTCCTTGAAGAAGTATTTCCCGTAAATCTCCGCCAACTTCTCTGCAAAATGCCGATCCTGAACAAGTGGATTAGAGATCTTCAGAACTCTCTGATTACGTCCTGTCAAACCCCAAGACTCGGTACCCTTTAATTCCTGAAAAGACCAACTCACCGCGCAACCATCGTAAATAAACTTCCATGTTTTTTCGGGCTTCACCTCGACCAACTCATCTTCTAGCGTTGAAGAACTACCAGGAACAGTCTCCCGCTTTTCAACAATCGCAACTCGATCAGGATCTACTCTAAGAATCGCATTTGCAGCTTGACTGAGCTTCGTTGCAGCCTGCCGACAATTATCATCCCCAAAATCAGCGAGTTGCACCCTCGGAACCCAACTCGTTCCGTAAGACCACATCGTCCCAGAGGGCTTCGAGAGCCCATAGAGAATGTCTCCAACCCAGACCAAAGATTCGGCTGAGTAATCACCGGAGCGGAGCACACCAATTTTTCGGATCGTAATGTCGGGGCTACTCCACGTAATTTCGATCAGGAAGGCATCTTCAATCTGAAATCGATCATCGGTACAGACGGCATACATCTTCCCGTCGTGGAAGGTAAAACATTTGATTGGACGATACCAGTCAAAACTGAAATTGGATCCAGTTTGAATCGAATACTTTGCGCCGGCCGGAGTATCCTCGAAGACCGCATAGTGATAGCGAAGAGTGTCCCGATCAAAAAAGGTCAGATGAATCACATCCTGATCGGGGTCATATCCCAGACCAATCGGAGTACAAGTTTCTTCCTGACCCGACATCGTACCACTTACTGAGGAGGACGCGGAATGAAAGATGGTTGCCCCCGCGCCGGTTCTCAGATTATGGCGGGTCACATAAGCATCGGACTTCTGAGGTACGAAGGAGACATTTGTATCATTCCACACCATCGACCCATAGATTATTTCTGGGGCAGTGGGAGTTCCGGAATTCTCTTTCAATGCGCCGCAGCAGATCTGTCGATCTTGGGTGTCCAGATCAAAGTACCGATCAAGACTCCATGCGGAAGCCGAGTAGTCCGCCTCCGCAATGTAATTCTGCTCACCCAGAGTTTGACTGGAATCAAAATCGTGATAGATATAGCTACGATAATACGGACTCCAAACTACGACGCCCGGTTGTCCAAAAGTGAAACGGAGGTGCACATCGTCAATCGTAGACGTTTCAAGTGCTCCAGTCCAAACTACCCGATAATAAAACCCCGGAGAAGTAAGAGCAAACCGACCATGAGCAAATTCATCTTCGCCCGCCACTAAGTCACCGTACTGAAAACGCTCGATGTCATACTGATCGCCCCAGTATAAAACGTGCGTTTCAATCAACTTTGTCGCTCGGCGCAAGGAGACGTGACGATTGATTTGTCCGACAAAAATTGGATACATGATCGAAGAATAGTGCCCCGGTTCAGGGACAGCGATCATTTCTCCTCCCGTCGTCTCGTGCTGAGGAGTGCCACCAATCTCCCACCAGGGCCACCCATTCTGATTTCCTGTTCCATTACGATGAAAAACCTCGCCGGAGAGGAAACGAGACTCCGCGGTCTCCCATTCTGCGATGGGCTCTCCAATCACCTGTTGTTCCAAAACACCGGTATCAAAGTCGTAGCGAAAGAGAATCGCCGGGGTACATCTCCCCTTTTTCGCATCAGCCTGGACATCGGTAACTGGCCGATATTCGGTGTTGTTATATCGCTTCCATGCCACTCCGAAGACGGCATTGTAAGCGTCATCGTAATCCATTCTCCGAATTTCAACGTCAAATGGCTTACTCAAGCTCGTAGAATAATAATCCCGGAGTTTGAAGACAAATTCAAATCCCGTGTGTTCGGTAACTTTCCAGACCTCTTTCCCGATTCCAATCAAAATCACACGTCCGGCGCTACCGAGATCCTCGCCTTCACAAAGACAACGAGCTTCACCCGGGTACGCTGGATAAGGAGGAATTCCCCAGATGGAGAATTGTGGTTTCGAAGTCGTATAGCTCAGTTGTTCGACCTCTCGACAACTTGCAGAGAAGCCCGAGGCGGCCAATAGCGAAGATGAAGGATCTGACCCGGATCCACTTCCAAGAAGGAGTTCAACCGGGAGATTTTTTTTCCAAGTCGCCGGTACAAAAACCGAGGAATCCGAATCACTCGGTCGAATGATTACGTCTTCAGTTACCCTCTCGTCATCCGTCTCCTCGATTTGCTCGAAATTGACTCCGATCTCAATCGCATCTCCGTCTTGACCAACTGCTAAATACCGTCTCGTCAAATATCTGATTTTTGCGGTTCCGCTTCCCCAAGCTGAGACTGTGATCTTCAGCCAAAATCTCTCGACAACGATGTCATCTCCGCCGTCCTCACCGACCTTTTGTCCGGCCTTGGTCCAGTTAAACGGTGGAGTGATCGTTATGGTCCCGTCCTGACTAAAATCGCTCGTTCCGTCCGTCATATAGCTACTGAGGTCGCCCCAAGCCGCGAAGGATCCCTGAGAGTACTCGAAGGTCAGAGTTGCTCCGGTTAGAAATTCATCGAACTCGAAGGTGATCCCCCGAAACTTCTCAACAGCACTGATATAAAGAGTATCCGTTGAGGCTCCAAGCGCTGTTTCGGATTCTTGCTGCTGAACCATACAACTCTGCGAGATGTCGTAGAGCGTTCCTCCCACATCCTCCCGGATGATGAAGGTGAACGGAGCACCCAGATAGACAGGATTCCCACTGTCGAAGATGATCTCAATTCCACCACGCTTGATAACTGACTGACCGATAATCAGAAAAACTTCGATATTATCGTCTTGCGTAAACCCTGCAAAAGAACATTCGATGGTCGAGTCATCCCAGGCTGCAATCGTAGATTGATCTCCCAAATCCTTCCGGACCCAGGGGCCCTGATCCCACTGAAACCAACCCCACGATCTGTATTTCAGGACTTTGATTCCATCCGTAGTATCTGCACTTATGTTCACCACTGATACTTCAGGCAACCCACGCGATCCAGCTTCCCCTTCTTCCGCTTTGGATCCTCGGCGGGATTTGAGCTTCGTTTTTGTAGAGGGGAATTTGAAGCTGAATTCCCGGACGCTCGTAGCAGGCCTATTCGGTCCTTCGACGTAAGCCTTCAGATCGACACCGGGGATTCTGAAAAAAGCACCGAACTCCTCAGAGACCAGTGCGGCGGGAAACTGTTCCATCCGCTTCAAGAAGTCGTAACTCTCGATCTGGATCGTTCTCTCACGGAGAGCATCTTGAATCGCAATGGGTTGAATGATTCCTGAGTATCGCAAGAATTTGCTCATGCCGCCGCCCTCAAACCTGCATAGAATTTCAAATTGAACCAGACTCCCAAACTTACGAGAAAAGCATCGCCAACCGATGCTCCATCGGTAAGTAGGGTTCCAACGACCACAACCGCTCCGGAGGTATTCGAAAGAATGGGATATTCCCGATTTTTCCCATCTCCCGACAGAACGGTCAACACACCACCTTTGAAGACATTCACTATCAAAGTACAATTAGTGAAAGTGACCTGTGTTTCGGCTATCGCAGTCGATTCCAAAAGTTCAGCGCCATTCCACAGGATCCCGGTATTTAATTCTGCGTCTAGAAAATACTTGTCCGCATTATCCAACTTACAATTGAAAGTCGAAGACTGGAACAAATTTAGAGTTGAGCCCTCGATAGACTCCGAAACATCTCCCATCGACTCTTTCAAGATACGATCTGAGACCAGAAAAATTCTTGAAACGCGGGCCCCGAGATCGGAAGCCGAAACCGATCCGCTCGACAAAACGAAAATTGTTTCCGAAGTCGAAAAGGTAACTGATAAGATGACTTCTGTCTCGGAAAATTTCTTCGTAGACAACTGAATTGAATTTCCCGATACAAATAGCGCGGTTGCATCGCCCGCGACTCGAAATTGAGTCGAGCTATCGACCTGCGTAATCGGCCAGTAGCCTTCCCTCAAAATCTCGACATCTGAAATAATCTCGACACCGGATTCTTTTCGCATAAGACTGAGATAGCTCGCATCTGTTCCGCCTGGTCGCAATTATTTCACCCTATATCGTGACACATTGTCGGTGATTCTCATTCGAACGGTTCTCGTTTTCATTCTCTCGACTTGTACCTTCGGTGGCGGCGGGGCCTCCATGAAAACTTCCGGAGCAACTGCTGGCGGTACTCGTCTTGGAAGAGGTGCCGGTTTCGCACTTGGGTACACTCGTTTAACAACTGGCTGTGGTACTGCGACTGCTGGTGGTACCCGCTTTGCAAGGGGTACCGGTTCCGCACTCGGGTACGCTCGTTTAACAACTGGTGGTACTTTCGCAACAGGATAAGATACAGCTTTAACTGGTGGTACTTCCTCAACAGGATAAGATACGGCTTCAACTGGTGGCTCCGGTGCTGCAACTGCTTTTCTTGCGAAGGGCGAAGGCCCGGGAACCCCCTCCTTGAAAATTGATTCAACTTCTTCGGTAAAAAGAACCTGCTCGGATATCGCTTCGGTTTTAGAGAAAGATGTTACTTCGGAGAAAACCAGATCCTCGAAAAGATCAACTTGGGTTTTATGAGGACCGATCCAAATATGAATTTCTCTTAGGAGAACTTCAGAAAAGACAATCTCTTCATCAATCAATCGGAGATTGTTCCAGAGTTCTTCCGTAAAGACAATCGCTTCGCTGATTTCAACCTGCCGAACAACCTCTTCTTCAAAGTAAATTGATTCTGAAAGATTTACAGGAATACCGCGCTGAACCTGTTCAGTAAGATTGAATGTTTCATCAAGGCTGAGTCGACTTTGATAAATCTCTTCGGAAAAGAAGATTGACTCTTGGATACCATACGCTGATTCAACGCTTTCTGAGAAAAAAATTTGCTCATTGCAAATTCTCAGAATCTGAAGCTTTACTTCCTCATGAAGATAAAATTGATCAGAGGTTGACTGGACAATATCTAATGTTATAGATTCTTGTAAATATACCGATTCGGGGATCGGTCCGACTTGACTCGGGTAAACTCCCTCAGAGAAAACAATTGTCTCTGAGATTGTTTGTCTTAGCTCAAGCTCTTCTGAAAAGAGAACCTGTTCTTCGATCGGGGAAGGTATAATTTGACGAACTAAAAGTTCTTCAAATTCAATGGTTTCTCGAAGAAGTGATGGAATATGAACAACGTCTTCAGTAAAAGAAACCGATTCCTCGATAATTTTAACAATCTCGGGAGGAAAAATGTCTTCGGAAAAAACAAATTCTTCTTCAATGGTCAGTCCTACGACCTGAACCTCAAGACTTTCGCTCAAAAGAACTTCTTCGAAAATTTCCCTCGGCAGCTCGCGTTCAACCGCTTCTCCGAATACGATTGATTCGGAAATCAGGAGAACTCCATCAGTCCAGATTTCTAAATCTTCAGGGAAGTAGATCGTTTCAATCTGAAGAGCTTCAGTTCCAAAGAACCAAAACGATAACAGTCTCGGTGTCTTTGTACATATTGCTTCGACTTCCTCAGAAAACAGGACAGTCTCATCAATACGGGGAATTTTGTTGGCAATGATCTCTTCGGAAAAGAAAACCGATTCAGAAACAGCCGCGAGGAGTGGATTTACTTCCTCAGAAAACCATACGGATTCCTCAATTGCTATCTCAAACTTCGCTTGAAAATAAAAAGTAAGCAGGCGCGGAGTAAAACCAGTTGTCAGCGAAACTTCCTCAGAAAACAGGATGGTCTCATCAATATCACGACTATTATCTGCGGTAAGATCGATCTCCTCCGAGAATATAATTGACTCTTCAATCCCTGCATACAGTACATTTATTTCCTCGGAAAGCAGTACAGATTCTTCGATTTCTTCAAAGTACTGAGGTCGATACACCTCCTCGGAAAACTGCACAGACTCCTCAATCTCTACAACAAGCTGAGCCTGAAAATAGAATGATCGTAACTCTGGAGTCTGTGCAGCCACATCCTCGATCTCCTCAGACTACAATACCGTGGCCGGACTACGATACTGCGGCGGTAATCGTCCATTTCACGATAAGCGAATCTCCTGACGTGAGCGCTACAGCCGTGATCGCAACCTCGCTGTAGGTGGTCGTCCATGATCCATTGAGAACTCCCAAACGAACCGGCGTCACTGAAATGCTTCCCGTCGCCGTCAATGTGGCCTTCCAACGTATCCAAGCCTCGGTACCGGCTCCTCCTCCATCGATGGAAGTTGCTTGCGCGTGACCCCACGCTCCGTCGTAATAGAAATCCATCGCATCCACAGCGGCCATCGATCCGCCGCCCAGTGCATTTGCGACAGCGTTCAGGAACGCTGCTTGAATGGTATTTGAGAATACCATCTTCTCAACCCGACCATCCTGTCGCCGAATCTCAAGCTCGACCTTTCCCCGAAACGCACAGCACTCTTCAACGTGTTGTCCATCATCTCTCGACCTAAGAACTGTGGTTGCGACTTCTTCGCTAAACCCCGTTCGGTCTCTCATCTGATCCTCCCTTTCTTGAGAATTTGAAAACTCAATCCTCAAAATCAAGTCGTATCGCCCCAAAAAGTTGCACGAAATTGAACGTAGCGCTTGCGTTCACTATCTTCTGCGTAGCCTCCGGATTCGTATTCCGCGAAGGGAAGAGTATAATTGATTTCCTCAACATCTGAAATAACTGAAACTGAATCGTCTCCGTTGTTTGCTGCAAATATCTTTCCGGCCGATTCATCGCAATCAATACCATAAGGACCGTCGCCGATACTGATCGTTCCAACAACAAGATTACTCGAACTATCAACTACTGAAACACAATCATTCCCACTATTGGTTACGAAAGTTTTTCCGACCCCCTCATCACAAACTACATCGCGAGGATTAGATCCTACATTGACCGTAGCGCTGACTGTATTTGACGGTGTGTGAATCACCGACACAGTATTGTCATCATAATTCGCCACAAAAGTTTTCTCTACGGTCTCGTCGCAAGCGACACCGCGGGGATTAGATCCCACACTGATCGTAGCGCTGATTGAGTTTGACGGTGTGTGGATCACCGACACAGAATCATCTCCAGAATTCGATACGAATGTCTTTCCCGCTGTCTCGTCACATGCAACTCCCGAAGCAGTAGTTCCAACGAAAATTGTTGCACTGATCGTGTTCGAAGCGGTATGGATCACAGAGACTTTAGGCAAATACATAAGAACTAGCTCTGGTGGATTCCCTGCGTTGCGAGCATCAAACTCGGCCCATCGGTCGTACTGGAGAGGAGGACCTGTTGAGAGTCTAATACCATAATTCAGATACGTCCCTTCACTCCATCCCTGTGCCAAAGAAGTTAAATTTATCTCGTACCATCCTGCCGTATTGACCCAAAACGATGTGTACCCAGCAACCGCAGGCTGATTATTCCAAGTTATAGTATATTCCTCCCAATCTGCCAGAACCCGGCCAATGGAAATCAGATGCGATCCAATTCCAACTCCGTTAGCATATATACGAAGAACGGCAGATGTTATTCCCTCACCAACCGGAAAGCGGATAAATGCGTTTTTCTGCCTCGACAGATGAGTATTATTCGCAACATCTAATTCCGGATCTCCACCATAATTGCCCCCTGGATTGAGAGTATCAGTCCAAGAATCCCCAGTTGGATAAACTGTGAGTGGTGCAACTCCACTGGCGGCCACAAAGGTCTTCCCTGCGGTCTCATCGCAGGCAACAGCTTGAGGATTAGATCCTACGCTGATCGTGGCACTAATAGTATTCGAAGCCGCATGGATAACAGATACAGAACTCGATCCCGAATTCACCACAAACGCCTTTACTGCAGTTTCATCGCAGGCAACTCCTTCGGGATTAGTTCCTACTCCGATAGTTGCAACCACGGAATTTGAAGCGGTGCTGATTACAGAAACTGTATCAGAAGTCCGATTTACAACGAAGGTCTTTCCCACGGCTTCATCGCATGCAACTCCGCGTGGAGCATCGCCAACCGAAATCGTCGCAAGCAAATCATAGGTCGCAGTTCCTCCCCACTCGGGATCTGCTATATCCGGCACATCCTTATCCGCCCAAGCCCCGCCTCCTTTTTTAATGGTCGGGACGACATTGGAAGCTCGAACAGAAATTGTCTTAGGTGGAGGTGGAACGGTATCAATCGCTGTCGGACTTGGTTCCTGAGAAGTCCATTTCACAGAACTCAACTGAACCTCGTCTCCTAAATCGACCGCTCCGCTGGTAAATTTTCCAGTTTCAACATAATCACCGGGCGTTCCGGCAAGTTCGATTTGAAGTTGGGTCGGAGGATCGGTTTGAACTTTGTAGGCTAGTTCACTACCAGAATAGAATGACCACGATCCTCCATAGATCGCCTGCCAAGTACCCGTTCCTCCAGATCCTTTCATATAGATCTTCGCCGTGTTACCCCCTGTGTTACTTCGGTATAAAGCCCCAACCCAAATCGGACCCGTAGTTACAGCGAAATCTAAATCCCAAGTGTACCAAGCTTTCGGAAAGGGGCCATAGAGTGGAGGACCGGGTGACGTCCAAGCTGGATCTACAGTATCTGCTGGTACCCCACTCTCATCCAGCCAAAGTTTTGCGAAAATCAAATCAGGGTCATCAACTAATGAAATCAAAAGACTTATTTTCTTAATCACTGAATCGAGGGGTACGATAATTTTCGAGCAAACACAACGAGAGACGTGGTACCCTGCACTTACATAAGTACCCCCATCAGTTTGCTCAAGATACCAACCCCCTTCGATCTCCGTATCATCCAGACTGTCCGCCGAATTCGGACTTGGTCCAAAGTCTACCCAAGCTATCTCAGCATCCGCTCCACCGATCTTCATTCGATTACCTCCGCAATCGTCTCCTTCAAACGCTCGATCCTGCGCCGCTTCGCAGGCAACCAAATATCTTCATAAACTTTGTCAATCGTGGTTATGTCGTTGATCATCGGAACGCTACCAGTAAAGTCAATCGTATCGCCTTCAAAAGTCACGCTAATATCTACCTTCTGTTCCGTTTTCATAGAAGCCGGTCTTGATCTTGCACCAAGAGCAGCAGTCGCCTCGGGACTTAATCGAATCAAACCTTCAGTTTGAGCAGCGGACCGAAGCAGCGATGGAATCGTCTCTTCAAGACCGAGAAGCGGCTGAAGAATCTCTCGCCCTCGTTCCGAAATTCCCAGTCTCCCCGCTTTCCGCGTCAATGGAATTACAGCTTCTGGGCCTTCCTCGCCAATGAGAGCAGCCGTTTTTTTCTTGATGATCCCGCCTTTGGCAAAAAGACCGAGAAGCGGCTGAAGAATCTCTCGCCCGCGCTCCGAAACTCCGAGCTTCCCTTTTCTCCTCTCTAAAGGGATCACGGCTTCCGGGCCTTCCTCACCAATGAGAGCAGCGGTTCGCTTTTTGACAACCCCACCTTTAGCAAACTTAACCAACCCGGTCATTTTTGCAATGAAACCGGCGACGACACCCGCACCGATAACCATTCCAATCGGGCCGAGCCCTGTGAACCAATTCCAGAGCTTAGAGACTCCTTGTGCCGTCTGTTCAGAAACTACCGCTTTAGTGATCCCCTTCTCGACCGCCAGTTTCTTCATGCTCTCTGCAATGATTCCAACTATCAGTTTAGAAAATTCCGCCAACGCAGTTCTTTGTAGGCTCTTCCACAGTTCACCCATATTTTTTGTGAAGCCCCTGCGCCGATTTTCGACTTCCTCAGTAAACTTCCGATCCATTTCATCGAGTTCGAGGTAATATCGTTCACGATTGATTTTTCCCTCTTCAAGATCATCTCTGAGTCTCTGTTTCCGCTCTTCGTTTCTTTCCGCAATCAATTCCAGAGATTCTCGACTGTATTCATCTTCTAACCCGATCATCTTCTGAAGTGAGGAGGAAATCACATTTTCCAAATCCTGATAGAGCCTACTGAATATCCTTTTTACCATGTCTGAAAATGTTCCAATTCGTTTCAAGTAATCTTCCGAAGCACCGGTCATACCAGCCATGATACTTATCCAGGCACGACTGCTCGAATCGGCCATCTCCTGGTCATCTTCCGTAAGTGCCTTGACTACGTGCTGCTTGACTCTAAGCAGATACTTGAAATAGGCCTCAGCTTCCTTAAACCTTGCCTTATAGAGCGCCACATCGCGCCAGATCGTGCTTACAACCTCATCCTCGTCTAACTTCTCAAGAACTTTTTTCCTTTCGTCCGCATCGGTAATCTCTTTTTCAGTACTCACCGCGCGCTGTTTTTCGATATTATCCAGATGCTTCCGATGAATGTCACCGATTCTTTTCGCAATGTTTTGCCACGCTGTGACAGTCTGACGGTAATTTTCGACGGTATTTTTCGCTCGGAGATCTGCTCTTTTCTTCGCCCAATGTGCTTCAATTTCAGAACGTTCAATTTCGTTTTGTACGGTAAGCTTGGTCAATGCCTTTTGATGCGCTTTGGTTGCAGCCGTCTGTGCACTTTGACTCGCTTCTCTAGATTCAGTAATTTCTGCAACCTCTTCTGCGGCCGCCGTCTTCCGTTTTTCGTAATTCTGTTTCAAGGCTACCAGGTCTTTTTTGCCGCCCGCGATCAATTTCCCGTGGCGAAAGTTTGTCTGCTCCTTCAAAAGACCTGTCAACTCTTTAAGCGCCTTCTTTTCAATCTGGAGCAGGGCGATCCCTTTATTGACCTGAAGTAATTTTTCTTTGTCCGCCGACTCCTGAAGCAATTCATACAGGTCATCCAAACCGTAGTGCCTTGCTTGTATCCGAGCCATTTCTATCGCGTTCATTCCTTCAAGCGTTTCATTTTCCAGCGCTTTCATCGCATCGGAAATTATATCCGCTTCTGCAGTTCCTGCTTCGTACTGCATTCGAGCCCGGATTAACAGATTCAGAGCGTATATTTTTTCAAGCTCGGATCCTGCCGCCCGAGAATCCTCAAGCTGTCTGTCTAACGAGGTTTTCTGAGTCTGTCGCATTGCATCCCAAGCTTTACGATACTTTTCACTGAGTCCCTTCAAAGCCTTTGAAAAGATTGCCTCTCTTTTTGTAGTAAAATAAGTTTCGATCAGACTGGCATCAGCTTCCTTTGCCTTCATGACCATGATGCGCTGATCTAAAGCGTAAAGCTGATTTTCTAAACCGGACTGTTGTAGTTTTCGGAGTTCCTGTAGAGTTTCACCTTCGATACGAACTCGCTCGCCCATCAGTTCTTCGTCGGCCTCCGTAATCAGACCCATTCTCTTCCTCAGTTGCGTTTCTTCGACTCCAAGCCAAATTGACCAAGTACGGATCATGTATTCCTGCATCCTTTGCGCGTGCTCGGTCTCAGTCAATTCTTCCTTATCCAACTCCTTTGCATAGGCATCCCTTCTCTTCTCCCACATTTTCATCAACTTGTAATTTGCAATCCGATAGGAAAGATTTCGAAGACTAAGAAAGGAGGCAATCTTCGAAAGCAAACCCTTCTGAATCGCTACCTCTTCGAAAGCAAACTGCATAGACTTCTTCGTAAATTTTCCAGTTATCGCATCCCAGGCCACACCGAAAGCACCCATCGCACCAATTGCTATTCCGAACCAACCCGCGAATTTTCCAAGCCTTCCTAATACTCGGCCAATCGCCGGGACAAACTTTGTAAAGTTCCCAACAATGCCTTTCATTGCCGCTCCAAGACCGATCACTCTCTGATTTACCTTAGTCCGAGTGAACGCTCTCCCTACCAAGAGCAAACTTAATCCAAGCCTATCAACCCATTTTCCGAGCGCCGATGTCGGAGCGATTGCTTTTCCAGAGGACAGGCGCCAAGCAATCAGCGCCACGGGAATTTTCTCTATAGAACCTAGCAGCATTCCCACCGCACGACCGAGATCTTCGGACAAATCGATGGCTCTTAAAAGAACCTTGTTAAGAGAAGCAAGTTGCCCCGAGAACGTTTGGGTCTGAATCGCACCCCGAACCATCGCTGTAATGTTCATCGAAACGGCATTGCCGAGTATTTTTAATTGTGCGGAGGGGTCGGATTCGACCAGCGCAACCATCGATTCGACCAGATCATAAGTTGCTTCTCTGTTTATCCGAATCTGTTCGGCCAGCTTCTCAAAGTTCTCAGCCAGTGTAATCACTCGAATCCCACGTAAACCCAAGAGATCAATCATCTCAGCAGCTTTCTGAGTACTGACCGCAAATTCATCAGTATCTGAAGACGACTTGCGAAGCTCCTGGCCAATCAACCTCACCGCTTGTTCAAATTGCAGAGGCCTAGACGGATCAAAAGCAAAGCCAGTGACTTTTGCAAGGCGCTCCGGATACCTCAGCAGTCGAGCGAAAGTACGAGCTAAAGCAGTCCCACCCTTCGAGCTTTTAACAAAGTGCGTTCCTAAGACTCCAAGCGAAGCAACTAAAACCTCTAACGAAACTCCGGCAGTCTTACTTAAAGCGCCGACGTAAGTCATTGCCTTGTTGTAATCCGCCATTTCAATGTCTTGTTGCCTAAAAGTGGCGGTTAGGATCGCCGAAATCTTCTGCATCTTCGCAACTGGCGTCCGAGCAGTGGTCAGCGTCTTTCCGAAGACATTATACAACGAAGTCAGCGTTCGAGTTGTTTGAATGGCATCTTCATCGAGCGCGATGGCAGTCTCCATCGTGGTATCAATCGTCTCTTGTGCAACGTTCCAAGCTAGGCCGGCGGTCGTCAGATAGTAGAATGACTTGATATAATCCCGGAGACTTTTTGTATGCTGCGCGGTGAACCGGATCGCTTCCCGGGTTAGAGCATTCCGTTTAACCAGCAGTTCGACCTCGTTACTCAAGGCATCCGCACCAGTTCGAAGAGCCAATGAGGTTTCATGCATCAGCACATTGATATTCTCTAAGGCATCTTGCAATTTCGACCACAAAAACCAGAAACTTCGCCAAACCACAAACCATCTCACGTTCAATTTAATAAACTTTGCGACCCCCTCCTGAAATGAGATGATCGCGCCCAGTTGTTGTTTGCCCCGGGATATCATCTGCTTTCCAGCCTTATCCATCGTACTGGCTGTTTGTTGAACCGAGGTGCGAGTCTTCCTGCCAGAAGCTTGCGCCTGATCCGAGGAAGTTTTGTACTGCTTGCTAACCGCAGACATTGCGCTCTGAGTTTGCTTCGTTCCGGCAGTGACCGCACTCGTTGTCTCTCGTACCGATGCACTAACGGCTTTCGCCATTCCAGCGAAAGCCGCTTTCTGTTTCGAAGCTTCGGCGTTGAACTTCTTCAGCGCATTTAACGCTTTAGCCATCTGATCCCGAAAAGCTTTCGTTCGGGCCAGTAAAGTGATAGCAAGCGTTCCAAGCGCTATTCCTGTCGCTTCGAGACCCTGCGGATCGGGCATTTCATCCCTCCTGATGAATCTGAATTCCGACCTGACTCACAAATGCTGCTAATTGACCCGGATCTGAGGCTTGGAAAGTCGGTTTCCGGGGCTGTTGTCCAGATTCACTGTGAACGACCTCGAGTCCTGCTTCGAGCAACAATTCGAGCTCATCAATTGTCCGCTTCAGAGTCTCGTCAACCGTCCATCCAAATTCCGAAGAAAAATACCAGAGCACTTTCGATATCCCTAACTTAGACCGAACTGTAGAAATGTCTCCAGAGTTTTCCGGTCTAAGATGCCGAGCCAACTCATAAAAAAAGGCTTCACCACCTTTGCGATAGAAGCGAAAGACAGGTTTTCTTCAACCCAGGTCTTTTCTCTTTCCATCAGGAGTGCAGCCACTTGAATCGATAGCTCCGGGATGTACGCCAACGCCAAATTGATCATCTCTACGGTGTTCAGGTCCTCATTCACCAGCTTCTCAACTTCCGATCCTGCTTTCTTAGTTTCCTTGCGAATCGCGGCGATAACTTGAAGCTCTTTCTTCGCAGGAAATCTCAAAACTACCTCAATCTCTTCTCCACCGATCGTTGTGAGTTTGACTTTCTCCGGAATCTCACCCCAGATTTGAGCTTCGTCCTTCTCGTCGGTACCTTTCTCGTCGGCCACTACTGTGGGACCCGACATGCTGACCTCCTTTCGGTTCTTTCCGGCCTCTCTGACCTGAACCAAATTTAGAGTTGCCTGTCGTTTGCTATTTGTGTGACTACCACGCTTTATGTAGGTGCAACAACTCGATTCATCCGGTAGTACCGCTCGTCACCAGTTATCGCCGGACACGTATCGTTCCCCCACTCGTAACCTGCATCAAGCGCCTGGAAACTGACTGGGAAAGTGTGTAAATCCTCGGAGAAAGCGATCGGCATATCGCCAATTGAGCGTGCTTTCCAGATCCGGATCTCAATGGTATCCCCAACCGTTTTTCCGACATTCGGCGGCATCTGATGTCGCAATATCATCGATACTTCGGTAAAGCGCAACGAACCGCCGAAGCCAAAGGTTTCATCCGATGCTGCTGCAGTGTACTCTCCGCCACCGACGTACATCTTCATATTGGCGAGATTCCATTGAAGCCCGGTGAAAGCGAACGTAACTCCTTCGGCTTGCCGGAAACTCGCAACGATCCTTCTTGGCGATCCCTGCAAAGCATCCAGCGCATCGACCGAATGAGTCAAAACCATTCCAACATCAACAGCACCCACGTCACCTGTCGGCGTTACACCAGCCAAAGCCATTGAGACTACTCCTGGTCCGAAGGATAGCTGTTTGTCATCGACGGTCGGCATATTAAAGACACCCATCTCTTATCCCTCCTTTGACTCCTCTGAAACTCTTTGTTCTGACTCTTGCTCCAGCGTATTGATGGATCCGCAATTCCGGCAAGTCATCGAGACATCCCCGTTCCTGACCCAGATGTAAGCATCTTTGACTTTGATCGTCAGAACACTCCGACCGACATCAAGCATCCCAAGTTTTGCTTTGCAATTCTCACATTTCCACGGCAGCGTACCTACTTTCAACTCATTTTCAGCCATGAATTGCTCTCCCAAAATAGTTGACTGTTTCACAAAACAAATCAGACTCGGAAATTTCAACTGGTCTTGACGCTGGATCCAAAACAGCCGACATTTCCTCGCCAACGATGATAGAGTTTCTCAAGACTGCATCTCCAAGCGCATATAATTTATGCGCGGCCCCCATTGATTCTTCGGTGTAAAACCAAAAGCGAATTGAAAAAGTTGAGTACGGAGCACCTCGATAGGGAAAAGCGCCCCCTTCAGTTTCAAAGTTAATACATGGAAACTTCGGATCCTGAACGCTCGCGAGTCGAGCGGGGTAAACTCTCCATCCGACTTGATCCCGGATTGAGGTTGTCTGAACCAGCATTTGAATGAGATTCTTTTTCCATGTCCCTTCCACGGGAGAACCTCCATCTTAATCACGCCACGGGGCCCCTGTCTTTATTTTCCACGCGGCTCCCTTCCTTATTCTGGTTCGGAGCATCAGCTTGCGGATAATCTGAAGATTGCCCATCACTGACTCCATCATAAAATTTCTTCCGACCATTTTTGATGTACCGAGAATGACCATCGGCCCGTATTTTTCGGTCTTCGAACCTCTCTTTACTCCGATCTGAATCCAAATTGATTCGGCAGTTACGTTAATCGGGAAAACGGCCAAGTCTCGGTTAAGCTGCCCGGTTTGCCGGTTGATTAGCCACTCAGGAGCATGAGGAATCGGTGATCGGGGTTTTACTGTTGGTAAAATTCCGTAAGGATACCCCATCGCTTTAAGCTGGGCTAAACTATAATTTGGACTCGGCGAAGTGGCATCCTGGAACTTCTCCAGAATAAAGTCAGCGGCTGTCGAAAGGTTCCTGATGACTCGGTTCATCTCTTGCCCATAAACTTGCTTCAGATAGGGCGTTGCACGATCTTTAATCCTGAGTGAAATCATTGACGCTCCCAAGTAAGGTCTGGTAGCTTTGTTTCAGAGGATAAGAATCCGGCATAATGTCCACCGCTGAAGAAATGTGATCCCGGGACTCTCGAAGAAGAATCAAACCCAATTCTGTTCTTGCCTGAACAAATTTCGGATCAAGCCGAATTGCTTTTCTCAACAACTCGACTACTCCGTCTTCTCCCTTCTCTCGGAGATGAAGAGCCAATGAAAAAAGCAGGATCGGATCATTCGGAGTTTTTTCTAATTCGGAACGAATCTTTGCCTCGTAGTCTCGCAGTTTTTCTTGAAGAAATTCTTCCTCTTTGAGAAAGCCCAGATGCACAATTCCCACGGGCGAAACTGAGACCGCTCCCGATACTTCGATATGCTCATGAATCGCTCCCGACCAACGAACCCGATTATCTAAATGAAACAGCCGCACACGCTCGGTAATCGTATGCCGCCCGTCCTTTCTAAGATTCTGGACCCAAAACATCCAGGCATCCGTAGGAAAGTCGAGCAACTTTCGAAGGATCGGCCAGCCCTCAAATCGTTCATCCGTATCGAGAGAAAAAACCCAATCTTCTTGCGACTGCGAAAGAAGAAGATTTCGCTTAGCCGAAAAGTCTTTGCATTTCCCGAAGATTACTTCGACCTGGAAAAGCTTTTTAAGTTGATCGATGTCGGGAAGAATTGGGCTCCGATGATCGGGTTCGACAAAAAACTCTGGATCCCGATCGAGATAAATCAATCGTTGTTGAAACGCTCCCCAAGATTCGAGTAGCACTTCGGAGAGATCGGCTAAATCCTCCAGTCTAGCTAAGATGTTCAGAGAGGCGTGTACTCCCGGTACATATTTTACGAGAAGCATCCGACTCTCATCGCGGAGATGCGAGTAGTCAGGAGCACCGATCCAATTGACATTCTTCTCTTGGTCTCCATCCTGGTAAAATTCAAACTTCCTTTCCCGCTGTTCTTCCGAATTGTATCCGTAATGCAAAACTCGAAGAGTAGTACCTCTTCGGCAATCCTCCGGGTACAAGGGGAACGATGAACAGTGTAGCCCTGGCAAGGACTGTCTGTTTCCGTGTCGGCTCAAACTCATTTCTGGCCCGATACGGAAAAGTTTTCCTCTCGTCATATCGGCCCAGAGACCGTCATTCCGATAATGGGTACGATTCCAGAAGGTGATCTCAGGAAAAATAATCTGCCGAATTGAGGGATCTGGAACTCGAACGAGGTCGTGGAGCTTTTGAAAGGTAACATATCCTTCAAGCTGCTCGTCGGAGTCCAAAGCCAATGCCCAATCGCAACCACATCCTTCCAACCACCCCAACAGGACCATCCGATCTGCGTATTCATCGAATCCCTGGTCCGGCTCCTTGTAGTAGTACCTCTTGATTTTTGGAAAATGTTGAATAATCTCACGTAACGGAGGGTCGGACCGATCATCGAAAACGTAAATCACATCAACTTGCTTCGAAGTCTGTTCTAAGGAATCAATGAAATTATCTCTGTCATTATGCACCCGGTAAATTGCAACGATCTTCGGCTCCGGCCGGTAATGCTTTTCGTAGTACCGAAATCGGTTATCAAAGACCCGTTCTTGACCTCCAAATTCCCGCTGAAAGGTCTGCCCTCCGCGGTGAAAAATGAAGACCTCTTTGTTCAGTAACGTTTTCCAGCCTTTTTCCCACGCCCGAATTTGATAGTCATCGTCCTCGAAACCACCCGGCCCCCACTCTTCAAGCTCTCCGACCTCATTGATCATCTCAGAATCAAGCAGGGTGCAGAAAAATCCGAGAGTTCCGATTTCTGTAATCATGCCAGCATGTTCCGACCGGTGCTTTCTCGAAAAGTCTTCGAGCGCCCCCCTCTCAGGTACCACGACCTTCTGATGATTCTTGGCGTAATTGCTTACCGGACCCACAAAACCAACGCTCTTCCCGGCTCGTTCTTTCGTATCGAGCAAGCCTTCGAGCCACCCTTCGGTAAGAACTATATCATTGTTCAAAAGAACAAAAACATTGCTTTCAACTATTTCCAGACCCGTGTTTATGGCGTGCCCGAAACCTCGGTCACGAACTCTCAGAACCCGGATACTCTGGCTTTCAAAGAACTCTGGAGTTCCGTCTGAACTCTCCGAATCAATTATGGTTAAACGGTACCGGCTGGTTGTCCTCTGTAAAGAATCGAACATCTGCACAGAATCGCTCAGACCATTTCTCGTTGGAACCAAAATATCAATTTTCAATTTCACACCTCAGAGTTCGTAAGGTTCCCGGCTGACCACCACTTTCAAATGCGAAACGAAATTCGGAAAGCCCCTGATCGGAACAACCGATTCAACTTTATATTTCACTCCACTATCTAAAAATTCAAGTCCCTCTACAATATCATCCCTATTTGGAAAAAAATACTTAAACCGTTGACGTAGCGCGCGGGCTTCGCCCGGGACCTCGACGGAAATTGTATAAGGATCGGCAGACTTATCCACCAAAATATCTTCTCCGGTTTCGGATCCGGTGGCCGGAGAACCATCTCCCCGCAAAGGATATACTTTAACGTTTCCACCCAAATCGCCAGTCGCTGCAATCGAATCTAAGGTATCGAATAGCTGGAAGCCCCGGTTCTCAACTTCTGCTGTGAGGGCAACCGATTCGGAAACAGGTGTCGAATTCTTTTTTCCGGTTATATCGAATGTCAAGGTCTTCGCTTCTGACAACGTGAAGGCAAGACAAGAACCGGCTGGTATCGCTGAAAATGGGAGGGTGCTTTGGACTGGGCCGTCGTAAATTTCGAAGCGGCGATGGAGAAGCGTGATCTTTGTCTTAAAAAAGGGCTTCAGCATTTCAAATCACCATGCCGTACCGTACCAAAATCTCTATGGCGAGCGGAGGCAATGCACGCTTACGCTCGAAGGAACGATCGTCCAATTTCTGTTTCGTGATGCTGGTATCGCCGATCTCCATCCGATCTTCGATAATGGCAAAGGCAGCGATCTTCAACATCTTTGGGATAGTAGTATACCCCGCAGGATATGTTATGTCGAAAATATCTGTCGGAATAGTCGCATCGGAACTAATACCATCCCAGTAGTCCGTTTGCAACATCACCAGTCCCGCCGCAAGATCTTCATCGAGTGGTGTGACAGTAGTTCCGGCCTTATTCGTCAAAGATGTTATGGAAACAACCGGATAGTTACTGAGACGTAGAACGAGATTCGGAAAGCGCAAGAAGATTTTCTCGGTGTAAGTAGCTAAATCGAAAACTCTTCCGCAAAGATCTGGGATCAGTTCATTGATCGCTTCAGTAACCATCGTCAATTTGAAGCTCTCTGTCATATTTAGGAATTGAATGACCTCTTCAAGAGATACAATCGCCATTACCGCCTCCGCTTACCTCTTCCTTTTCTTTCGCCCGGGGCGTCCCGACCTCGTTACCAGTACCTCGACATCCTCTACGGTCAAGGCGGTCTCCTCGGTCGGAGGTTCGGCTTGACTCTGATCATCACTTTTCTCTTCGGGCGACTCATCCAACTCAAATGTCATGGGACTTGGCGTCTCCCCTTCAGCCGTCTCGACTTCAATCGTCTCGACTTCAATCGTCTCGACTTCAGCCGTCTCGGTCTCAGCCGTCTCGACTTCAATCGTCTCGGTCTCAGCCGTCTCAACTTCGGTGTTTTCAGCGTCCGGCAGGACTTCCGGTACTTCCGGCACTTCCACGAAACTCCCCTTCCGAGGCGTTTTCAGAGCGATGATCGAATTCGGATGAGTAACCTTGGCATAACCTTTCTCGACAGTTACGACTTCATCGTAAGTCCAAATCTGAAACCAGGCGATCTTTGAAAACTTCTCAGAATACATTCTCATCTCAAATCCTCCACAAAGAAGAGACTCGTAGAAGTTTCGTCTTCCAAAACGTCTCTTCAGTAAAATTCAGGACCTGCGCTTAGCCGATCTTAACTCCGGTCAGCTTGGCTTGAGGCAGAGGATTCGACAACACGACGGTAACGTCCTCGAAGATGTCGAAACTCGTGTACTGACTCGAAAGCTTGATCTCTTCATACGTCAGCTTCTGGCGCTCACCGACCCACAGAAAATCCCAGTTAAGCGCGAAGAGAGTCGTCGTAGATCCGGTGATGATCGTGGTCAACAGATTGGTCGTTGCGAGTGACGCGCTGATAGTCACCGTCGTATTCGGCGATGAATAAGAGACAACCGAGATGGTAGCGGCGATGATGCCGTCTGCCCCGCAATCCATGTTGACCGTGGCCCCAACCTTATAGTCCAGACTCACATCACCGACAATGGTGAACTGAGTCCCGGAGACGTAGGTTGACACCAACCGTTGCGCGGCGTACCCATCAGCATTGAGACCGATCGTATCCGGGACATTCGAAGAGGTAAAGATCGGAATTTCGAGGTACGAGGGTACCCGGAATCCGCCCTTCACGTCCATCATGTCCAGGAACATCTGCTGCGGCTGAAGTGCGCTCGACAACTGACGCCGAGCAGCCAACGACATAATCAGCATCTTCGGCTTAAACGGTGCGCACTTGTCGATGAACTCATCCATCTTGGCGAGAGTGAGTGCCGCCCCGACCGCGGTATTCGCTATCCGAAGAGTCCGAGCGTCGGTGATCAACGTGTCGATCCCGTCGTACTCGTAATTCTCGTTCGGAGCCGCGAAATGCTTCGCCCAGATCATGCACCACTCTTCCTTGTTCTTGAACTCCAGAATCCTCTGTTCAATCTCCTCGGTCTTCAGATCAAGCTGATCCTTGGTGGCGAGAACTGCGGTACGCATGATCTCACCGTTGACGCCAATGGTCCGATACGTGAATTCCTGATCGGCGTAGGTGCCCTTTCCGCCGGTGGTAAATGTCTTCGTATCGGGGCTGTAGAAGGCAATCTTATTGTCAGTAGCAGGAGTCCTCTGCACGAGAATCCAGGATTTGCCCGAACCTGTCCGTCTGGGCATGTTCGCGCGAATCGGATTGTCGAATGTTGCCAGGTGTTGGATCACCCTGTCGATCTCTTTTGGAACCAAGACATCGACATCGCTTAACTTCAACGCTTTCTCGATCTGATCCATCTCACCAGACTCCTATCGATTGTTGTGAGTTACTTCTGAAAATAACTGACTGACGGGGAGAAACGCATATCCGCGCTACTTCCCCTCCAACTTCCCAAACAGGAACCCGAGCTTATCCCGAGGCTCCAAGTCCTGATACGCCTTATCCTCGGTGAAAGGCTTCTTCTCCTGATCTCGCCGCTCCCCTTCTCTCGTCAAACCCTTTCGAATGGGAAGCTTTGACATTACTTGCGAAAGTTTTTCCACTTCCGTCTTCATTGTGACCACCTGCTCGGCCATCTCAACGAGCCGATCGCTCTCGATCTGGGAGGCGGCGTCCTTAACGCTCTTTTGAACCTCCTGCAGAGTCTCCTCGATGGCATTGACGACCTCGTCGGTGGACTTTTTCTTCTCCTCCCCCCCTTTCCCCTTCTCCTTCTTCTCTCCCTCTCCCTTCTCAACCGCTTTTGAAAGCTCCTTCAGCGTATTGAGAACAGCAGTGAGAGGGCCACGATCTGCTTCGGGAAGATCGGCGATTTGCTTCTCCAGGCCTTCTGTCATCCCCGCAGCGATCTCCCTGGACTTCTGAAGTGCGGCGTCCTTTGCATCCTTTATGGCCTTCTCCGCGGCTATCCTCACAGCGTCCTCTTCCTCTTTCGACTTCTGCTGTGGGGCAGGATATTTTGTTTCCACAGCTTCGACCAAGGCGATCACGTCGTCAACGAGCTTCTGGGTACCCCCTTCCACTTGGCCACGCAGATTCTTCAGGGCAGTCAGAACCTTCCCGATCTGACTCTTCAGGTCGTTCTCAACCTCCTCCTCGCCACCGCCCTCGTCTTTCTTGACCTCGACCTCGATCAGATCCATGATCTTCTCGATATTGCCCCATTGCTCATCCTCTGCCGTGAGCCCAAGCAGATCCCGGATCGCCTCTTTCGCAGGACCTAAGCCGATCTTCTCCAGATCCTTGATTTCCATTGGAAGTCCTCCTCCGTTCCTCTTCATTTTCTCGACATAGTAAGACAGGATTTCAGCAGTCTTCAGCGTCGGGACTGAAACTATCGAGACCTCGGCACCTTCGTAAGCAATTGCCTCCTCGATAATCCCTCGGCGTTTGTCCTGCGTCGAGCGCGACTCAGCTATCCCCTTGATCGAAAGCTTATTCAGAACCTTCTCTTTGATCTTCTGCCAGATATCAGGAACAGTCTTCGAAATCAGAATTTTAAGCCATGCACCCCAAATCTCCGGTTCTTTTTGAACCAAGACGACCTTTGCCTCCTCGATTGCTCCGATCTCTTCATCTTTCAGATGATTATGGAGAACAGTGGTTAAGACGCGAGCATCCCTAACCAAGTCCTCCAAAGCAGGCTTAGTCATCCTAAAGTTTTCACTGTCGATTTCATCGGTCGAAGCAAGGGCTTCGACGTACCACTTTCCTTCTTTTTCGTACTCCTTGTAGTGGTCCTTCTGAATCGGGTCCTTAAACGATAAGTTTTTCTGAATCAGCTTCTTGTCCACTCTCAAAACCTCCTCAAGTCTCACCGCCAGGCTCTGCTGGCGTTCTCTCGACGTACCAATGATCCTCCGCACGCTTAAAGAGAAACACTCCTTTCAGTTTCTTGCCCTTAAACTGAATCTTTTTCAACTCAGGCTTGTCGATCAGCATAATCGCTTTCCCAGAACCCAAAAGTCGAATGAACGATGGAGTATCCGTCGTCGGATTCAGGGGAGTCCCGGGCTTGACATAGCCAGTCTTCCGGTACTCTTCATTGCCCCAATTATCTTCCCGAATCATTCCGCCAGTCTCGTCAGCCTCTAATATATTATCATTCAGCTTAAAAATCAAGTACTTTTCTCCGGTTTTGATCCAGAGCAAGAATCTTTCACGTGTCGGACCCTCCCGGACAACCTTCGGACCCTTCCAAAACTGATACGTGAATCGAAATTCGGTCACGGCAGCTTTCGAAACTCCGACAGACTCGGGTTTGGAATCCTTCTCGGATTTAAGTCGTTCAAGAAAAACTTCAAACTCTTTAGCAGCACCTTTGATCTCTTCACTCGCAAAATACTCCGCCAGTTGCTCTTTAATGTTCGGATTCCGATTGTCGGCAAATTTTTTCGCTGCCTCGCCGTCTTTGACGAGCTTCACATAATCAACGTCATCGCCTTTTCCGGACCACGGATTGGTCTCCTTCCCAAGCCACTTCACAAAGCAAGGCCAGCAGAACCAAGCGTGCCCGTGACCATTTGCCCAGATAATCTCGAGTACCGGCTTATGAGAGCATTCCATACACGTGTCATGGCGATGACGAGCTTTCTCGATTGCTTCCCATTCGTCTCTTCTCGACCCGACCCAGAGAACCTCGACCGGCGCTTCCTTCTCGACAGATTTCCCAAAAGGATCCCGGTCCCCCTTCTGAGCTTTACTCAGGATCCCTTCCTCTTTCCATCTTTTGACCAAAACCTTTCGCATTTCGAATGCCTTCGGCTTATCCTTCACCGTCCAATACTCTTCTTCCGTCTTAACGTGTTTTCTCCAATGCTTCGGAAGCGCACTAATGGTCGGCGGTGGAAGGAAACCCTGCTCGATGGCTCGGTTCGAAAGGACGTAAGGAATCTGATCGTCGGGATTGATACAAAGCCACCCGAGCTCTGGACCCAGACCTTCTTCCTTGCCGGGCGGAATGACGAAAGCTTTCAGAATATCTTCTTCTTTCAGTCCCCTATCCATCGGATCATCGACTGAAACTTCCGATTCCGCGGGCAGACCCATTTCTTTCATGACCTCAATCAATTGCGGTTCGATCCATTGCCGGATCTCCTCATCGGTCATTCCCTCACCCTTCAAAACTGCAAAAGCCCGGCTGTTCAGATCCGCTATGTGATTCCACAACACTTCGCTGCCGAGAATCTCCTGTTGATCGGGCTCATCATCAGATTTTTTCGTCTTCCAGGCTCGAAGCTGACGGAAAAAGAATCGTCCCTTCTTAAGAACCTTCCCATCAAAAAAATATTCGTGGAGCCACGGCTTTTGCGAAAGGTACTCCGCCTTCCCCCGATCGACAATAACAAATACCCCGGGAAATTCCTTCGTCGCTCCGAGGACTCCTGGTTTAACGACACCTTCAAATGTCATCCAACTTTTCGGTTCCGGAGATTTGCGAGTCGCAACCAATTCGACTCGAACTGTCGTTCCTGGTTTCGTACTTTTCTTCTCTCTCTCCGCCCACTCGCCCGTCTGCAAATTGATTTTGTAGTATTTCGTAGAATCGGCATTGATCTTTCTCAAATCGCCCATCGAGAGAATCGGTTCTTTGATCGCACCTTCTCTTTGAATCATTAGGGTCCATCCGACCAAGAACTCCTTTCCCAGGCTTTGAATTCGCAAATCCGCGTGGACCGATCGCCCTCTCGCGTGAGTGTGCATCATATAACTGTAGTCCCCGCTCTCGTCGGGGTAAACGCTAAAGGGATCGGCTTTCGCTTTTTCAATCTCTGCTTTTTCTTGTTCCTCTCCCTCCGACTTCCGAACGGAGACCCAGAGGATCTCCGACATTCTTCTTTTGTTCTGCTGTGCTGATGGTAAGCTGGCTGCGATTGCTCCGGAACCAGTCAGAGCGAAGCGTTTCTGACTGGCCTGGCGCTTCGTTCTTTCAAAAAGCGCTTTCCATTTGATCGGACAGGCGGGACTAGTCGAAACAAAGAGATATTTGCAATGCCCGGCCAACTTTTCAGCAAGCGCCTGTACCTGATCCTGGGTAACTTCTTTCTTATCCCAATCCTTCTGAAGTAGAATCGCATTCAACTTTCCAAACTTTGTGATGTACTTGAACAGTTTTTCCGAGTACGGTGGATCGAAGTAAATCATATCGACCGAGGGAATCTCCATCGTCAAGGCGTCTAAATTGGTAACTGTCCCCTCGATTTCGAAAGAACGTAGTTGCTTCGCGTAAAATCCGAGCTTGGATTTGAATTCTGCAAAACTCCATTTTCGATACGGTCCGCCAAACGACCCAAACCAATTCAAGAGGCAGGCAGACAACACTCCAAGATAGTAATGTCCAAACTTCGCCTCCCTCGCCCGAAGGATATATCCATCTATAAACTTCTGAGCATGCTTCCTACCAGCCAGGATTGGAAAGAGTTTTTTTGCATTTTGAAAATAGTACCCCTCGACTTCATTTACAGATTTAAGAAATGCTTTGAACTCTTCTTCGTTCGGCTTATTTTTCAAAAACATCGCCCGGGCGGTATAAAAAGGCGCCGTCGAGTAATCGTTTGCAATGATCCTCTTTCCTTGCTTCGCCATCTCCGCTAAAAACAGAGCAGTCCCACACATTGGATCGAAAATTGTTTTGACATCCTCCGGAACCAATTTCGCAAATTGATTCTTTAGTCTCCCCTTGCTTCCCAAATAGAATATCTTCTCGATGTCAAGAAAATCGGCCTTCAGCGTTAAGGGGTCAGCTAGATCGAAACCTTCGAAGTCGGGAATTGTCCGTGCGAAAACTTCAGTTGGAATGGAGAAGTGAACATTGTCCCCCTCGATTTTCAGAATTTTGGCTCGATATTTGACTCTCCCCATCTCTTCTCCTTAACCAGTGGATTCGACCTGCTGAACCACCCTATCGGGAATATCTTTCACAGAAGGATACGATTTCGATCGCGACCGATGTGTGAAAACGTAGTACCCATCCTCATCTCTGCCGACGCTAACGCCCCGTAATCTTCCACCTTTTCGCGGATACGTACCCTCGCCCTCCTCAAGATCGGAGACCTTTTTGTTGGTGAGCTTCGGAAAGGGGTGCTTCATCTTCTCAATGCTAAGTTGCTTATTCATTTTTTCAACATCTATCTCGGGCTCATCGGTGACAAACCAGACAAATCGCCCTTTGCGTAGCTCATCCGGCACAGTCTCCATTTTAAGAACACCACTATCGAATTCTGCGCTCCGGCGATAGCCGGGGACCCAGTTTTTCATTTCTTCGGGGGGCACTCTCCACAACAAATCCATCGCCTTCGTGAAAGCTTTCTCGATTAACAAATTGACAGTCTGACCGATCTTAATTGCAATCGAAAAATAATCCGGCTCCTTTTTTTCAACCCAAATTTCAACGACTATCGGCTCATATAAATGAAGGCGATTGAAACCTGATTCATCGTCGTGGTACAAATTCATAGTATGAAACTTCATCGTCAAAACCGTTCCGATCTGAGCCTTGATGTTGGTATTGTAACTACGTCCGACGTAGACGTATTCCTTGCCTTTGATTTCCTTCACCCGTTTCGGATCAACCTTATCCGACGGCCGGAATCGCAAATACAATTCGTAATTGAAAGTGTCCGGCCCAACCTTCGTCGAATTTACCTGACCGACAAGACAGTGAACTTCGGCGAACTTTTTCTGCTTGAAGACCCCAGAAGTCATGCCTGACATACTATATCCCGAGCTAGCGGTATCGAGAAGTTTGATCATCGCGCCTTCTGAACCAGGGGCCTTCAGACACTTCTGGAGGGCAGACTCGGCTTCTTTCAGCGTCTCACAATACAGCGAAGGCGTCAGATTGAGAATCAAACTTTCACTTGGTACGCCCATCGTCGATTGCGGAAACGCGAATTTCTCCAAGAATTCCCGGCGCTCTCTCTTCGTGAGCTTATGGATGTCCCGGTCGTAATATAGACAGTCAAAGACATTATAGGTAATCGTCTTCCTGGTGATGACTTCCTTTTTATGCAGGAGCGCCGCCATCTCTTCTCTGGGACGATGCTTTCCACCAACCCAGTATTCCATTTCTCCAATCAAACAGAAATTCTTAACGCGGTCCCTTATTTTTGGAACCTCGTCGACAAGATCCGGAAGACTGCTCTCAACCCACTTGCCGCTGTCCGTAAAGATCTTAACTTTGTCCCCAGAACAAAAAGTCACCAGGACGATCCCATCGTACTTCTTCTCGATCGCTACTTGCGGGATCGCTCCGGACTTGAGCACAAAATCTTCGTCCTTTTCAAAATTCATCGAATTCCTCGTTCATATAATTTCTGCAAGTAATCCAACGTCTGTGAAACCGAATACGTCTCCTGGACTCGATATGCCATCATCGCCGAAACTGAGGTCTTCTGCGGATAGAATCTTCTATTCATCACAACCCGGTCTTGACGCATCGATTGTTTCGCTTCACGATTCGCGGCCACGCCCTCTTTCCCGGCCAATCCAAACTCGGCTTTTTGAATTTCCAAATGAAATCGCGCCTTCTCCACAAACTCTTCTGGAAACCCTTCTTCGCCCAGACTCTTCTCAATCTCCGAGAGAACTCCGTCTTTGTCCTCCTTCTCCTCTTCCAAATCTCTACTCATTTCGACCCGAACAAATTCCTCGTGATTATCGACTTTCAAATCCGCTAACTCGTAGTGCGTAGTGAACGGACCCTGATAGAGATCATATAAAATATGGACGCGAGGTCGATCCTCCGGTGCAAACATCCGATAGATTCTAAACTCCAATGGGATCCTGAACGAGTCCGGTAAATCCTCTTCCGCTTTGACCAAAATATCGATGTCTCCGGTTGTTTTGCCATTGTTAGCCAGACCACCGACCAAATAGAGAAACGGCTTCCTCAATAGGAACGATTCGAACTTTTCCAGGACTTCCTCAACGGTGACCTCTCGTCCCTTCTTATCGCCCGATGGCTTCACTTCAGCGTACTCATCGTCCTTCTCTTCTTCTTCCGTTGTCTCTTTCTGACCTTTTCCTTGTTCCTTATCGACTTTGGCATTCTCTTCGGCCTCCTTGAGTAGAATCTCGATCTCAGTCTTACTCAGTTCCTTCGCTACCCTCTCCCAGAGCTTCTTCGCCGCCGATTTCATCTCATCGGGATTCACGGTATACTTATATTCTTCTGGATCGAGCTTCTTACACCGCGCAATCTCCTTGTAAACCTTGACGGCGACAGCGACAATCTCCACCTCACTGAACTTGATCTCTTTGTCCGGGTCCAAGAATGTGGCGTACCATCCCGCACAAATCCGGGCATCATCCTTCAATGCCGCCCAGTCTTTTGTTCCGTCTGGCTTCAATGCCGCCCAGTCTTTTGTTCCATCTGGATCGTAGTCCGAAATGTCCTTGATCTTCTCGATTTCAAGATTTAGATTCTGCATGTTCCGCACTCTTCCTCTTCGGGACCGGCTTCTTTATATCGATGTAGCCCGATCCCTCACATTTTTCGCAGGCATCCCGGACTCCGAAAAGCCTACGTCGCTCTTTCGGATCCCTTTCGGCCAACAGCTTCTCCAGACATTCACACTTTTTGATCACCTTCTGCGCTTCGAGGTTCTCCAGAAGCCGAACCAGCTCTCGATTTACGGTGTTCTTGAGCGTAGTCTTGATCTGGTCCACCTGCCGATCGTCCAGCGGACTAATTCGCAGGAGATCCAATACCTCACCCATCAAACCCAAGATTGTCGTCCTGATCTCTTTCGCAATCATCAGTCTCCTTCCTTTCTGACAAAATCTTCAATCCTTTGCAGTGTCTTACTCTGAGTTTCCTGCTCCTTCTTGATCCATTTCAGATCGGTCTCAACTCCAGTCAGCCGATGCTGAACATCATTTGAAAGTTTTGCGATAACCTTTTCGATCTCATGAATCCGCTTTTCATTCTGCGAAATTCTCCTCGACAGAAATCCAAGCAGAACGAGTAACAGTGTGAGAACGGCACCCGCTACGATCTGAAGAGCTAATAGCATCGATTTCCTTTATCCAACTGCGACTTCAACCATTTGCTCAATTTGAATTCTGCCTGGATTCAAGAGATCTCTGCCACCGAGATCTCGGACACCGAGAAACTTGAAACACCATTCTTCGTAATGACACATCACCGTTCGACACCCGATCTGAGCCGCCAACTGCGTGATCGATGAACAAATCCCGACCGTCGCCACCGCCTGCTTCAAGATCCAAGCGGTCTCCCACAGAGGCCGGCCATTCTCAACCTGAGCATCCCGAACTGTTCTTTCGTCTTTTCCCCCAACGTTCACAACTGGAAACGGAAACTCCGCCGCAAACAAAGCCGGAATTTCCTTTCGTTTCGAGACCGAAGACGGATGAACCGCGATGAATTTTTCGGGGAGATCGACTTCCGGTGTATGCGCGAAGGCAATTTCAAATTCTGTCAGATCGTCGTGGAGATCCGGCAAGATCGGGTAAAAAACTCTGTCGAAAGGATATCCGGCCTTTTCCACTTCTGGGTCGACCCGGAAAAGCTCAACGTCACCGTCCCAATCACGCGATCTCTGTTTTCTTCCCGCACGATTCAGGATCTCCGCAAAAGGAAAAACCGCCGATTCTGAGATCGGGATATCCGAAGATCGTATAAAGAGATCCACGACTCCTGCATTCCAGTCGTCGCAAAATGCTACCATCCCCTCATTCGGCGCAAGAAATTGCCGTGCGGTCTTCAAAAACTTAGCCACTCTGAGCGTGTCCCCGACCAGTAGCCCTCCCAGATTTACTGCTGCGCTTGGGCTCAGTTCCTTCATCTGTTGTTACCTTCTCCTCTATCTCAACCTCGACGACTTTTTTTTTCTTAGCCTCGAACTGTGCCAGGTACTTAATCAAAGCCGGATCCGGCTCAACTTCAGCGACTCCTGGCCAAGCGTCCGGGACTATTGGGTGAAGGTTCTCCATTCCCGGGATCCAACCCTTCCAAATTCGCTCGTACCAGAGTGGATGAAGGGGTACTCGTCGGCATTTTTCAAGTTGCGCTTCTGGCGGAAGCGCCAATCCGAAATGATGGAAATGGACTTCATGCGCAGGAATGTTTATCTCTCTCCAGCCCCGGGCAATTCGCCCCTCGTCGAAATGGACATCCCGACTCACAGCGACCACGCCCGTCGGATGCTTGATCACAAGCTGATGGTTCACGTCTTTCCAGTACCCGGTAAATGTCATCGAATAAAGCTGGTAGGGATGTACTTCGATCCAATCCATAGCTTTGTCCAGCATTGGCGGCAAGATGATCTCATCCGGGTCGAAAACCAAGATCATGTCGCTCTCCTGGAACAGACTCATCCCCAGATTTCTCACGAACGCCTCACTCGGGTACTCTTCCTTCGTGATCTTCAACTTCGGACACTTCAGGCCTTCTAAGATCTCCTCGGTTCTGTCAGGCGTGATCTCTCTGCCGCAGAAGTAATGCCCCTGAGAAAGCAGCACGTTGATCTCAACAATACGCTCCGATTCCAAGAACGGCGTCAGACTCTGCTCGATGTACGTCTCATCGGTCGAAGCGATCATCATCAGCCCAAAAATCGGTTCATCGCCCATTCAGTACCTCACTTTCTAATTTATTACGCGCCTTACTCACTCCCCGTTCAGCGGATCTATCGGACCGAACACTTCATAGTCGGATAAATCAACTTCGGAGAACGGATCGGGCTTCCACGCCTTGAGAAAAACCCCCGGGACCTGAGGATCTTTTCGTAATAGCTGTATCTCGCAATCGGAGAAAATATGCTCCATATCGGATAGTTCGTATCGCCAGAAATCGAAAGGAGCAGTATGGTGGGGAAAACCAAGAGATCGCGTTGTAATTAGAATCATCCCTCGCGGTTTACAAACCCGTTTAATGTTCGAAATAACCTTCTTCCAGTCCCTTACGTGCTCAAGAACTTCGGTAGAGAGCACGACATCAAATCGATTCTCTCCGAAATGCTCTATGACCCTCTCCGCCGAAAGAACCAGATCGACCCTCGGCCCACTCATCAAATCTATTCCGATGTATTCGCTCGGGCCAAAAGATTTAATTCGAGGACGGAAGCTGCCGTTTATGTCGTAAGAGCCGACCTCGAGGACACTTTTCCCCTCAATCTCTTCTCGACCCAAACACCTCATTCCGAATGCAAGACAAGATTCATGCATCTGCCTATGTCCTTATCGGGAAAGGAACGGGCTTGACACTCCCCCACGACTGAAGCCGGGGGGATTATCGGGCGGTCATCGCAAAGAACCTAGTTCCATGCAACTACCGAGGGCTGTGCCAAACAGCCACTACTCCAAGAGACACCTACCTCCGGGAGGTACTTTGTGCATATTCCTTTCACAGACCTAAACTGCCTGTATGCCCTCAAGCTCTCACTTATACTTGAGTTGATCTGTGAGAATGGCCTTCGGCCAGCACTTCTTCATCCCCACGATTGAAATCGGGGGCTTTCAAAGTGCAATTTCTATAACACTTCCGGATCACCCGCGCATCCCAGAGCGCATTGTGCTTGTCCGCTTTGGAAGAGAAAAGTCCGGCGAACGCTTCCCGATTCACGTCCGTATCTTCTCCAACTATCCAGAGGAGCGTACACAGATCGAAGGGGATGTAGTAAATCTCATCAGGAACCTTCAGCGCACCGCCCCAAAGCTCGCAAAAAAGGACCCAATCGTATGCCAGACAGTCCGACCAGAGTTCGATCTTTACTGCACTATGCCGATCGAGGAGAACCTTGAACCATTGGCCCAAGTTGGCTTTAATGTGCTGCGGATTGTTCCTGGTCCGCACCTCATCGGGAAAGCCGCGCACTGTAAATGTGTGATCGTAGAGCAAATGCTCAAAGACGTTCTTCTTGAACCACTTATTTTTCAGAGCCCTCTGATCCCAACCGATAAACTCGGCGTAGAACGTCTCATCGGTCTCCGCGATCAGGCCGATACTCACCAGGGTTGTCTGCTGATGCAACCCGGTAAACTCAGAATCAAAGAACACCTTCAGCCGTTTCTCTCCCATGTCCAGAACCTCCCTAAATCAATTCGAACGCTTCGCCTCGCGCTATCGGTCAAAATACCGCCCGAATTTCGGGCTTGTTCCAGCAGCTTCCGGGTCAATCTGACATCGTGCAGATTATAGCTCAAAAGCTCATCATATCTTTCCTGCTGATACAACAGCGGGGCTTTCGATCCGTATCCGATCTTCTTCAGACCCAGAGTCCCTTCGGCCAATCCGTCCAGGCCGAATGTTCCATCGTAGATCGTCTTATCTCCCAGTAACTCTTCCGCTTCCATAACCGAAGCACAACCGAACCGCGATTGGACGTACCTCAGCAGAAGATCCAACTCAATCCACTCGGCCGTCCGCATCGTATTCAAGACTTCGCCTCCTTTGAGCGACGGCTCGCAGAAGACCCGAGTCCCAGAGATCAAAACCATTCCATCGGACACAAAATCAGCGACGCGGTGATTCCCCAGGACGACTCTGCTGTCGAACTTGACACCGTTGAACGTCACCACCACGCGGTCTCGCAGAAGATTCAGCAGACCGGCCTTTCCCGCTTCGTGCAGGAAAAAATGATACCGATCGGTCTTGAAGTCGTAGGCGACCGCCGAAGCAAAACCCATCCCTCCCGGGTCATCCCATCCTCGTTCAACGGTACGAACTTCCTTTGCGATCTCGACATCGTAAACCACGCAAGTCAATCTCTCAGTCCCCGTCTTCTCGACTTTCGTCTCGCTCCTCTCCATGTCGGTCTCGTTCATCACTCAGTTCCCCCTTCGCAGATTTGAAGTCGCTCTCCGTTCCACTCAAGCCCCCCTCGACAAAAAATTCGTCCTCGATCAACCAACGCGCTTCCTCTTTCGTTATGATTTCCTGCTTCACGTAGCTCGAAATCGTCTGGGCCCGCGACAATGGATCCCCCAAGTCCATCGGAATCAGCTTGAAGTATACGTCCGAAAAGACCGGGTGAACGAGACTCAGGTTCATCGCATAGTTTACCATCTGAATCAATGGCTTGAAGACCCGCGATTGCGAGACTTTCAGCGCCATCTCTGCGGTCGCCCGGTTGATCTCGGTCGTGACCCCCATCTCAAACGGCTGCAATCCAAAATTTCGGTAGACGATGCGCTCGACTTGTATATTCAACTCGGCCAATTGCATATCTGCATTGGCACGCTTGAGTTCAATCCACTCCGCCTTACCGACGTTCCGAAATAGCTTGACAGTAAACTGACTATCCTCTCCGCTCTGAAATTCGGCTTTGGCTCGCTCGTAAGCGTCCTTCGCAATGTGATCCAATACCAAAATTCCCGGTGGGATCTTATCCTCTGTGAACGAGTCGGCGATCCATTGCACGGAGAACATCAGCGATGCGATCTCATTGACGATGGTCTCAATGATCGGAAGTCCATAAGCCGTCCACGTAGTCGGATAAAGCTCGAAGTACATCACTTCATCTTTAGTAAACTTTACGAGGTCATACGGCTCCATCTTCTGAACGTACCCATAGAGAATACCGTGCACATCCTTGATCGGAATAAAAGTCGCGCCATCCCGAGCCATTATCTCCAAAAGCGTGCCGTCCAACGATTTGATTTTTTCGATGATCCCTTCGTCAATCACCATCACGTCGGTCAAAACTTGTCCAAAGATTTTACGTAGACTCTCCTCGTTCGAGTTCGGGTCCCGCAGAAACTCCCTCACCGCGCTCGCATTCTTCTCGTCACCACCCCTGAATGGACGGACGACCCATGGCAACGATGAGACCGATCGAACCAGTGCATCCACACACGGCCGAACGTAAGAAGATCTCTCGTAAATCTTCCGAAGCATCGCATAAGACAGCCGGCCCGTTCTCGGCTGCCACTCCGGGAAGGCGTAGTCATCGTAGGTGGTATCACGCCCCTTCACGTATCTGGAATCTCGCCGCCCGGGCGCGATCATATCCATACCGGAACTGTAATCCTCCCCCTCCCGCTCCTTCCGATCCATCATCTCGCTCCGGATATCCTGCGCTTTAACCGTCAAAGCTTGAGAAGTTTCCATAGCAGGATTTACTCTAAAGGGCATTCGCCGTGCTCCTCTCGTCACACTTATTCGACGATCTCCACTTCGAAATCAGCAAGTTTGAATTTGATGCCCGTCTCTTCCGGCTTCCCATAACCCTCGATGAAGTTTCCATCAGCGATCAGACCGCGCGCATACATCTGAGCTAAGTGCCCTATGTGCCCTTCAATCGTATGGAATGGATAAAAAGATTTACGGAATTCCTCCAGGAACTCATCATCGAATTTCGTTTCGTCTATTTCAACTTCAATGATCTGAGTAACCCGAACTGTTTTCTTCATATCTGAACCTGTCCCGTCGAAGGGGATTGAAATATGGAAATGGATCTCACCTCACCGCAGACCCAAGTTGCATCCACTGCCAGGCGTTCGATCCCACGAGCGTTTCCACAACCTCAATCCCCTTCAAATCATTTACGCAAGCTGCAGTCGAGCCCTCCTTGGACCCTTGCCAACCGTTGTATTCCGCTCCCGTAATAGCTCAAGCAGCACCTCCCGCGCTCTCGGCTCTGTGCCTCTGAATTCTCCTTCCGCAGTCATCGAATCGAAGTCGCCCCCGGTAGGCTCATCCAATCCTCCGAGCGCCAAGTCAGCCGAATCCAAAACGTCCTCCCGATACCAATCCGGCCACTCCCAAAATTCCTCCATCTCATCCTCTAAGCCCTCCACGTATCCCACCGCACCGGAATTGAATTTCATCGCCAGGCGCTGTCTCCTCTTCGGTCGAGATTCAAAAACGTGCACCGGCTCTACTTCGTGCGTCACCCCCTGTGCATTTGCTATCAGAAGCTGCACCCCGTTCGCCTCACACCTGAATTTCAAATCCGGTCCCCACTTCAAATCTATCTCGTTGAATACCTGCCCGATCTCGTCCAACTCCCATTCCCCCGCCCGGATGTCCAGTAACCAAGATCGATGCGCCTCAGTCCCCTCGGATTCCAGTTTCCCCGCTACCGTGAATACCGTGCGCGCTCCTACCTTGCCCAACGATGCCCCCAAATCTACCCCGCATATCTTCTCCATCGGAGGGACTTCCAACTCTCCCAACCGCTTCTTCGCTACCGCACTCTCCCGAAATCGTATCTGTCCCATCCGTCCCAACGCCGACGGGTCCTGCTGATACTGTGCCAGAAAAAATGGTGTGCCCATCACCTTGAGCCGTCGTCTCAACTCCTCCGTCGAAATCATCGCTTCCCAAATAGACTGACCATTTAAGCTCGGCTCCCCTCGATCGTCCACCAGCGCCGCAGTCTGTAACATCTCAAAGATCCCCGTGCGCCGTAAATCTACCCATAAGTCCGCCGGCCCATACCGCGATTGAACGAAGTGCATCTCCCCGTCCGGTAACAACATCCCCATCAGTTCCTCCAATACCCAACCCCTCAGTAGCTCCGCGTTCCGCCCACTGCAGTTCGAAGCATCCACCAAATCCTCACACAAAATCGTATCGTAATGACCGCCAATCTTCGATGAACCGATCCCGATACAAGAGACGTTCGGCTCGGAATCCAAACTCCGCCGACCCGCAAAGATCAATTCCGTTCCCGTATCCGTGCTGCCCTCATCGAAAAACGGTCCGAAAACTTTCATCGTCTCGTTGCGCTGTAACTGTAAACGAATCTCCCGCTGTACCTTCCGCGACTGGGGCAACGTCTTTCCCACCAACAATACCCGCCGCTCCCGACTCTCTACGCTCTTCGTCAATACAAACCCCTTCGTACAAGTGATCGTCTTCCCAAAACCTCGAGGTCCAGCTATCACCGTAAACCGATTCCGATTCTGAAAGTTTACCCACTTCCGATGAAAAGCCTCTACCTGGTATCCGAAGATCACCCGATACAAAAATTCCCAGTCCCCGCGATCCACCGCATCCCGCACCTCGAGTACCGTCCCCAAATCCTCCACCACGTCCGCTATATCCGATGTCTGTAACCGTTTCAAGTCCACCCCATTCCCTCATCCCTAAATTCTCGCAATTCGTCTTCGTTCTTCCTCAGCGTTATTCTCAATTATAGCTTGCTCTAAATCAGTTTCACTTCTTACTATAAACGCGATAAAACCCCAGAGTTCAAATGGAAAAGGAGGATGGCTACCATCCTCTTTCAAGCAGAGCATATTGTAAGAAGGAAGACTCCCACCCAATAATACACCCATTCCTTCATATCCACATAGATCACAATGACGCGGGATACTCAGCGAGTTTCCACACTTTTCACACCTCCCCGGATCTGCCGGTTGCCCGCTCTTAGGCGGAGACGCCGGCGTCGGCCGCGGCTTCTTTACCCTCGCCACAGGTGGCGGATTATATCCCTCGCCGATAGCTGTCCACATCAAATCCTCCGAACCAAAAGCCACGTCAACAACACAGCCGACCAGACGCGATTGCGAAGAGTTACCCGGCCCTTCCCGATATTAAATTGTCGCCAAAAATGCCGGGAGCCCTCAGAATTCTCTCCCCCTCGACCGCTTTCTCAATTTAATTGTCAGCATCTTCGATCACCCTAAATAAAAAAACGATAGCCCTCTCAAGCTATCGCCGTCTCTACCACTAAATCAAATCGCACACTCTTGTCAATCGTCGCATCCACAAACGTCATCTTCAGTTGCCCCAACCAATTCCCCGCCGTCGCCAAATCCGCCGATGTCAACGTGCACTTCACTATCCCCCGAGCCTTCTGCGTTACGTCGAAATCCCCCGTCACCTTCTCACACATCACCGTTGTCAAATCCTCCGCCTGAACAATCTTTAACGCCAATCCCACTCCCGTCAAGTCCACCTCCTGCCCTGCACCGTCCGTTACCTCAAATCTCAAAACTTTCTGCTCACCCTGTATCAAGTATATCGTCGCCATCAGTCCCTCCGTAGAGGTATAGCGCCGGGCGGGGATCATAGCGCTATACCTCTACCCCGATCAATACTTCCCGATCCGTCTCCACCGCCACCCCGATCAATACTTCCCGATCCGTCTCCACAGTAACCTCGATCAATTCCTCGGTGTCCGTCGCCAATTCCTTACCACTCCTCCCAATTACCCAGGTCAAGAAGACGATCAGAGGATTGAAACCCCACTTCGATTGTAGCCTTAACCACGATCGCCATCCGGCAGTCTCGTCACAGGCCGGTCGCACTCACTGTCTTCGATGAAAATGAAACCTAACGGTATTTGATGCCATATATTACCGAGACGCCCCCGACCGCCCTCTTGACCCAAGATCGAAACTCGATGCCGTCTAAATTCTGGTCGAAAATGTATGAATATAAGTATCGCTACGAGTGTACGTTATCCGACAATCCTCTTTTCGATCTCTGTGCATTGCTCGGTGACACGCAATTCCCATGTGATGAAATTCCCTTCCGCAAGTATGACAATAACAATTCTTTGCCGCAATCACCCACATAGTACCTCCCGCAATTATCCAAATACAGAAACAGTGTCCCAATGCAGTCAGGGTCGGGGGAGCGTAAGCTTTCCAGCGGTTTCATCGCAAGCTACGCCTTTTGGCCTCACAACGACCCCAACCGGAAATGAAACGTATTCGAAGCGGTGTGAATGACAGGGCGAAATCGAAACCCGCCCAGGTACTACGAGTGAAACGTGTCGAAGCGGTGTGAATGACAGAAACAGTATCTCGCCCCCCCCCCAACCCGTGACCACAGCCCCTAAAATATGCGCACATCACCCCCCTGTCAAGTACTTTTTTTCCAAAAAATTATTTCTGCCCCAAAATATACGACGAACGCTATCCGTAAGCCGATGAATCATAACCTATTATCTCTGTATATTTTTCAATGAAAGTTTTTTGCCGGACATAGGATTTTTTTCTCTAATGCCATCTCCATCTCAAATTGTTTTACATTTTCACAAACGCCTGTCTGCCATCCGGTTACGCCATTCCTTCTGTATCTTCCCCTTTCCACTTGTCAGACAATCCTGCTCTAAGTCCATCACACACAACGGCATAGGCCAAGTGTGTCTTGTCAAGGTGCAAAGCATAAGTTACAAGTTACAAGTTACAAGTTACAAGTTACAAGTTACAAGTATAGGCATAAAGCTTCAAGCTTCAAGCTTCAAGTGTCCTTTGCTTTCCTGCCTTGCATCCATCCCCTTGCATCCATCCCCTTGCATCCATCCCCTTGCATCCATCCCCTTGCATCCATCCCCTTGCATCCATCCCCTTGCATCCATCCCCTTGCATATTGCCCGGTGCATTACAGCCAAGTGGTGCAAAGCAGCCGCCGCTTTGGTTCATTTGAGCCTAATCAGCAAGCATCGGTCGAGGGAGCTTTGGCATACATAAACTTTTATCTTCACCGCCCGCAAGGGCTTAGGGCAGCAGTCCCAGGACTTGGCACGCCATTTGCTTATGTGTGAGGTGTAACACAAAAGCAAATACAAGGCTTTCGGGCTTATGTCCGACTGCCAAACATCCCACACAGAGGGGAGGTGACAACACAATGGAAAGCATCGACAGGAAAAAGGCTGCTGCTTTGGGTTTCTCGATCGAAGAGATAGATCTGATCGAGGAGAAGCGCGAAGCAAAGGCTTTCGAGGGGGCCAAGAGTGGATTGGAAAACTCCGATGAACTCAAGGCTCTCAAGGCTACGGTAAAGGGCTTCGGGCATGCTGTTCGGATAGTTGTGGAAGTTACCAAGAACACCGAGGGAAAACTTCAGAACCCGACAACACGTGTCACGTACCCGAGCAAAGCCAAGTCCGCCACCAGCAATGATAATAGCAATGGTGGGCGTTCAAAGCCCTGCACCGTCGACGGCGTCGAGTATCAGTCTTGTCAAGAAGCTTGTGACAAGTTTGAATTTCCAACGAAGGATGACTCCGCCAAGCGGGTACTGGATCGGATGTTGAAGCAGGGAAAAATCAAAGCCTTTGAGTTGACCGAGTAACATCGGTCGAGGGGCTTTGTTGCAACAGGACAAGGTAGCAATACCTTGTCCTGTTTGCATTTATGCCAAAAATCGGTCTTTTGTAGATGTAATTCCAAAAGGACACAATCGGACAAAAGAACATGAACAAGCACACATCGGACAAAAGAACATGAACAAGCACACATCGGACAAAAGGACAAAGGACAAGGGGCAAGGGGATGGACTTGGGGATGCACACAAGGAGCAAGGGGATGCACACAAGGGGCAAGGGGATGGACTTGGGGATGCACACAAGGGGCAAGGGGATGGACTTGGGGATGCACACAAGGGGCAAGGGGATGGACTTGGGGATGCACACAAGGGGGTTGACAAGGAAGACTTGGGCTTTTTGGACTTTCCAAATTGGTATGTTAAAATACTCCTAAAAGATAACTTAAAGAAAGCCCAAAGAAATGCTTGATCTGAAAGGTGGTGAGCGAAATGGAAAAATCGGATAAACTTCTTCTGATCGAAGCAATCGAGCGTCTTCAGGAGGGGGCCAATTATGCCAAAGAGGGCATTGCTGATCCGGAGAAAGATGTGTACCGATCGGCAATGATAGTAGCGAAGGAAGCGGTCGCCGGACTCGAACTGATCGAAGCACACCGACAGATCATTCTCGCCCGATGATTCCAAAAGGATGAAAATGGGGTCGTACTCCACCGACTCCGTTAGCGAGATAACAGATCACAATAGCAAATGAAAGGTGGTGAATAGACCAATGCCGTTCAGAAAACGACCGACGCCCGATGAGATCTGGGAGATGCTTTCAGATGTTCGGGATGAGTGCTACCCCTACCTGAAAGTGGGAAATGTAGAGATTCAGATCTCGGAGCGACTGAGAAGAGTGGCGGCGAAAGTTCGATGGTTTCGGAAAGACGACCGCTTCTTGCTGACCATCTCAGGACATTACTTCGACGAGTTCGGTTGGAATCACGAGCTCGGAGAAGTCCTGAAACACGAGATCATCCATATCGCAAATCCCCACACCGGACACGGATATACGTTCCAGGAAGAAAGAGAACGTCTCGGTGCAACCCGATACTGCCGGTCCCGTGGCGGTCTGAAGGCGAGGATGATGATCGAGTGCCTGGAGTGCGGATGGATCTACAAATCGTTCGAGCTCGACCCCTGCCCGAAGTGCGGTGCAAAGGGGACAGTGACCGGGACCGTCGAAGAGTGAAAGGAGAATGGAGAATGGAGAACGATGGCAAAGCAGACTGAGAATCGTGAACTTTTCATAGGGGCATGGATAAACTCCCAGGGAAACAAGTACAAAATAGTATCCCTGGGGAAGTCCCTCAATTCTCGAATCCGATTATATGTCAACGGAAAAGAGGAGGGGATCTACGCCACACGCAAACAGGCAAAAGCCATCGGACAGAAATCATAGTCCGAGGTAGGAGGGAATACCAGGCAATAGTCAGAACCGTCGAAGAATAAAAGGAGACAGAAGGAGCGGGGGGTGATTAGATGACAATAGAACAATCGGTCGAACTGATGTACCACGACGTAGCCGCGATTACAAAGTCGGTCGCAGAGATCGACGAACAACAGGAGAAGATTGTCGAGAAGAGGGAGACGGCGTATCTGGACGAGCTCCAGTTGAAGCTTCAGGAAGTACGGGGTGGGTTCAGTTGCTTCGTTGCGCATCTGAACGTTCTGTGAAAGGAGAGGCGATGTCCGTGAAAGAAAAGATTGCACAGCGAAAGCGTCTGAAGCGTGTACGCCGGGTACTCAGGATCCGAGCGGCGCTGAAAATTCAACCCAGATTGCCATAAGGAGATGATCGAGATGAGCTCTTCGGAACTCGACCGGCGCCTGCACGGCGTCTACAGGATGAGGCAAAAGCTTACCGATGATCGGCGAAGGGAGGTTGGCTTAGACAGACTGAGACGGGCAACCGAAGAAGCTGAATCGAGACTTCATATCCGAGCAAGCTTGCCGTAGTCTCGCCCGATGAGTCCAATAGGACGAAACCCACGGCCAAACTCCACTGGCCAGGGTCGTGAGATGCAAGAGAACCAATAGATTTCTAACAGATTGGGGACCCTTTTTCCCTTTGGGGGGGGCTTTCAAACACAAGAAAAGGGCTTAGAAAAGAAAACATAGGGGAGAGAACCGTCTTCTCAGATCGGAGGACGCTGTTCAAGAGAATCCCAGGGGGTTTGAGAGACCAGAATCTGGTAATCGACCGAGTGGTGCTCTCCGATTCTCTCCGATTCGGTTGCCGACTTTCTTCCGTAATGTCAAGGAAAACAACAAGTTAGGCACAATCCCCCAGGAAAAGCCGAACCCTTATCGCATTGTAAATAAAGGAGTTAAGTGTATTTATGGGAGTCATAAACATACACACACATATAGGAACACACATAACATATAGTACACTAAGCGTACTGATATAGAAAGATATTATCTACGGATAGACTATTTCTGAGCTAGTACTATTCTATGGGTCTGGGGTCTGAGAAGGGGGTAACAAGGAACCAAGTACTTGTTTTTTTGACAGAGGGGGGAAAAGTAAAAACTTAGAGAGAGGGGGGTGCTGTGTGTGTAAATAAATGGGAGTCATAACTGCACCTAAGCTCCTTAAAAAACAATGCGATGAGGGGTCGAAAAAACCGCCCTTTTTCGACTTACGACAGTTTTGGTGGGAGTCATAACTGCACCTAAGCGCCTTAAAAAACAATGTGATAAGGGTCCGGGTTCTTGGAACCTAAGTATTGAAAGGGCAGAAAAGTGGGAGTCATAAACGCACTTAACTTCAATAGAATCAATGCGATAAGGATCCGGATTTTCGGTCTTTCTTTCTTCTCTTCGGAGGGGCTTGAAAATCGTTCAGGACATTCTGGGTCAAGGGGTTAGTGGAAACAGGTCAGACTTTCGGCGTTTGTCTTTCTGGTGTGATCTTTCGGAAGTTACGTTTTCAAAATCGGATCCACATCACAGTATTTTCATAGGGGTTTAGGTCTGTTCATGACTCCCATGAAAAACGTTGTAAGTTACAACAGACCGAAGGGAGGTGAAGTCTATGGCAAAGTCTATGGCAAAGTCTATGGCAAAGTCTATGGCAAAGTCTATGGCGAAATCTGTGGAGGGGGGTACGCCCGTTGACAGGAGTATGCGGGAGGCGATCGGTCACGTCCTCGATGCTCGACAGTGGTTTAGGGGAGACTTCTCATACAAGGCGCTGGCTTCGTTGCGAGATGCTCAGGATGAGCTTGACGTTGCTCGGAGAAAAATCTCCGAATATCTCCGGGACAAAAACGTCGAGATGATTGACCGAATGAGGCGATCGGCAGAAGGGAGGTGAAGGCGGGTGACAAAAGAGAAGAGCATTTTTTTCGCACATCGTCTGACCGAGGAGTTATCCAAAGCAATCGAGGCGGTCGAAGAAGAGTTCGGTGATCTTGATAGAGCAGTTGAGAAGATCACGATAGATCGCAAGGATGGCGAACTCGGGTTCCGGTTTAAGTTGAAGGTAGAGGTCGATGGTTTGTTAGAGTTGAATGTCGAGTGAGCGTTCAGGGCGGTCAACGGAGAGGAGGCGAACCGATGGACAGAGGCCTGATACGCATAGTGGAACCTTACCGACCGACGGCACCCAGAAAAAAGTTGGCGTTGCGGAAACAGAAGCTGGTCAAGGAATGGCTACTGAATGCCAATGGCTGGTCGGAAGATCGCTTCGGCCATCTTCAGAAGACGACCGACGATGGACGGTGGAAATTCCGATTGAAGTTTGGAAAGCAGGTTGTCCGTCTGGAGAAACAGTGGTGGGAGTCCGACAAGAAAGTATGGCACCGGGTCAGATCGGAGTACTACGGGAAGTTGACCGAAGAGCAGCTTCTGAGTTGGCCGAACGTTGTCTGAGTGTGCAGACGGGCCCGTGCCCGTCTCCTGAGAAAACAGGTTAAACAGGCATAGGACAACAAGAGAAAGGTGGTGAACAAACCGATGACAATCGAACTGAAGACGTTCACGAGCCATCTCGGAGATCACGACAAAACCGATAGGTCGGTCGACCACCGACTGAGTAGGCCAGAAAGAGGATTCGGCGGCGGCCAGCTTCCGTTCGTCTCGTTCCATGCGATCAATCAGGAACGGGCAGAAAGGTTCATCCGTCGTATGAACCGGGTCGCTGATCAATTCCAGATGGATGCGCTCGACTTGGCGAACTTGGTGTATGCTGCAGAAGCGCTGGTGTATTGAAGTCTCGCCTGAAGATTCCGAAGGAGGGGAGGTGACAGACCGATGAAGCGAGAACAGATTATCAAGGTCGAAGTCTTGACTCTGAACAAGAAGATCGCCAGCCAGATTCAGATCGCTACGGTCAGCGATGTCAAGCAATTAGATGTCGAAAGCGGAGATTTCGACATCCTCGGTTGGACTCACGTGGACGCAGTTTTCAGTTCCGCTCGACTCGGGACATCGTTTATGATGCTGATCAAAGTCCGAGGCCGATTGCTCTGGCATACGGCTTTTAAGGACGACCGGCACGAGATCTGGGGAATCTACGGAGTAGAACAGTTGTTCATTAAGTAGATCTCACCTGACGATTCCGACAGGATGAAACCTGGGTCATACGCCACTGGCCTGGGTCGTGAGATGAAAGAAGAGAACGAGATCGAAGGGAGGTGATACCTATGGTCGTCACCATACAGACGCTGAGAAGCGCCAAGTCGCGGATCGGAGAACTGATCGAAGAACTCGATATGCGGAGCAGGACGGTTTCCTTGGATGTCGCTGAGCAAGTGCTTCCGAGTCTCAGAGAAGTACGGACAGATCTGGAGAAACCTATGAATGATCTCAAAAGGATCGCCGTGAACATTCGGGAACTGGACTTCGCAGAGAAGCACGAGGTCGAAGAGATCGAGAGGCCGGAGACCAGCATTAGGGGAACGGTCAGCGAGGGAACGATGCTCGCCGACGATCTGATCCCGAAGTTTATCGCGGCACTTGCCGAAGTAAAGCCTGAAGAGGCCGAAGGGCGTGAGTTAGAATTCGTAGAAATAGTGGAATCCGGAGGCAACGAAGAGAGCAAGCGTTGGGTCCTTCGGGGTCTATTCGATGCGCTCGACGCCATTGCTCCGGAGGGATATTACTTCGGGGCGAGTCCTGGAGACGGGGCGGATTACGGATTCTGGAAGTGTGATGATTCGGAATCCGATGAGTAGATCTGGAATCGAGAGAAAAAGAAAGAGGAGGTGAAAGCCCGTGTATTACGACGAAGAAAGAGACGAAGACGAGTTTGCGATTGACTTCGCCGACCCGGACGGACGGTCTGCGCTGCGTGCTGCGACCTCAGATAATCCTCGTATCTATCCTTGTCCGACGTGCGGGGACGAGGATGTTCTGACGCTCAAGGATGTGAAACAGGGGTATCAGTGCAACGGGTGTGCAGACAGGGCGGAGGGATGCGGGCCGTAGTTTTGAAAGGGTGGCAAGATGAAACAGATACCGGAGCTTCAGAGATTACAGAGACTGGCGAGAGAGTGTGAGACACCCCAGGACTTTCTGGATCGGGCAGCGGGCAGCGATATGGTTTTTGCGTATTCTGCTTGCCGTGAACAGTTTGGTCTGACGCATGGGGAGTTGTATGAGATAGTCGAATTGTGGAAAGAATCTTATAAGGCGGCGAAGGAGGTGAACAGACCGATGCTCAGCAAAGAGAACAAGCGCATTCTGGATTCTGCTTGTGCGGGAATCTGTGAGGCGAAGCGGAGTTTGATTCGGGGTCGGGCACACACAGCGTCGCAGTGTTGCCGGGAAGCGGAGGGGAGGATCGGGTACGTGATCAGTCGGGAAGAAGTAGATATCATCGAGGTCAACGACTACGTGAAGGAGTGTATGGCGAGATAGGAGGTGAACAGACCGATGGACAGGGAAATGATACGCCGGATGGAGAAAGTCAACCGACATCCGAGAACGGACCATAGCCTGAAGATCGAGCGCAAGAAGAACCGGATTAAAGAGTGGCTCCTAAATCCGCTTATTGAGGGCTGGCGAATAGATCGCTGGGGTCATCTGAAGAAGGAGATGCCTCTTGGGAAGCGAAATCTTCGGATGAAGTTTGGAAAGCAGAAGCTTCGCCTGGAGGTTCAGTGGCTGGTGAACGGAGAGAAGAAGTGGCGCTTGCTGAAGTCCGAGTATTATGGGAAGCTGACTGAGGAACAACTGCTGAGTTGGCCGAACGTAGTCTGAGTTCTCGCCCGATGATTCGGTAACGATGAAAACGGGGCCGCACGCCACCGGCTCTGTTAGCGAGATGAAACAGAAACAGAACGACAACGAGAGGAGGTGACAGACCGATGCTTAGTAAAGAGAACAAGGGCGTACTGCAGGGAGCTTGTGCACGGATTTGGGAAGCGAATAAGTGTATAGCGCGAGGCCACGCACGTTCTGCATCTATGAACTGTCGGGAAGCCGATGAAAGGCTTGTGTACGTTGGGAGCCGACCAGAAGTAGATTCAGGAGAGGTCGCCGAGTATATCAGAGAGTTGGGCGCTCGACAGGATCTGGAAGATCTCTGGTGGTTCAAGAGAGCAATGCTGACGAAGCTCGGGGTCGTATTTGCAGTGGCCCCGGATCTGACCGATATGTTTGAGAATCGGATAACAGAGGCGAAGGACGTTGAGGATCTGGTCGGCATTACATTCGACATGGGTTTCCAGCTTTCGGCAAGATCCAGGGATCGGGAAAAGGAAACTCTGAAAGGGGGGAGGTGAGCCGGGTGGCGGATAGAAAATCCTATACAGTGCAGGATGTGATCAATGCGGAGTGTACACTTGAACCACTGAGGTGCATTCATTGCGGGCACGTCGGAGAAGTTACGTTCTTCCAGTATCTGGGAGATGGGCACTGTGCGATGTGTGGAAAGTGGCAAATAGAAGAAGAGGCAGACGAGAGGAGGTTAGTAGACCGATGCTAAACAAAGACATCGTGAACGTACTGCAGGGCGCTTGCTCGCGGGTTCAGGATGCAGGAGCCCGTCTGATTCAGGGGCACGTCTGCTCGGCGGCAACACTCTGCCGCGAGGCCGAAGAGAGGCTCGTGTATGCGCTATCCCGAGCAGGAGTGACCCATCAGGAGATCGACGAGTACGTCAAAGAGATGTATGCTCGACGGGCAGAGAAAGAGAAAGAGCGAGAGCCGATGAAGAGAGCGCTTCGGGCGAAGCTCGGGGTTGTGGATGCGGTTGTCGGGTCCGAGAGCCTGTCCAGGGGATTCGAGGATCGGATAGAGGAAGCGAAGTCCGAAGAGGAGCTTGTCAGTGTTGCATTCGATATGGGCTTTCACTTCCATCGGGTTTCAATGCTCCGGTGAGGTGAAAAGACGGTCTCGAAAGGAGGTGAACCCGGTGCCCGACTTAGCTCAGGAGATTGCGGGTATCGAACGAAGTTTCAGGTATGGTGCAGACTTGCCGGATTTGAGCGATGAGCTTGACCCGTATGCAGACTTTGTTCGGGAAGAGTGTGGGGATGAGGATGAAGAGGGAGATGGAGAGGAAGAAGCCGACGACGGAGTGACTTACGACGACAACGCCGACGATGGTACTGGATTTATATTCAGGGTCCAGTTTCCAGAAAGCTCGAGGTCGGAAAGGAGGGGGGAACTATGAACACGCAAAATCTGAAGCTGATCAAGAAAGCAGCGGATCGGGGGCGGGCGAGAGCGCCCTGTTTGGTTCCTGATGGAGGTTTTCAGGAGGGGACGCTGATCGTCCTCGAGTACCCGACAGTCTGCGTAACCTGCGGGGAGATCGCCAAGCAGCGGATGTCGTTCGTCTGGAAGGGAACAACGACGAAGCATCTCGACGGCCTTTCGATGGGCGCCAGCGTGAAGCACTACTTTACCGATTGTAAGAAGTGCGGTGTGGCGACCGGATAGAAGGACTTAGGAGACGGTGGGAATCCGTTGCGGGGGAGGGGCTCAACCGCGAGGCCCCTCTTCATGTCCAAAGATCAGAAACAACCGAGAGGAGGCGATCAGATTGATAAAGGCAGAGTGTCATTCCGACGATTATGCAGTCGAAGTCTCTTTCGATGCGACGCCCTGGTTTGAGAGTGCATCGAGGGAAGAGCTTCTGGAGTTGGCGAGATGTGAGTACGGAGGCGATTATCCGGCTGACTATCTTGCGGCAGATATGGCAGCAGACTATTCCCACGAGGGCGTTACGGAGATGTTTGCGCACCTGGCAGTAATGAGTCATGGTAGAGAGTTCGTCGGATATGAATGTCACGTAGATCCAGAAGATGCAGAAAAGTGGTTGGCTAGAAATCGGCCGGCTGTATTCTGGGTAATTGGAAAGGAGGCGATAGCTCGCTGTGAAAATCGAAGACCTGCTTGATGAAGCAACGACTGCGAAGCTGAAGTCGATTGGAGGCCCGAAGAGAAAGAACACCGGGAAGCGGGGAGTCAGAAGAGTCACCGCATCTCAACTCGAGTACCTCCAGGAGAAAGCTCGGGTACTCCGATTGCGAGAGGCGGGATCAGTAAAGTAGATTTGGGAAAGGAGGCGATTGAATTGAACGTGACAGCAAGACAGTATCTCAGCAAAGCCGCAAAGGAAGACGGCTTCAAGGTTCAGCTTACCGGAGACTTCGACTCGGAGATCCAGATCGGTAGAAAGTCCGGTCGAAGTCTGTCCGCATTCCTCGGGCTCTTGCAGCAACGAGGATTCCGTATCATCAACTTCACCCGGGTCTGCGTTCACATCCATGCACCTCTCCGAAACCATATCTCATGGGATCACGGATGGGAAGCGTTGATCTGCACGGTCTGCGACGGAACGAACGAGGTCGCTGCCGGAAAGAAGAAGTCCGGTGCGATCGACTGGCAGCCGTGTCCTCATTGCACCGAGGGCTGGCTTCCAGTTCCCGAACCGACCAGGAGGAAAGAACAATGCCGACTATAGGCCTGAAGGAAGGGAGACCGAAGATGCCATTGCCAGACATGAAAGCAAGACCGATGCCCGAGCTACGAAAGATTGTTCACATCGAGACGGTGGACTACCGGGCCGATTTCAGCGTAGACGTTGTAGTTGACGGCGACTGGGTACACCACATGCAGGTCAGATGGTTTGCGCTCAGATACCTCAAGGATCGGTACTCGAATCTGAGGGACGATCTGAACGTCAGTCATCTAAAGATCACGGGGCGAAGCTACGGGATCGTGATGCCGGTGCCTGTCGAATAGACCGTCGAGGAAGGCCGGCGGCCGGGATTGTTCGGTCGTCGGTCTTCGGGTATCGTTCTGATAGAAAGGGGCTTCAGATGAATTTGGACTTGTTACGCCGGTGCTTTTTGCATAAGTCTTTGGCGCACAATATAATATAAAGGAAAAGAAAGTACTTGATTTTGTGGACATATATCCTTATATTAAAGGCATAAATCAATCGGAGGCCGCGGGCTGTAGTCCGGCTTCCAACTTGGAGACAGAAGCTTGCAACGATCACTTCAGAAGAAGGGAGCACTGAAATGGACGATCTTGAGAAAGAGGAAGAAGGGTTGACGCTTTCTCCCGGGGAGCCCGATTTGAAACAAGTCGTTTCGATATTGGTGAGCCGGTTGGGGCCGTCGTGTCTCGAAGCGTTGATCGGGGTTGTAGATCGGGACCCGGACTTTTACGAAGTGCTGTGTGAGGCTTTCGAGAACAGGTACCCGACCCGGGCGGGGAAGCTCTTCGGACGGACCTGCGGTACCGAACTTCCGAAAATCCCCGCAAGTGTCCGGTCTGCGGTAGTGATTCGGTCCACTGTCCTGAATGCGGAAAACAGTTTCCGCATGGTGTGATTGCACATTGCGACGAGCCGGAATGTCAGAAGATGAATGCACCACTGGACTGTTTCTGTGGACGAACAGTTACGGAAGATCTGTCTGGAGTTCATTGTGCTGACATGTCCTTTATGCCTTATGAAGTATCGGGAGAAGAAGGAGCGGGGGGAGAATAAAAACCGAGACTCTGTACTGCAAGAAGCCGGACAAAGATGTTCCGGAGATAGAGTGCGGCTATCCCTTGCCGTGCCCCTATCACACGGCAGAGATTAACCTCGACGAGAGTTTGCCAGCGGTGGTGATCCCACGTGGGATGAACCAGAACCAGAAGGCGAGGTTGGAAGAGATTGCCCGGTTTTTTTGCGAGAGGGGAAATAGAAAGGATAAGGAGGTGAAACCTATGGTGCACAGATTCCGGCATGGTGATGGCGAGTTGGCGAGGTTCGACACCGACAAGTCAGATTTACTGATGGGCACTCGAACTGAACTTGGCGGAGGTCGAACCCTCGAGGTCCAGATCTACCGTACCGATAAGAGGAATTACATCTCGGTCAGCAGAACAATCCAGGAGCCCGTGCCAGATGCCGTGAGAAAGATCGAGAGGCCGGAGGTCTTAGAACACTTGGCGCTTGCAGCCTCTTACCAGCGCACTGAGGCAGGAGACGATCTCCTTGCAAGGGGAGACCCCTCCGAAGAGATATAGATCGGATTGATGCGAATGGGAAGAGCTGTGGATAACCCAAAGAAAGGAGGTTCTATGAAACCGCTGAGATAACAGAGAAGGACTGGCGACCCCCGCCCTGCGGGGGTCGGGGGGCAGTGCAGAGGTTCTAAGTCCTGGAAGCCCCGAAAAAACTTCTGCTAATCGTTTGAAAGGGGTGAACACATGAGCAAGATCTTTGTAGCCAGTTTTAGATATGGCAGGGCCAATCTTTCCAAGGTCGAGGTCGAAAAGGAGACGGAGAAGAGCTTCATCATAGGGCGAAGATCGAAGGAGGAGAAGCTCTTGGGATGGCGGTCTCTACCAGCGCGGATCTCGAAGGAGAAGTATAATTGCTTCGGTACTTCGGAAGAGGCGTTGGACTATCTGGTGGACGCCGCGCGGGAACACATCACGGCCTGCAGGGAGAGGTTGAGAAAGGCGGTTGAGGAACACTGTAAACTGGTCAAGATCAAGCGTGAGATTGCGAGGGTCGGAAAGCAAGCGGAGGGAGCCGATGAAGAAGAAGTACAAGCTCGAGTACAATAGTGCTTTGTTGCCTACTTCGCAAGATAAAAGAGAAGCCTACCAGCGGATGGCGGAGTACGGAACCTGGAAGGGGTATTGGTGGACCCCGAATCCGAGTCAATCCGCAACGTCCCAGAGGTTGTCACCGGAGGGTCGGATTAGGCGGGAGGGTTTCGTCTGTGACCGTATGGCAGACGATATTTCTACGACCGAGCGGGTGGTACGTCTGGCGTGTGAGATGGTCAAAGCTTCCGAGCTTCTTCCGTCTGCAGATCTGATCGTAGATGCTTCTTGCAAGGCAATCGATTGGATCAATTGCGGGAGAAGGTATATCGGGATGGGAGAGGTCGCGGTATCTCTCGATGATGTCACGCCCAAGGTCGGAGAGAAGTTTGGGCTGGAGGTTCGGAGTCGGTCGTGAAAAAACTATTATCGAGTCTTGGAAAAGAGCACGAGGTCGGAGATCCGAATTGTCCTGATTGCTCTTTCGGATGGCCGATGGGATGCAATCGATGCGGAGGTCGTCTCCACAACAAGTTTATCGGACAGACGATGATCTTTGGGAGAACGATTCCGATCTCCAAAGTAGAATGCGATACTTGCGGTTGGACTCTCGATGAGTCCGACGATCAGATGGCAATCGAACAGAAGAGAGAAGTCTTGGAGATCGATATAGCTTGGACAGGGGCACGATTGATCGGAGCCATCGAAGCACTGGAGCGCAGTCTGGATGCGGAGCGCCCGGGTATGCATGCTTCGGAGAAGACTATCGAGACACTGGAGGATCTGATTTCGAGGGTCGAGGTATTTCTGGGCTACAATGGCCTCTGATGGAAAGGATGGTGATACGAATGGAAACCGGAAAGGATCAGGATCAAGAAATGAAAGAAGTCCTAAAGGGGCTTCCCGGTCTGGAAGTAATTCAGACCAAGGAACTGCTGATACAGGTCCTCGATGTGTTGACGCAATGTACAGATGCGATTGGCTCGGGGAAACATATTTCGAGGGAGACCTGCGAGGCGATGGATGGACTATGTTCGAAGATCAATGACTATCTGGGCTGCACTGCTGGTACCGAGAAGGATAAATCATGAGGGGGAAGTGATGTCTTTAAAAAGTATGCTGGACGATGGGATAGGGCTGATTCAGAAGGCCACTCCGATTCACTGTAGCAGTTGCGGGATCCGGATGGAGATTTCGTATCAGTCAAAGAAGATAGGGGAGAGGATAGTGGTTATTGACGGTAAGAGAGTAACCGTCTGAGTTACGAGGCGGTATTGTGCAAACTGTGCCACCTAAGTTCGTGAGCCGGTGCGATCTCAAATTATAGGGAGGATCAGGGCGATGAACGAACAGGATGCGAAGGTGACTATCGAGGGTATCAAGTTTCAAGCCAAGCAGTTGGATGAGAAGCCTTGTCCCTGGTCGGACGATTGGCGGCCACACTGGGTTCTGATATTCCGTTTTGCGAATCACAGTAGCCGCTTCGACTTCTGGAACAACATCGCCAACAAGGCGCCGCAGAAGATGGACCTGCTCTCCATGCTACTTGGTGACGCTACGGTTGGACTGATGGACATTGACGAGTTTGCTTCTGAATATGGGTACACAAAAGTAAGTGTAGTAATCCGTACCCACAAGGCTTGCCAGAAGACAGCAAGAAAGTTCATGCGTTTGCTTTCCTGCACTTCTGACGACTTGTATGATCTGGCAAACATGGTGAACGATTGGAAAACGGCATAAAGGTCTGATGCTCTGTCCTCATCGACAGAGATCAGAGAGGTTCCGATGAAAATCTCAAGAAGAGAACGCAGGATTCGAGCTGAGGTAAAGCGGGGGAAGATAATCCAGGAACTACTGGACTACATGCAGGCGGAGATGGACAGGACGGGAAGGGACTGGGAGCGGGTCTGCACGCTTGCCGATCTGAAGATTGCGGCGATGATCCAACTGAATCCGCAGGAGGCTTCGATCATCCGGGAGGCAGCCTACCGCTTAACCGATGAACTCGATAAGATACTCCAAGAACGAGCAAGCAAAGAAGAAGGGAGTGAGCTCGATAATGCGTGACTATGAGGAGTTCCGGGAAGCGATCGAGGCGCTGGTGAACCATCACTATCCAGACGCGCCTCGACAGATTTGGGTTGATGGTGCTCCGATGACCATCGGAGGAATCAGAGAGGAAGCATATTGGGAAGTATGGAAGCGTCTTGGTCTCCAGGACTACGTGGATCGAGTTTATATGTTGGGGCGCGATGACGTTCGGGGTACAGCCCGTGACGAGTTAGGAATTGATCTGAACACGATGGACTTGCCTGAAGACTTCTGGCACAACGTTCAGAAGGGAATCGAGTCGGGTTTGTCCTGCTCGTCTGAGGTGGTCAGGACGGCTATCGAGGAAGCGTTAGATGCCTCCTAAAAAAAAGAAGAGGAGAAGACAATGGAATACCTGACAGGAAAGGACTACCCCTGGCTCTGTTCGAGATGTCGTGCGGCGATAGACGGTGTGGTCGAGCTTGTCGAGATGGGGCCGGACTCCGACGACAACGAAGCTCCGCTGATGAGCGTTGGTGATCTCAATCTGTTTTGTGGCGGGCGTGAGTGTTGGGATACCGAGTTCGACGGCTACGGCTTTCGGGAGATCAAGGACATCGTGAATGTGCTGAAAGTCTCTGGTGAAGTTGCCGCAGTGAAGTTCGCCCGGGAAAGCAATCCCAATGCGATATTTTTGGTGACTGAAGAATTTGTCGCAGAACTCGCTGCGGAGGTAGCTCATCGAGCAGGGTTGGAGCAAAGGGCAATTCTGATGATGGCCGCGTGAACCGTTCGGAAGGAGATCGCCGATGAAGATCGAGTGCATTTTGGACAGTTGCCCGGCAGACGGAGAATTCGTCGATCATCGTAAATGCTGTCGCTGCGAGCATAACCCGCTCAGAGATGAGCAGCCGGAGTTTGGCTGGCAGAAGTGCGACCATCCCGACGTAAGACGAGATCCTTCGCCGGAGCGATGGGAGAATCTGAAGTCAGCCGGATCGGAGGTATTGTCGGTCAGTTTGGTTGGGGGTAGATACTAAGAAAGGAGTGAAAACCGATGATGCGATTTATTACGTTATCGGCAGTGGGGAAGAAAGTATCATTGAGAGACTATGTGCGAGCGATTAAGCTGGCGAAGGAGCATCCCACAGAGATGTTCAGGCATGGACTGACGACTTGGTGGCCTGTTACAGGGACAGAGATTTGTCGTCAGTTTCGCGAAGGGATGCATGATAGAATCAATCAGGGGATTCCTGCAATTGAGAGGAGGTGAACGACGTGGCACGAGAGATCGAAGTCAAAGTAACTGATCTAAAGGACGGGTCGTGGACTGTCGGACGGAATGGGAGTTTCGGCATCCAGACGATGATCGCCTGGACGAACCAGTGCGAGTTCGTCGTTTTTGAATTCATTTCGAGAGCGCAGGGCGTGAGGTTGAACGCCGGGTTCCGTATCGGCTTCGAGGACATGACCCGATTGGCAAAGGCCTGGCTTGGAAAGATAGGGGCGAGGTCTGACGAAGCAGAAGGAAGCGAGATCAGAACGTATGAGGAGTTCAAGAAGGCGGTGTTAGAGGATACGGGTCACTTCTTCCATCCTGTTTTCATGAGTGAGGAAGATGAAGAGGAATTATGCAGATCTCTCTGGGATCGTCTCGGCCATCGAGAGGCGGCAGTTGAGAGGGGGTGAGACAATGATCAGACGAATCCGCATTGATAGCCTGCGAGAAGATTCCGTTTGTACCGGACGCAACGGCACGTTTCAGATCGGTGTACTTCGTCTTGAACACACCACTATGACTGAGACGGTATATTTCGATCCCATATCTTGTAGGCGCGGGATACTGTTGAACGGCGGGATGCACATCAGTACCGATGATATGGATCGGCTGGCCGATGCCTGGGTAAGGTATCGAAAGGAGAAAAAGAGTGATGAGCGAACCAACGAAGGTGATCGTTGAGATCGAGGGCGGTTGCGTTCAGAGCGTGATCAGTTGCGGCATTGAGGTGCAGGTGATCGTAGTGAATTACGATGGCCAAGAATCTCCCGATCCAGAAGACGAGTCCGGGCCGTTTGTAACGACGCTCGGAGATACGGCTGAACTGAATGTCTGGCCTGCGATCTTATCTTCTGCAATCTCTTCGGATCGGAATCGTCGGTATGTCAACGACATTATGAAACGAGCGGAACAAGCAGTCCAAGAAGGGGCGTGGATCAAAGTCGAAAATGAAAGGTGAGAGGGACCGTGATGAAGCGAGAACTAATCCACGGAGAAGCGCTCGACATCGACGACATTGTTCAGATGGATCTGGGTATGCTTGGAGAGGCAGTCGAGGAGTACGTCTTCCGGTATTGCAAAGAACACGATCTGGACCACGATGAGATCCACTACGAGTGGAGTCATCCTGTCGTGGTCAAGATTTACAGAAAGGGATGAGGAGATGTTGAAGTTTACAATTCTTGAAAACGAGCAGACATCGTCGACGAGGTACTTTGCTTTGAGAATCGAGATCGGATACGGTGGCGGAGCCTTTGCCGTCGCCGATTGCGTTGTCTGCGAGAATTATGAGTTCAATTCGGACAGCACTACCTGTGAGATCGTTTCCGTCGAGCCCGGAGAAATGGAGGAGGCGATCAAATCGATGGAGGATCAGATCATCGATACGATGTAATCGTAGAGATTTACAGAAAGGAGTTGAGCGCGGATGTCACAGTTCGAGGTTCTTGAGTGCAAGGAGACGGGAAACAAGAAGTTTTATGCACTAAAGGTTGAGATAGAGACCGATCGCAGTGGCAAGTTGGAGGCGGAGGTGGTCCACTGTTTCGTTTGCGAGTCATACGAAATAAGCAGTGGTCAAACTCACTGGAGTATCGTTTCCACTGAGCCTGAAGATCTGAAAGAAGCCGTCTGGGATGCGTTGTTCGAAAAGGCGTTGGAGAGCGAGATCACCTCAGCGATGGTTGATTTCCAGAGAGGTTAGATAAGTCGGAACGCGGGAAGGAGGTGATTGCGTTATGCAGATGATCGAAACTCGAAAGCCGACTCAGAGTTTCAGAGACTGGATGGAGCGGCAGTACGGGACAGCCTTCGAGATTACTTGCGAAGGTCTCTTAGAATGCGGTGGCGTCGGTGGGTTTTCCGGGATGATGACTCACGTGGAGACCACGGAGTTGTACGAAGAGTTCGAGGAAGAGATCTGGGAAGCACTGAGCGAAGACGCGGAGAGATTGGGTCTGAGTCATCCGCTGGAGTTGATCGCCGGGCTCAACGGTGCCAAAATCGTTTGGGGCAGCCCTCAGTTGTGGGATTTGCTGGTCTGGTATATGGCTGAACGAGTTGCACAAGAAATAGCTGATCGAAAGGATAAGGACAGTAAGATGGCCGAAGCGATCGCCGAACGGCTTACATCTCTCGGATCGTTTCTTTTTCCAGAAGGGTTCGAGTATCCTGATTCGACGGAAGATGATGAGGACGGACTCTATCTGGAAATTCGGCTTCAACTGGTCGATGGAGACTGGACAGTTTGGAGTGGAGACAACCAGTACGATACCGACCATCGAGGGGCCTGGGGCTTAGGAGGTATCCGACCGGAAATGACGGAGGCAGACTATCAGATGACTGCCAAAGCGATGCTTCTGGAGGCCCGGGCAGCCGAAGAAGAGCAAACCGATGTTGAGGATGTTGCGTCGTGAGATAGACCAGAGAGAAATCGTGCGAGACACATTTGATCCCGCGAAGAGTACCGGAGGGAGGTACGACAGTGATTAACAAAAGGAAACCTTCGGTCTTAACCTTCGAGTTCTTCGAGGACGAGACGGGAAGACTAAGGGCGAAGTGCGAGGAATTAGGGCTTCGAAGGCCCGTCGAGTCGGCCACGGGCAAGCGATATAGTTTTCCAAAGGTCTTCGGGATGCAGCGTTGGTTTGTGGCGGAAGATATTGTTCGGTTGCAATCCGCACAAGCCGGCGATCGAGTTGAGATAAGAGTGAGATAGATCACCGGTCTGGAAAACCGAAAGGAGCGTTCAGATGAGAGGACCGATGAAGTTTACCGACGTAGAAGTTCGAGGCGGTACGATCACTGCGAGGGTGGAGTTGGATCCGAAAGTTGACGGAGCGACTGAGATGGCTCTGGGCAGAGCGTTGGCCGAAAAGATGCCGTACTTCACGTCCAGCGGTCGCGCTCATGTAATGGAGGGCCAATCGGGCATTTCGATTCAAGCCGAAGTCGCGGAAAACGACTTCGATCGCCTACAGGATGCGGCAGCGGAAGAACAAAGGCGATTCGTGGAATTGATTCAGGAGGCGAAGCATACCTGGAGAATACTCTGTGTGATCGAGCGGTCGAAAGACTACAACAGGGAGGGTCTCAAGAAGCAAGCGGAGAAATCGTCTGGGTAGCGAACTCGAAACCGAAAGAGGACCAAGCGATGAAAATCGCAACGAGATTTATCGAGGCCGCAAAGAAGGAAGGAGTTAATCCTCAGTTTAGGCAAATGGTCTTCGACTCGGTGCGTAGACACAAGGAAAAAAAGAAGAAAGACGAAAAGCGGAAGAAACGAAGATGGTGGCTTTGGTGGCTTTGGTTAAGGAGGATCAAGCGATGAAGACTGTCTTAGTCGAAGTGAGAAACGGAAGAGTTCAGCACGTTGAATGTCCGCGTGGGGTCGAGGTTCGGGTCCGGGATTTTGATACCTTACCTACGAGAACAATCGACCGAGTCGGAGAACCGGAAGATTCCCTTTGGGAGGGCGAAGAGTGGATCGAGTCCCGACTTCTCCAAGCCGCAAAAGACCTGGTTGAGAAGATTGAGCGGGCCGGTTTTGAGAAGACTTGTCTCGATGGAACTGACATCCGGGAGGCGATTGCTGAGGCGGAAGAGATGCAAGGATAGCTGAAGGAAGGAGGCGTTTGGACATGAGATCAAGAATCAGAAGCACCTGTTTCACCCTTCCCCCTGGAAGTCTGACAGCAGAATGTCTATCGGTACAGATGAGTGGTCGGTTAGCCTGTCGGGACTGCGACCGCCTGGACACGGCAAACTGCGGAGGGAGGGAGATCCGGAAGTCGGGGAAGAATCGCCTGGGGCACAAAGTCCCACTCTCAGAAGGGAAAGGGTGATGGCTGAAACAACGCAGGCGGAAAAAATTCCGAAGGGCGCCATCTTCGTAGTTTCAGTTGGGACGATGGAAGATTACGAGGTGGTCGCATGTTGCAAAGCTTTACGTGAGATCGACCCGGCAGAGTTGCAAAGAGAGTACCGGCGGTTGCACCCGAAGCAGCCGGAGGATCCGGATTTTCAGGAGGGCCTGTATCAGGAATTTCCGAAAGCCTTAGTTTGGTGCGAAGAGCAGGGGTATCTCGAAAAACTACCTTTTCGTGAGTTGAGTCTTGGGTCCTGGCATTATGAACTGGAATTTTCCCAGGTTCCTCACTTCGGCGAAGGATCTAAGGAGGCGTGATGTATTACCGGATGTTCTGTGGAAGGTGCCGACAGAAAACGCTCTGTCGGGATTTGGATTGCGAGGCGTGTCAGGCAGAGGGGAAGCGGTGCCCGATTGTGGTCTGTACGGAGTGTGGCGATGAAGTTTATAATTGGGATACCGGTGTGGCTCTTGAGGCGGAGGTTGTGTCAGTGCCTGTGTCGAGGGATCGGTATTGGTTTCCAACTGCGGATTTGAAACATGACTGAAAGAGAGGGAAAGATGTCCGAAACAGCCATACCGCGTTGGCGGGTTCAACTCATTCGAGAGGATCGGCCAGGATACGATCAGCAGTTCACCAGCCCTGAGTCGGTGGTAAAGCATTTCGCCTTTTTAAGAGCGGAGACCGTGGAAACTTTTTACGTGGTTTTCCTCAATACAAATCATTGCATCGTGGGGATGCAGGAAATTTCCAGAGGAACAATCGACCGGAGCTTCATCGAACCCCGGGAGGTTTTCCAGGCGGCGATCTTAGCAAACTGTACCAGTATTCTTCTAATTCATGTGCATCCGTCCGGCAACATCACACCGTCGGATGCGGATCGAAACTCCACCAACCGGCTAAGGAAGGCGGGGAAGCTGTTGGGCATCCAGATACTGGATCATCTGATCATCGGCATACCGGATTATTTCAGCTTTGCCGAAGAAAGCGACTGGGAAAGTTTCAATCGAGAGGAGGATTCTGAATATGAATGAATGCTATAAGGTCGTTCGTATCAGAGAAAACAAATTTTGGTCGGTTAGTCCAATCAGCATTTTTCTCGGGGGGCTATTTCGAGAGGAGAGGGACGGCGAGTGGGGGGCGGTCTGATCTATCAGTTGGATCAGAGGACGGACGCTTTCGAGGACTCTCTGGGAATCTTTGTTTTTCCGACTGATCCGGGGTGGGGATGGTCCCAAAATCCCGCGCTTCTGCTGAACGCTTTTAATTCCCTACGTCCCGTTGTTCTTCTGAGGTGTGAATGCGGAGAATTAAAAGCGCAGGCGTGGAGAATGCGAGAGCCGAACGATCCTCGTCAAGAGACCCATCAATTTCTGAAGCTGTCGAGTTGGATGGAACTCCGAGCGGTGGTATCGCGGCATCTCCCCGATGTCGGCTATGTAAGTGCCGTTCTATCGAGGCCGGTGAGTCAAACTCCTGTCGGATCATATACGACCCCGTGGGTCATTCCGAGAGAGGTTCTATGCAGAACCACGTTGTAACTAATGGAGGAGAATAGATTGGAACGGAAGAAAATCTCGTTGGGCCTGAAGGCTTGGGAGGAGGCTCAAAGGATTCGAGAGGAGGAGGGGATCAGTTGGGACTGGCTGATTTACAGAGCGATCGGAGTATCGCGCGAGGTCGGCCTACGAAAAGAACTCCGTGATGTCTGGGATCGTCAAAAGAACACAGAGCGATTCCAGCGGAGTTTGTCCCATTCCGGAGAGCTTGAGGTCTCGCTGTTCTTTTTGAAACCCAAAGTGAAACGTCTTCTACTCGAAGCCGGAAGAAGCCAGCGGCGCTCGCCGTCAGAACTCCTTGAGATTTTGGTCATGGACAAGTTCGGCGGAGAGGGGGAGCGTTCAGAAGAAGCTGAAGCGACGATCGTTGCTCCGGCCGTCGCTCCGAAGGTGCCGAAGAAAGAGGAGGCGGAGACTACTGTGGTGATTGAGGGCAAGAGTCTGGATTTCCAGCCGGTATCCGAAGAGCGAGAAGAAGAACTCAGACTGTCGCCTGACGAGAAGGCATTGATTGCCGAGAGGCGATGGCTGCGAAAACACGCCGGATGGTTGAAGGAAGCGCAACGATGGGAGTGGAAGCCTTCGATGACCTTGATCTGGCCAGAAGGTGCTAAGGCCAGAATCCTCTACGAAGAGGAAGCGATTCAGGGTGGAGTAATCCGAAAGGTTCGAGCTTATTTCATTTACTCTCTCGAATCGCGGACAGACCTCAGCTTCCTCAGGCCCTATCGATTAGATTTCTACGTTGAGAAGGAGACTCAATCGGAGACTTCTCGAATCGAGCCGGGAGCGCATAAGACGATTACCTTTCAATTCGAGAAGCACTCTCAGTTGAAAGCCAAGCTGAAAGAGAAGGCAGCAGTATTTGAGAAATTAGAGAAAGGCGAAATCGGAGATCAGATTGGATAATGGAGGAGGCAACGATGGAAATTCAATACGGATGGCTCGACGGTACCGAACGATCTGATACGATCGGTATTTATGATGATGAGGGATGGACGGCCACTATTGATGTGGATGAGATCGAGGGTCTGATTACGGACCTTCGGAGAGCGGCGTGTGAATATCAGAAGTTCATATCGCGGCAAACTCTTCCCGAAGGAGATACGGAAGAAGCAACAAAGCCAAGCGATGACGTAATCTTTACTCGGGAGTTTGCTCCGGGTTTCGTCGGCGGGGAGGAGATTGTTCGAAAGGCGTCGGACGATGAGATGAAGATGCTGATTGATCTGAGCAATAAGATTGTGAAGTTTGATCGGCAGTTACTGAGCCTGTCGAAAATGCGTAAGAACATCCTTCAGGGGATCAAGAAAAGGTAAAGGAAAAGACTATGGGAATTGAAAAACCAGTAACTGAATTGTCGACCGAGGAGTTGACGGAGTACGCCGAGCGGCAACTTGGTAAAGTCGTCAGTCTCCTGGCAGCCGAGCCAGATCGTTTAGACCATCGGGATTTTCTGATTTCTCTGGTTAAGACCGACATCGAAGATCTACGGCCGGTAGTGAAGGAGTATAGGGGTCGGACGGATCTGTTAGCTGATCCATCCTGGGCGAAAGCTATGTTGCCTATCATTCGAGAATTCGAGGTCTTGGAAGAGATCTTGCGAAGGGCAAGACTCGCAGGGGATCGAATGTCACGAATCACTCGGATCACATTGTTGAACGGTGATACCGTTGCCAAGACCGACAATCAGTTCTTCAAGTGGAGTGAGACTGGGAAGCGGATGGAGTTGTGGCAGGATAAGCCGTTGCTCTTGGTGAAGTACTGGCTCCGGAAGTCGGTGATCTGGATCTGCAAGGAGGACGGCGTGAAAACCAGCCTTATTATTCCCGACCACGGGGGATAGGAGAAATGTCATTTGCATACCAGGTCTATTTAATACGAAAGGAGACCTCGTGAAAGAGAAGGAGAACAGATTGGTTGTCGGTGACTTGGGTTGGGCCGACACGCTTCCTGAGTGGCTGTTGGAAGCGATCAAGAAGGAACGACTGGTACTCGGACTCGTGGGTTTGACTTGCGAAGACGATGAGGTTCCGAAAGTCGGCGATGCGGAAATCTGCGCTTACCTTTATACGGCAAGTCTCCGTGCTCCGATGTCGGCCGAGCACTCCCAGATCTATTTTCATATTGGAGCGAAGGTGATGCGGAGAGAGCAGTCCGGTGTTGAGCTTCCCCCGATGATGATCGAAGCCTTAGAGCGAGGCCTGACCGATTGGGAGGCGCATGAGTTGAAAGATCTCCGAGCGATGATCTATCGGAAGCGGGGAGGAGAGATCGTACACCCGGTTCTCGATGCCATGCGGATTCTGAAGAAAGAGGTTGAGAAGGCCGAGCGGGATCCTCAGATGAGCTTTTTTTGATCTGCGTCAATTCTAATGGGGTGGAGTTGTTAAGTCATTGACCCCCTTTATATTAGCGATTCCATCCTTAAATTTTTGATCGCGGCCTTTTGGAAGAGCCTCCAAGTTGTTGTGTTCCTTGTGCTTATGTCTTGAGAAAAAATGCTTGACTTTGCTTTGAAAAAGTGTTATACTTAAGGAACATAAACGGGGTATAAATGGAATATAACAAAAATCAGGAGGTTTTAACAGATGCGAAAAATCCAGATTTTTATCTCAGATCCTTTATTCGTTTGGGTAAGGGATACGGCGGAATTGAAGGGTATTTCTTTGTCTGAATTGGTTCGGCGGGTTCTGGACATTTTTCGTTCCAGATCCGAAGGTTCCGAAGATGTCATCGGAGACTTTTCAATTCCAGGGAGAATGTCTTCCGAAGGAAAGGTGAAGATCAATGCCGAAGAAGATGTTCCCGTGTGAAAGAATCTTCGCAGATTTTTTGGACTCGAAAGGATTGGACTGGGAATATGAATCTAAGAGATTTCGGCTGGGATCGACTACGTATCAGCCTGATTTTTATGTTTCGAGCGAAGATATTTTCTATGAAGTTGTTGGAACAAAGCAAGCATTTCACAGTATTCGACCGAAAGTAGAATTGATGGCTCAATTTTATCCTTCTGTCATTCTAAAAACGGTCAATCCAGATGGAAGCCCTTATCGCAATCGAACTTGGGATGGCGGAGAACCTTTGATTATTGAAGCAAGATCGATAACATTGTTTATGCCCAGAACGATGATTGACCAGATAAATCGAATGGCCGAAGAGACGCCGGAAGCAACTCGGTCCTTGATGATTCGATCTCTTCTGCGGGAACGAATTCAACAGGTCATCGGAGAGAAGGGGAAAGACGAAAAGCTTGGCGCAGATGTCTGCCTTATCGCTGAGTTGTTGGAGGCATTAGAGGAAATGGTAGAGTCTGCGGTTTTTGCAGGTTTGCCCGGGGAACAACGGAAAAAGATGATAGAGAAAGCCAAGAGGATTATTGCTCAAGGCAAAAGGAGATTCGATGAGCGGAGAGCGGGTTCCAGTGGATAAAGAACGGCAACCGTTTGGTATCCTTGACGCACATGAGATCGTATTGAGGAGCATAAAACCGAAGGAAAGAGGACTAGTGGGTCTCTCTAATCTTGAAGAAGCCCTTATGGTCGCATCTGCTATGATAAAATTCGGGGGTTCTTTCGTCCAGTGCTTGGGGAAAGCTCTCGATAGAGCAGATCCCCAGAATGCAGGGAAGATCAAGCAGACTTGGCCGGATTACTGGAAGAAGTATTTAAAAATGGGATTGGCAGGCGAAGCAAAGGAGAGAGCCCGATGTTGACTTGTAATATATGCGGAAAGCTTGCAAAATATGCGTTTCAGTACATACGGATCGAATGGGAAATTGACGAAGAGACTGGAGAGTGGGGTTATCTTGAAAAAATTGTCGAGCCTGTGGGTCAGCGTTGCGAGGAACATCGGTACGCTGAGAAGAAAAAAGACTGATACGAGTCATCTTGATTTCGAGCACCGCTGCTGTTTCCGTGATCAGATCGTCAACATCGGAAGAGGTACGCGGGATGGAGATGGAGAAGAAGTCGAAGTTGATATGCAGAGCGGTAGGGTTGCTATCTTTGAGTTGACTGCTAAGCGCTTTGACTTTTTTTCCTTCGGTGATACTGGACAGCGGGATTGGTACTATAAATTTATTCGGTATAAGGAGTAGGAGAATGCTATGACTCTGAAGAAGGATCGTATCGTAAGAAGTGGAGCAGGATACTTCATAAAGTTTACTGGGGTGGACAATACGCCAGAATTGACATCCGACCCGGTAGCCGCTACGAGGATGGCAAGGAGCGAAGCTGATCTGGTTGCTTCAGTGATGAACCGAAAGGGATTCGGTGCGGAACTCGTAAAAGTCAGATACGGAAACGTGTGGCAACTCTAAGGAGAATACCATGTCCGGTAGTTGGATTACAGGGATCATTCTGAGTTTCATAATTCTCAGTGCGACTGCAGGTCTCGTCTTCGTCTGCAAGCGACCCGATGCGCCTCCGAGAGGACCGGTCGGATCGAAAGAAAGGGGATAGAATTGGTAGATAAACTATCGGAACCGATCCATCAAAACAAGGATTGAAACCTCAACATCACAGTCGTTACCGACGATTCGACTGGTTTAGATACCTATCCATTAAAACAAGGATTGAAACTCTTTTGATTCAACCGTAATTCTGTAGCTTTTGGTTGGAAGCGGATCCATCGAATAGAAATCGGCTGGCGCAGTTCCTCTACTGGCTCGCCGCAGGCTGTCAGCAGTTACAACCACCTTTTGGAGATCAGCCCGTTCCGGGCAGAGACGATCAGGAGGGTATGGCCGATGATCGTAAAATGCGATAACCTCGACTGCAAGTTTTGTTCCGACGAAATGTGCACCGCACCAGAGATCAAAATCAGAATGAACGACGCGGGGGTTTCTGTTCCGGAGTGCAATACAGAATCACAGAAACCTCTTAGTCGAGAAGAGAAGAAAAAGCGTTATCCCGGATTCTATCTTGGCCGAATCGCGGAGGATTAACGAGGGTGAGGCTGGTCCGACGGTACTCTCGGATTTGGTTCGAGATGAAGTCTGGGAGAATCTTCGAGATGTCGACCTGTGGGAATCGAGAGAACAAGATGAAGAGGATTACCGGGAACAACTCACAACGCTGGCTAACGAGTGGGAGGATTAGGATGCAGAAGTGCCTCAAGGTTGTCCGAGTCCGAGAAGATAGCTTTCAATCGCTCAGTCCTGTCAATATCTTTCTCAATCAGGTAGAGCCGCGGCGGATTGGAGGTAATCTGATTTATCAGTTAAACGAGAGGATCAAGGCATTCGAAGACTCTCTGGGGATTTTTGTGTACTCGGCCGGAGAGGATCCGGATGCCAAAATCTTATTGCGGGCTTTCCGTCGTAGAAATCCTCTCGCGTACTCAGATGAAAGTCCTGTCGCGCTTTTAGGGTGCCAGTGCGGAGACTTAAAGGAACAGAAGTGGAGGGTTCTTGCCTCATGCTTTGCTAATTCAAATACTCGTCATCTTCGGAGTCTATCGAGTTGGATGGATATTCGAGCAAGAGCGGAGAGACTTCTTTCTGCCGCCTCGTTTTATCGCGCTAAATTTGATGTCGGAATCCAAGTATATTGGGTAGATTCAGCACCATCTGGAACGCATACAACGCCGTGGATTATTCCGAGAGAGATCATAGGTAGAATTAGCTAATAAGAACAAGGAAGTGGATAGACATGGAGAAGATCAAGATATACTGCCCGAAGTGCCACACCAGAGTCGATAGCTTCAGCAATTTCGACATCCAAAGAATCAACGAAGATTATGTTGAGGTCGAGATGTACTGCGATCACTGTGAGGGTGTCGTGGCATTCGTCCGGATTCACAACGACGAGTGGATTCCGACTGTCGTGTAGCTATATAGCTGAACCAAAACGATAAAGGGAAGAGGAAAGGATGGAGGCAAAAGAGGCGCTTACACCAATGGAGGAGGAAGTCGAACGTCAAATGATCGTAGAGCAGGGCGGTGGGGTCTATTGGGGAATCCAACGGGGGGTTATCGGCAAATCGCCAGATCTTGTTTATTCTGCGATGATGCGGGTGTTGTTAAAAGTGAGATGATATTGCCAATCGATGATGTAACTCCGGAAAACATTCGCAAGAAGATACTCCAGACACGAGAGAAGTTTGCCAGATAAATACGGTATCAAACTGAAAGGAAGAATGCTGATGAGAATTAAACCGATTCCGATGACTGTTGATTCGGTGCGAAGGATCCGGGAGCGCCTGAAGGGGGAATCGCGCCGGGTGGTCGTTCCACAGCCGGTTTATACCCCGCTTGCTAACTGTGCCTTGGTCTGGGGATGGAAAGGCAAGCGATATACCGAAGGCGAAATGCTCAATCTGTGCACTTATCAGCCCGGCGATTTGCTCTGGGTTCGAGAGCCGTTGGTGCAAGGACCACTTCCATCGAAGGAGGTCAGATACGAAAGCGATGGTGAGCCGGTCCTTCGAAGAACGGGGACCCCCGAGGGGAGAGAGGACGTAATCTGGCAGTGGAAAAGAAGGTATCTGCCTTCGAGGTTCATGCCTGGGTTCGCGGCTCGGACGTATCTCACATTGACCAATCGGCGCGTCGAGGAGCTTCAGGGGATCGGTGAGGCCAGTGTCATTTGTGAAGGTTTTCCTTCCGGTGATCGTCGGGAATTCAGGGAAACCTGGGACGCTCTGAATCAAGAACGGGGTTACGGATGGAATGCCGATCCTTGGGACTGGGTTCTAAATTTCTCCTGGGAAGAACGACTCGAGTACTCAGATCTCGAAAAACTAAAAGCGGAGGGAATTCCAGATGCCGATGAACAAACAGTCCGGCAAGTCGAACATGTATCCCTGGATCACTGATACTTGGAATCCGATTCGAGGGCAGTGCCCGCACAAGTGCGCTTACTGTTATGTTCACCCGAATCAGGGAATTTTTCGCCTCGTTCCGAAGGAAATGAAAACTGATCTGGGACAGGGGAACTTTATCTTTTTGGGAAGCTCAACGGATATGTTCGCAGATCGCATTTCTGCGGATTGGATCTTACAGGTCCTGAAGTACTGTCGTCTCTTCGATAATCAGTATCTTTTCCAGACGAAGAATTCGGCCCGCTTTCTTGAGTTCATGAGCCGGTTCCCGGAGCGCACCACACTCGGTACGACGATTGAAACGAATCGGTACCAGACGCGGCCAGTCCGGTCAGGATCACTTGGATTGTTCCCCACGGAACAAGAGGGCTTCATAAGTATTTCGAGCGCTCCAAGTCTCCCACAGCGAGCTTCGGCAATGGAACTGGTATCGAAAGCCGGATCGAAAGTCGGCTTGAGCATAATGATAACTCTAGAACCGATCATGGAGTTCGATCTGGATGTAATGGTGAAGTGGATGGAAGCAATCGCGCCGGATTTCGTCAATATCGGTGCGGATTCCAAAGGACATCATCTACCTGAGCCATCTTGGTCGGAAATCCAGAAACTTATCGAAGAGCTATCGAGGTTTACCGAAGTTAGGAAGAAGCCGAATCTATCGAGACTTCGAAAAGCGAGTTAGTAGAAGGAGGATACAGTGACCATTGATTGGAGTGTCTTTGAAGAAGTTCCGAGCGATACAGTATATTGTCGCTGTGGTGCTGTCTATCGGAGTAACGTTAAGATGGTGAGGGACGGGGAATCACTGGTAATTTGGACACAAGTACCGTGTCCTGGCTGCGGAAGAGATCACGGCCATGTCAAGCGAGTATCGGGAGATCGAGAAACTATGGTTTTACGGGCATCGCAAAAGTGCTCTTTCTGTCCTGCGTCTGTTTTCCATATCGGAGAAAGGGAAATTGACGCCGGGTGGGGGAAAATTGAAGTCAAGACCGGGATAACGGAGCTTGTCCTCAATCACTGTCCGAAACATTCAAAGGAGTTTGCGGAGGCTATTGAGAAATGGGCGGGAAGACACGGAATAAGTTCGACCCGAAGACGCCGGACGGCATAATCTGGTATCCGGCAAAGAAAGATGATCCGATCTTTCGGAAGGAGTGTCATGTTTACGATCACAAAACCTTCGACGAAACAGGAGCTAGTTGAAGTTCTAAGAGTGGTCTGGCGTAGGCCGATTACTGTACCGCAACTCATCGAGACTTGCCGGTGCTCAGCCTGCTTTGCTAAATTAGGTGTGCAACGGTGGGCAGTAGCCTGGATACGAGACGAAAAGGTGGAACGGTCTCTACGTTTGTGCGAAGCCTGTGGATTGAAAGCAGAGGCCGCGATCGGAAAGATCATCGTGAAAGGGCAAGAGTGATGACGGAAGGAACTCGGAGCGTTCTAATTGGTTGCCATTCTTCGATACACAGCTACTACGTGTTCAAGGCATGGCGTAGATTATACGGAACATATCCGAAACCCTGGGAAATTATATGTATTCTTCTTCACGACATCGGGCATATTGGGCTTCAATACTTATCAGATCCAAAGGCAAAAGATAACCACTGGCGTTTAGGGGCCAGAATCGCAAGTCTCTTATTCGGAGATAAGGGTTATCAGCTTGTTGCAGGTCATACCGAGAAGAGTGGGGTCCCGCAATCACTTCTGAAGAGGGCAGATAAATACTCTTGGCTGATTGCTCCCGAGTGGTGGCTATGGGCTAACTTCTGGATTGAAGGTTTCACAGGAAATCCGATACACTGGAAAGAGCAAGTACGAAAAGATATAGAAAGAGGAGATTGGAGAGATAATCACGATGCGTACTTGGACATGATCCATAATGACGGGAGATAAATAATCGTGGAACAAATAGTCGTACAAGCAATACGTGGTAACTGTTCGACAGGCAAGGAATCGTCTGTAGAAGTAACCTTTGAATTAGAGGGCGCCGTCCTCAGCATCGTCAAAGGGGGAGTTACCGGATTCGAGTCTTTCTACGTCGATGACAGAAGTAAAGCCATTCTCAAGAAGATGGGACTCGAACATCTTCCGATCGCTCAAGGACATTGTTCCGATGTGATAGAGCATGGATGGATGGCTTGCGGAGGGACTAAGGGTCGATGGGACAGTCTTTTTGTTCCCGCAACTTCGATACAGGAGGTCGCTGAGCACTTCGGATTGTGGAGGTAAATGCGATGATCGAATATAGTTACCGATATGAATTACGCAATCTTTCTGGAAAAGTGGTGGAGACTGGTTCAGGGACTATACGGGCTCATGATCCAGATAATGCGGACCTTAGAATTCGTCTGAAGTTGGCGATTAAGGTTCCTCCGGGGATAAAGTTAGAAGTCCTGGAGATATTAGAGATTGACCGGTTGGTAATCCGCGGGTTCAAAAGAGATTACTGGTCGGGGGGGCATCGTCCCTACTGCGGGATGTTGCATGACGAAAAGACGGACCAGGAGATCAATTGGACGGGGCCAATCCAAAACTATTTAGAGAGCGTGCCGGGAGATGGTGCAATCGTTGAGATCACTGTCCGAGTCACCGGGGAACGTTCTCCGCTCGGCGATACCCGATGGATCTTTCTCGGAGCACACCACTACGGTCCAGAGCCGAGCAAGGTAGGGGGATAGAGGAGATGGCAAAAGAATCGCGAGAGTACGCAAAGTGTCCCCCCTGGTGTTGGGGATTTTCTCCGGAGGGAAAAGCGGAGATTTACCATTCGGGAGATTTGGTGGTGGTTCGTTATCCCGCTGCTTATTTAGAACCTCCCGAAGTTGAGTTTGTGGGACATTTAAGGGACTTAGAAGTGGTCTTCAGTTACATAAGAGACCAATTCCCTTCTGGATGGCAGATCCAGGACGGCCAAATTATTCCGGCTAAGTCGCATTTAGTTGAAGAAGGAGAAATATGAGCAGCACATTCGACATCATGCAAAGATCTCTAATCTGGTTAAAGACCAAGTTAGAAGATGATGGACAGGCACAAGATGTCTTAGATCTTTTATCGGAGATTATAGACGATCTACACGATCATTGTCATCACGGTCTACCGAGACTCAATAGTGTTGCTGGTAACAAGCCAAATCTGTTGACTACGGCATTACGATACGAGGATGATGAAGAACGCAAAGAGTGGCTTAAAAGGAAGTCCTGTTGAATTAGAAAAAGGAGGATGTCGTGCCCTGGAGCACTGAGGAGTTTCGCAGACGGGATGTTCGTTTGAAATGTTCTGAATGCAGGGGTTGGATGCGGAATAAGCCAACAGAAAAGACTCCTCTCAAACGGGCACAGCCACCGCGAGCGGGTCACTGTACAAGTTGTGCAATTGAAGCTGTGATCTCAAAGACAAGGGCAAAGCTGGAAGAAGCGGAATGGAAAATCTGAATATCATTGTCAAAACGATTTTCGGGAGTCATCTCTACGGCACAAATACTGAGCTTTCCGATATGGACTATAAGGGAGTCTTCATGCCGACCGGAGAGCAGGTATTGTTGGGCAGGATCCCGAAGAATGTTTCCTTTTCCACCGCCAGGACCGGCGAGGGACGGAAGAACCAGCCGTGGGATGTGGATACCGAGATATATTCTTTTCACTATTTCATCAAGCTGGCTTGCGAAGGACAGACCATTGCGCTCGATATGCTCTACACTCCAGACGATATGATCTTGGAATCCAGTCAAATATGGGAGGATATTGTAGCTAACCGCAATCGCTTTTTGACCAAGAACCTAAAGGCGTTTGTGGGCTATGCCCGCAAGCAGGCAGCCAAGTATGGGATCAAAGGGAGTAGGCTGGAGGCGGCGGAGCGGGCGAAGAAATTTCTTGAACTTCAAATTGAGATGGGATTCATCGAGAAGCGGCTGAAAGAAGTATGGGGTTTTCTCCCCGGAGGAGAACACATTTTTTTTGGGACTGACAAAATGGGATTGCCTACCTATGAAGTCTGTGGTCGCCAGATCCAAGAGACGGTATCGATCGGTTATGCTTATTCTATACTCGAAAAGTTCTGTGAGAACTACGGAGAACGAGCTAAAGCTGCAAAAGAAAGTAAGGGAATCGACTGGAAGGCAATCTCCCATGCCCTTCGTGCAGCCTTCGAGGTAGAGGAAATCCTGGAACACGGGACGATCACCTTTCCTCTGAGGTTAGCTGAATATCTAAAATCGGTTAAGTGGGGTGAACTGGACTACACGACCGAAGTTGCTCCGACATTGGAAGCCACGATGGATAAGTTGGAACGGCTATCGGAGTTGAGCGATCTTCCCAAAAATGTGGATCGAGAATTTTGGGACGATTTTGTAGTTCGGAAAACCTATCGGTCAGTTTGGAGAAAATTCTACAAACATGGAGATGAGAATAATGTCTGACAAAACTATCGAAGTAGTGATCCAAAAAGCTAATGTGATGAGGTCTGACTATGTGATGTTCACTCCGGAGTCTTGTAGGCTGATGGCAGAACGGCTGAATGAATTATTCCCCGGCCAGTGGCGGTACGATGAAGAGTCAGAATCTGTGATCTATCACGGTCCGGAGAGCAACCTGAAGAACTACCCTTTCGGAATTTCAACGAAAGAGCTTATCAGTCCAAGAGAAGAACCTCCGACGGAACCGGGTATATACTACTACGTTGACGGGCGTTGTAAGCCAGGAACATTCCTCATCTGTCAAGTAGCAGAGACCAAGGGGAGCGGATTATTTGGAGAAATTTGTAGCCCAAACTTTACCAGATTCTATTCATACGAGTCAGTATTGAAAATGAAAGGTAGGTGGTTCGGCCCGTTGCCGCGGCCACTCTTACGGCTATGAAATTCGTATGCTCACGCGGTCATAAATTTGATACAGACCGTCCGCTTAATTGCAATTTAAGAGCAGGGGATCGGTGTCCGATGACGATGGGTTATGACCGACTCAACGGCTCTACACTTTGCCGCAGAATTTTGAAGGTCCAACCGACACCGTCTCTGAGGAGGAAGATGTGACGATGGCAAAGAAACCACAGCCAAAAAAAAGGTAAGGAAGAATGAGTATTCATGACGATATTAGGAAGCATCTGCTGGATCAACTTGGTTTGTCTGATATTTTTGCCGAAGGTAGTGTTGATTTGGGCTTGTTGGAGCGTTCGGAGTGGTCGCCGGATTTTGAGCAGTTGATGCGCAACCGGCTTATCATAGGGGCATTGCGGTATGGAAAGATAGGAAGTGCTTCCAAGCCCCAGTATGATAGGATTTCCGAGATCATACAGCGCGCGAAGCAGTATAGGGAGACGGGCAACGATGAGTTGCTTGTGGACATAGCGAACATGGCGCTCCTTGAATATGTTGAGGGTGTGCATCCTCAGAAACATTTTTGTTCGATCTATGATAGGCGTGTGCATATTAAGCCAATCGTAAGATAATTGTGTTTCGTAATCGGCCAAGCCGTCCTTGACAGGAGAAAGGAGGAGGAATAGGATGACCGTGGAAGAAATTATCAAAAAATGTAACGCATCGATTGCTCTGCGCCAATCGGTCGGTATGCCAGAAGAAAATGCAGGGATTACTCTCGTTCTCCCCGGCAAGTGGGGAAAGAGGAATACACGCAGGCTATGCAAGGGTGGCCCTGTTGGAGAAATCGTTCGTGATAGTTTTGATGGTCGAGAGATAGTTGTCTTTTTCAATGCTATCGAAGTTAAGCAATTTTTGAGCCGGCCCGAACCCGACCAAGCCGCCTTGAAAGGAGGATATGACGATGGAAAGCAACGGATTGCCGAAAGCGAAACTCCTGAAAGAGGAAGAAGAACTACGCAAGGCAAAGAAAGAACTGGATCTGGTTGTCGGACTCGAACAACCCCATAGCGCCTTCTCACAGTGAAGTCACCCTTCCCAAATCAGAAAGGAGAAGCGATGTCCGTAGAACTGGAACCGAAGAAAGAGGTAGCTGAAGAAAGTATAGGGAAAGAGTTGATGAAGCATGCTGCAATCTTTCAGCGACTGGTAGATCTGGACCACGCTATCTTCGACCTGGAGTGCTTCAGAGATGAAGTGGCAGGCAAAGAGGCCAGAAAGCCTGAAGAACCGATCGACCCCTCAACCCCGCCTCTTGCGAATTTCATGGAAGAAACTGCGGGTTGTGTTGCGCGAATGATCGAACGGGTGGCGGTCGTCGAAAAAGAGTTGCGGGGAATGCTGTTTTAGATCAGCGCAACTTGACTGAAAACTCAGGGGCGGTTTGCTCGCAACAGCCCTAACCTGAACTGGTGTAAGGGGACCGGCTCGGTGCGATAGTAGGACCCGGGTACAGGAACCAGACTGATGATCCGGTGATGAGCCTACCGAACCGTCCCTGAGTGAGGGAACGGAAATCATGAAGTTGAAATGTAACGACGGCATCGTTAGAGAATTCAGTATCGCCTATACTGATGGAGATCCTCTGCCAGATGGCAGTAGAATGAACAGTTGGGCGGAGGCTCGTTGTTGGGAATGCGGGCGCGAGTTCGGATTTCAAGATACCAAAATACTGAAGCCGCGATTTAAGAGGCACATTTGCGATCCAGAAAGGAAGGCCGAATGGGATGACTGAGAAAGAGCAATTAGCAACTCTAAGTCGTAATCAAAAACGATTTCTATCGCGCCGTCAGTGTGCTCTTTGCGAATGGCCTTTGGACAGACCGGAATGTCGTGCATTATTCTATCATTGCGACGAAGAAACGCGGGTAGACAGGCGCAAGCGTTGTCTTGAAACTTACAAACCTCGTCGAAGAAAGAACCCATGAAATGTTCAGAGTGTGTCTGGTACGAAGAGTTTAAGAACAGGCGGGAAGATGAGCCGCCAAGTGGATGTAAGAGGCCTGGTTGGGAGGGGTATACAGATGGAAAGGAAGAATCTTGCAGTCTCTCCAGTCCAAAAGAGAAGGGGAAGGGCGATGGCTGGTATACAGATTAAATTCTGCAAGGATTATACAGTTGCGAAGGGGAAAGTTGCTTACGTGGAGAAAGACGATTCAGATAAATGGGGCTTGGGAGTCGAATGTCAACTCCCACCGGGTAGCTTAATCCTTCGATGTTCGATATGTGTGGAACCAGCGGTTACGATAGATTACTTGTGGCCTCACATGTCTGAACATAACAGATGCGATAAACATAAGCTATGAACGACAGCCAGGAGAACGAGATGGATCAAGAAAAGTATGATCAGCTACTCAAAAGGTACGCGAACAAGATAGCGAATATCCTGAATTTTTTCATGAAGAAGACGAGACCGGAAGATTACGATGGACCGGAACCTCTCATAGCGACACGGAAGACAGGGGAAGTTATCATAGAAGATTGGACAATCGAAGCTCTGGAGGGTAAATCATGAGTATAGGAGATGAGTTCAGGGAATTGGTATTCAATCACACAGGAACCAAAGCAGAGTATCTGCTCGGAAATCCTATTATACTGGGGCAATGTCCTCGTGAGAAAACGGACATGACTCCCTGTGTGGCTCGTGATGGTGATTGTGCTATGACCACCGATGAGTGCTGTGTTGGATGTGGTATGTCGGTTACGGTCCTGATACAGGAAGAGAACGAACGATTCGGGGAGCAAGGTTCGCCCGAGATAGAACAGCAAGACTCATCCAAAATGGGTGAGGCTGAGAAGCGTGGTAAGCTTTTTGCCGATGCCATCGCAGCAATGACCGACCTCTTTTATCAGGTCGATACAAGAGATCGGTTTATGGTTGGCCTTTTAGAGCGACTCAAGCTCTTAAAGATCGAGATGGATAAGGATAGACAGGATCGAAGAAAGAAGGAGGACCTATGACTTGGGTCGATGAGATTAAACTGCGCGTCGAGGCGTTGGGAATGCCGATTCCAGATGGTGCTGTCTGTTCTCATTTCGGTGTATGCTTCAATATGGGCGGCAAACAGATATGTCTCTCAGACAGAGGCGGGGATTTGTTGGTTACAGTGTATGCCTCCGGCCGTCAATTCGCCAGCAGAACATTTAGACGATGGAGACGTGATATTCGAGCAATTGCCCCAGTTTTAATGTATTGGAATGGTAAGCACGGTAACAATGGAATCAGTATGGTCTTAGATCTGTCGCCCCCTCGCCCATTTCTTCGAGCGTTGGAAAGCTATAACAAAAGATTACATGTTACGAGAGAAGCTTTTCAGCGATTTCACACTGCGTTTAAGGAAAACCTCGCTAAAGTTAGAGAGAATATACAAATTGAGCGCATCATCTACCGAGATTTTGGATTACAATAGATTCAATTGTCGTTGCAAGTGGAGAAGGCTGATGGAAATAGAAATTGGATGGAAACCCAAAGAGGCGCAAAAGGGATGGTGGCGATACAGATCATTGGAACGGATTAAGGCATCTACCGTTCATTTCTGGTGCCTATGTCTGTGGTTCTTCTATGTTAAGATTGACTTCGAAATGACCGATAACAAACGAGAGGATGATGTTGATCGGGGAAATTCTTGTCAGACAGATGAATTTCCAAAAACGTCATAAGTCCTTGTCCCACTTGGACATCTTTTTTGTTGCATTTTACAAAGGAATGTGTTATATTGGGGTTTATGGATACTAAAGCATATTCTTGATTTTATGGACAAAGACTATGGTATTTCAAAGGGTTAAGTAACGGAGGGCGAAGTGAGCAGGATTTCTTTTCGGACTTTAACAGTCGATCGGACTTCACCGAACTCGGCAGAACCTCGCCGATTTTATCCGCGCGTTCGTCTGCAGGGACGCTGGTTAGAAGACGCCGGATTTGAAATCGGTGATACCGTCAAGGTGACGGCGAAGGATGAGAGGGTCATTGTCGAGAAAGTCGCACTTGGAGGAGCAGGCTGATCGCTTTTCCTTTTGACTCTAACCTGAAAGGAGTCTGTCATGAATTCTATCGAACCGATGAAGGGGTTGGATTTGAGCCGGTTGGTTGAGCAATTGGAGCGGAGAAAAGAGACTTCGAGGGATGTCGTGGTCGATAGCGAGGACATCTGGGTCTCTCCGGCCGATACGGATATTCAATTCGTCATACAAACAAACGGCAACAAGGAGGATTTCCTACTGAACCAGTGGGCGCACCGCCAACTCGCTGAGAAGACCGGGATCCCGTTCAAGTACTACCAGAGGGTTCAAGAAGCTGGCAAGGCGCAACTGCTCGCCGACAATGTGAACGCTTGGCTGAGGGAAAAGGAGCGGAGGTTGATCCGAATTCAGGACAACAAAGTTCGGGCGATCCTGAGCGCCCGGTACCGTCCGCTTGACAATTTCGACTTTCTCTGTTGCGCTTTAGAGGAGTTCGAGCAATATGGAGAGGAAGTCACTATCGTCCGGTGTGATCTGACAGATCAGCATCTTTATCTCAAGGCTGTTCTTCCTCACTCCGAGCAGGAGATCCGTGAAGATGATCGCGTGGTTCCGGGTGTGATCCTTTCAAACAGCGAAGTCGGCGCGGGGAGTTTCAAGATCGAACCTTATGTGATTCGACTGGTATGCACGAACGGTATGATCGGCGAGACGATCGTTCGGCAGGTTCACCTCGGCGAGCGGAAAGGCATCGGCGATTTCTGGTCAGACGAGACACTTCAGAAGAAAGACGACGTTTTCTGGAGCGAAATCAAGGACGTGATTCGAGCGACGCTGCGTTTGGAGACCTTTGAGAAGTGGTTCGCATCCTTTCGTCAAGCCTCATTCCAAAGGATCGAGTCGCCGGCGACGGCGCTTGAGGTTGTTGGTGTGAAGTTGAAGATGTCCCAGAGCAAACGGACATCGCTCGTTGATCATTTTATCGCACAGGGCGAGGCGACTCAGTGGGGGCTTGGAAATGCGATCTCTCGTTTGGCACAGGACGAAGACGAGCCAGAAGGTCAGATCGAATTCGAACGGACCGCCAATGAGATTTCCGTGATGCCCGGGCCCGAATTCCAGCGGTACATTTTCCCTGCCAGCGGCGTTCAACAGATCCCGATTCCGGTTTCGTAAGAGAGGGAGCGCGACCGTAATGTCGATTCACTCTATGCAAAATCAGCCAGGAAGTCCGACTCAGCTTTCTCTTTTCCAGAAGGCCCACAAAGGGACCCTGATGGAGTTGCGGTACGATGAGTTTGCGAGAGGGCTTCCAGTCCCCCTATCTTGGTTTCATACGAAGCCGCTTGCTCACCAATTGGCTACGTTCAAATTTGGTTTGAAACGAGACTGCGCAGCTTTACTCTTGCCGATCGGCAGCGGCAAAACTAAAGCAGCAATCGACATTCTTCGGTATCGGATCGAGCAGGGCCAAGTTAAGAGGGCTTTGATTGTTTGTCCGCTGTCTGTTCTAAGTACCTGGGAATTCGAGTTGGAGAAGCACAGCGATCTAAAATTCGAAATCATGGAGGGGAATCGACTTGAGAAAATCGGTTCCCTTCTTGCGGTTAAAGAACCGCCTGAGATATTGGTCTGTCACTACGAAAGTGTGAGAATTTATGAAAAAGGATTTCGGGCAAAAGGGTTTGATATGGTCATCGCAGACGAATGTCTGAGCGGAGATACATTGGTTCAGACTTCGGATGGTAGTAAACGGATCTCTAATCTGAAACCAGGCAATCTTGTTCGGAGTTTTAATTTTCAAACTGAACAAGTTGAATTGAAAACAGTAAAAAAAGTTTTTCGAAAGCCCAGATTTCATGCTTTCGTGAAACTACACTTCGGAAATAAATCAAAATCATATTCGGTGATCTGTACTGCTTCGCATAAATTCTTTTCTTCCAGAGGGATTCGAAGTGCAAAGAAGCTTCAAATCGGAGATTCGATTTACAAAGCAATGCCGGATTTTTCCGATTTTCAGAGAAAGGTTCTGATTGGCTGTATGTTAGGAGATGCTTCAATTCACAAAACTCTAGGTCAAATTTGGTTTGTTCATTCTGAAAAACAAAAAGAATATTTCGATCTCAAAAGGAAATTGTTTCAGGTCTTCGCAAATCAGACAACTACTGCTCAAAATGATTGGGGACGTTCTAATTACTTTTTTCTAAGTCCAACCGAGACTTCGAAAAGCTGGAGAAAATTATTTTACCCAAACGGAAAAAAAATAGTTCCAATTGAACTTCTCAATGAAGCCGATGAAGTTTCGCTAGCGTTCTGGTATCTCGATGATGGATCTAGAGTCAAAGTCAAAAAAACTCAGCTATTGATGAATGGAATAGTTAAAATCTATTCTTGGTACCGCGTCCAACTTCATACTCAAGGTTTTTCTCCACAGGAGGTTCGAAAACTTCAGATTTGGCTTCGAGATAGATTTGGGATTCAAACAATTTCATCGAAAGTTCGGAAAGATCAACTTTGTATTTCGATTCGTGCTGATTCACAGACTCGATTTTTCAATTTAATCCGGCCTTACATTCCGCGATGTATGGACTACAAAACTCCTTATGAGGGAAAGTTTTCTATAACTGAAAGTATGACAGTTCCATCAATCGAGCAAATCAAATTGAACCGCAAAGACGAGAATTTCCGGCCCCTCAAAAATCCAAAAAAGCGATTGGGTCGGGTTTATGATCTCGAAGTCAAAGATAACCATAATTATATTCTTGCAAATGGAATCATCGTTTCCAATTCGACCAAGATCAAAAATCCGGGGATAAAACTCACATGGGCTTTCTATCGGGCATTTGCTCGGACTTCCTATAAACTGATCCTGACCGGGCTTCCGACTCCAAATAATATCCTTGACATATTTTCGCAATATAAATTCCTTGATGCTTCTGTGTTCGGAACCAGATATGCAGATTACAAAGCAATGTATGCAACGCTCGGTGGATATGATGGAAAAGCCTTCATCGGACCGAGAAATATCGAACACTTCCGAAAGAGACTTTATTCGGCCGGGATCACCTTTCCGCGAAAGGATCTGTTTGATCTGCCTCCAAAAACCTATCAAACTCGAACCGTTAAGCTTTCCGCAGACGAAAGCGCGGCGTATTATTCGATGAAGGAAAATTTCTTGATGCAATTATCCACGACCGAAAGAATCGTTGCGACCAATGTCTTGACGCAACTTCTTCGATTGCATCAGATCAACAGCGGCTTTATCACGAATGGCGATGGTGTGACTACTGAGATCGGCACATCGAAGTTCAAAACATTCACCGATTACATGGAGCGAGAAGTACTGGGTACTGAGACAAAGATTTTGGTATTTGTTCAATTTCTTCATACGTTACGGAAAGTACAAGAATGGGCTACAAAAAAGAAACTAAATCCGTCCGTTGTTTACGGTGCCGTCCGAAAGAAACGTGCTGCGGAGATCAGGAGATTTCAAGATGATCCGACTTCACAGCTTTTTCTCGGACAGATTTCGACTGTAAATCTTGGACTTGATTTAACGGCGGCGAGTGTCGCAATTTTCCTGGAATCCAACTTCTCCTGGGGAGATCGGAATCAATGCGAAGGAAGGATAGATCGCCTCGGCCAAACGAAGAAGACCACAATTATCGATTTCGTCGTTCCGGATTCGATTGATACTTACGTCTTATCAATTCTGAAAACTAAGAAGAAATTTTCGGACGTTATTCTGCGTCCTCAACGCCTTCTCACCGATGGCCAAAAAGGATTATTTTAGAAGGGAGATCATTTTGAAAAGAATCTGCGAATTCGAGGTTCCGATGCGGGCGGTCTCTTGGAAGTTGAAACCGTTCGGCAGGAAAATGATTTTAACCGCAGAATGTAAGAATTTCACTGAACGTCTTTTGGTAAAAATCTCCGAGATTGTTTCGAGTCCTTTCGAAACCGTCCCGAGAAATCAAGAAGTCGAACTACTCCTAAATATCTTCGAAGCCTACGATGAGAATTTCATGAACCCGGATGGAAATCCAATCCCGGATTTAGATCACGTGGCGACGCTGATCCAGAATGCTCTTGAAGGGCTTTTTTACAAAAGCGATCAACAAATTTCTTCCTTGTTAGTTCATCGTTGGAGAGTTGAAAAACCGGAGAATGAAAAAATTAAAGTTTGTGTTTATCAAATCTAATTGAGAGGGAAAGCCGATGGCTCAAGACAAAGGAATTTGGACGAAGGTAAGCTTGAAGGAGAGATCTGCGTTGCAACTTCTTTGCGTAAAGCGGACCCTAAGCACTGGTCAGAAGGTCACGGTCCGAAGTTTGCTTCATGGTCTCATCAGGCTGGAACTATTGACAGCTATCCATAACGGGGAACTCGATCTCGAAGAATTGGAGATGGATATTGAAGACTTCGAATAAGAAAGAGGAGACTCCGGACGGGACTCCAAAAGTGGAAGGAAAGAAGTTTTCGAAGGCAGTCACCACAAAGAAGCGAAGCTATTGGGATCAAGGCTTGGAGTTTGATGGTTCGACACTGGAGATAAAAGCTCAGAAGGCATTGTTGAAAGATTGGTTGCTTTCCGATCGGTCTTTCGAAGAAGTCTGTCAAATGCATGGACTGAATGAAGAGGAGGCTCGAAGCCTGAAGGAGAAATTGCCGCAGAACCTAATCGCTTTGAAAGAGATGCAAGTTTCCGAGAGTTTCTCGTTATCCGGACGAAGCACAGACGATGATCTGAATCGCCAGGCAATCCTGATTTTGGTTTCGGATGGCTTGCGGCTTTCCCGGCAGGTGCGGGTTATGGCTGATTTGGAGTTTATGAGTGGGATGCTGACGCCGGCCAATCTGGGACGAATGGTAGGATCCTGGGACAAGATTCTTCACCGAATCGGAACCTTCCTTACTACACCGGAACTCGATGAAGAGGAGGGTTTCCGGGCACTAATGCAATTGACAAGAGAAGAACTGGGCGACCTGAAGGATAAGATTGCAGAATATCGTCGCTATAAACTTGAAATTCCCGAAGCGGAGGTTATATTAAAAGATGGCGATGAAACCAAGTAATCAGCCGCACGGGACCTTCGTCTTGAGAAATAAAAGAAAGAAAGGCGAGCCACAGCGGGGACTTTTCGGTTTGGGCTTGCCGCAAGAGGAGGTGGCTCGTTTCATTGCTCTCTACCGTAAATTCAAAGAGAGTTTGAAGTGGGTCATTGAACATCCTGATAAGCTCGACGACGCTACAAGGGAAAGGTTCTTTTCAAAAGTCATTGAGCCGATGGACAGTTTTTGGGAAAAGATGTCAATCGATACCAGGCAAACCTTAATTCGGAGAAAGGCGGTTTAAGGAAGACGAAACGAGAAGACAGAAAAATTCAAGATATGGAGAAAAGTTATGCTACTCCGAAAGCTTGTTGTTGGAGCTTTTTTCTTTTCTGGGATATTTCTTCTGAACGTTGAAGCGCCGATTGAAACCGTTCAGCCGATGATGGTTCTCGAAATTCCAAGTTTGAGAGATTGTCGTGATCGAGAGTTAAAAGCATTGAGAACCCACATTCTGAGCTATGGAAGTTACGGCATTGACGAAAGAAAAGCCGGACTTCTTTCCGATCTGATTCTGAAGTATTCTAAGGAGTATCTTCCGAACTTCGATACCGCGTTGATCTGCGGACATTTCTTTGCCGAAAGCTCATTTCGAGTAAATAGAATCAACCCACGGGACCCGAGCTACGGGTTGGGACAAATTATGCT